GACTTCTGGGACTTCTGGGACTTCAGGGACTTCAGGGACTTCAGGGACTTCAGGGACTTCAGGGACTTCAGGGACTTCAGGGACTTCAGGGACTTCAGGGACTTCAGGGACTTCAGGGACTTCAGGGACTTCAGGGACTTCGCTTAATACCTCATTTTCTTGAGAAATTTGAAATTCTTTTAATTCTGTTTCCAAATCTTTAACTACCACCATTCTTCTTCGCGACATTTAAAATTCTTGTATTAGTATGTTATTATAAGATTATAAAAAAATTTATAATTTCATACACACAGAAATTTTTTATGTATATCAATTGTAAAGAATGCCGAATAAATACCAGATACCTGAAAAAATGAAGGAATATCATTCTGTATGTATAAATTTCAAAAAATTAAAAGTTATTCGAGGCAATACAACTGCTACTTTTTGTAAAAAAGTATTGACTATACTACCTGAATTAACTAAAAAATTTGAAATGTATAAAAAACTCAATCTTGGGAAAACTTCTTATAATCCAGAATTTTTTCTTAAGAACGAAATAGATGACTACTTCCAGAAAAATTTCAAAAAATGCGCGATGTATCTAGCTTGGAAGAAAAAGATTAAGAAAACTTTTTGATTAAATCATTTGCTGGAAGATTTTGAACGTCTTGTAAGAATCTAGAATTTGTCGGTTTTTCTCTTGTTCTAATCACTGACTGTCCGCTCAAACCTTGTTCTACCGTTCCTTCAGAAATCCTCGAAATTCTCAAGCCTCCGAACTTTGTTTGGTTGTCATCGTTTTTCATTTTTTGAACTATTTTACTGCCTTCAGGAGTTTTAATAGCTCCTACAGGTGTCTTGAATGTATAATCCTTTAAATCAGAGTAATTTTCCCTATCAGCACTGCTGCTTAAATTCATTGGTCTATTACGGTCTGTAGTAGAAGTTCCGGCAGAACTTATGTAGCTCTCTATTTCCACTCTACAGGTTTCTCGCATACCATTCGTAGTATTATTAACAGGTTTTTTTAGTCCCGATACAGCGTTTGGAATTCCGAATGTTTTATCGGTATTTCTAGTATCCTCTTTCAAGACTGAAGAGACTCCTTCGCCGTAATGCTTAGAAACTCTGTTTTTTTGCTTCAGTTTGTCTGCAGAGAAAACTTGCGAAAGCTGTTGAGGGTTTTCTGAAAACTCGTCCTTTCCTACCTCTCTGAAATTTTGATTAGTGATAGAACGAAGCGTAGCACCATCTACTATATATCTTGCTTCTGAATTTTTAAAGTATGTATCAGGCCTGTTCTTGACAACTTCTCCTACAAGACCTCTTTCTGAGCCCAATTGCCCTGTTTTAAAGACAGCTTTGTAAGACTGTTTAGGGTCGATTCGTAATTGGTCGAGTGTCTTGAATACTGGTCTGAGGTCAGCTTCGTTGATATGTCTGACTCTTTGTTCTTCTATAGGTTTTTCTCCGTTTTTATACAAGGACCCTACGTACCTGCTAGCATCTTCTACAATTGTATTTAACCCGTTGATATCCTGTGATATAGGTTTGAAAAATGATTCGGATTCTTCTTTGGTTTTGTAAGTTCGTTGATTACCAGTATAAAGACCAATTATATCAGCATCTTCTGTTTTTCTCGTACCAGTAGAAGAACCTCTGAAAAAAGGCTGCATATTGCTATGCTTTGATATATCTACCTTTCCACCTGCTAATTCGCTGAAGTTTTCTTTTTTCTCAGCAGAAGGGAAATCATTTAGTTTTTTCCTTTGTCTTAGAGAATTTTCATTAGCATTACAGTCGATGATTTGACAGGAATTATTGAAAAAATTTGGAACTATTTTTGTTTCCTTGGTATTTTTACTCTTGGCATACCTGGAGTCTGCTATATCCTGAACGTATTTAGTGTTCTTGCGCAAGTCATCGCTTTGATAAATATTGTCCCCAACAGTTTTGCTTTTAGTTTTCCTCAATTCTCTGCTTTTTCTTACTTCTTTTTCTGCAAGAGTGTAAGCTACGTAGCCTATAACTCCTATGATAGGCAAGGTCAAATCCATAATACTTTACTGAAATAAAAAAAAAATAATTTTGAATCTTCTTAAGTTTCTTCTAACAGAAAATTGTAATAAGCAGAAATTTTGTGGGCATTTAATGTGTAAGAATGGAATATCCCTGATTTTCCTAAGAGTATCCGGTCTTTGAGATGTCTGTACCTTGGAGGAAAAGGAAGTAAAGACACCGGGTCTTGGTCATTAACAATCCTGGTAGAGCCGCTTATTGTATCACAAAAAGTTTGGTCACCTACTCTTGGACTTCCAAAGGTGTAGAGCGATGCTGTATCCTTCCCAAATTTATTTTGACAGTAGCTGGTCATTAAGCTAGCTAAAGCTCCTCCTAATGAGTGCCCTGTAAAGATTACCTTGGTAGAAATTGGGTAGTTTTCAATAATCTTTGATATTTTATTAAGAGTCTTGTTTTTCATCAACAAATCGTAGAATCCTTGATGTACTCTCCCTTTGATTTCTTGTGAATTTATCAAAACAGTATTAATATTATAAAAAAAATCTTTGATTGAACTGCTCCCTTTAAAAGCGATGATTACAGCGTCTTTCAAAGCATAAGTACAAAAAGATACGTACTGGCATTCCGAGGAGTACATCTTAAAGTTTAATAGATTTTGCCCCCATTTATTTAAAGTCTCATAAAAAGTCGACGAGTCAGCATAAGACAAACTACTCATCAGGACACAAAGCAGTTTTTTGTTTTTTTCTGAAGATACTCCCTTCTTGAAAAAAGCCTTGATAATTTCAGCATCTTCTGCTAAAATCGTGGCTGAAACATCCAAGATTTCAACGTGATCTTTGAAAATTTTATCTACTACATAGTCATTGAGACTCATTGAATATATAGTACCTTACAATATTATTTTTTACTTTTTAGATTTTCTTGAGAAGAACGAAGAAACTTTTTGAAATGCTGACTGTTTAGGTTCTAAATTGACAGTTTTAGCGCCGTTGAATACTTCAAAGATATCATAAATCTTTTTCACTCCTCTTACTTCCATAGAGATATACTGTTCAAAACGTTTGAATTTCATCTCTTCTCCTTTACTATTAACGTTCACTATAATATCTGAATTTCTTTTTATAGCTTCCTTAAACATATTTTGTTTCACCTGACCCGCCTGACCTACTTGGTTCACCTGACGTGTTTCACGTTCTTGAAACGATTTAGAAAAGTAAGACATCGCATTGAACTCTTTAAAACTCTTTTTCTTTTCAAAAATTCCATCGTGTTCCCCTGTTATCTCCCAGGTGTTATACTTAAAAGTTTTAGTTTTATCAGGTCTTGAAATTTTGTTTAAGTTATTACTTGTATTAGCAGTAGGTTTTTTAAAAATCTTAGAATAAGTGCTGTCGTCTTCTTGGGAGCCCCTACGGGAGTCATAGAAGCTTATTATGCTTGTAATATCAGCGTGTTCTTTCATTGATATTTTACTTATCATTTTTTTAAGTTCTAAATTTCTTTGACAATTTAAAAAAATGTAATGTAGTGTTAGTAGTAAGTGGTGCTAGTATGTTAATCAAAAAATGTGAAAGAAAAAGAAAAATCGATGAAGTGTTCTGGGGTGGCAATGTCATTGAAATTCCAACCCCGAAAAAGAAACTCAAAATTTCAAACTAACTTAAAAAATTATTATCTCTTTCCTATAATAAAGCGGATGAGTTTCGTTTTCGATAAAAGTAAAGAAATAATATTACAAGAAAATCCTAACAGATTCGTTCTGTTTCCTGTAGCTTACCCTGACATCTACAAGCTCTACAAAGAGAGTTTGTCTTGCTTCTGGACTGTAGAAGAGTGCGACTTAACCAAGGATATTTTTGACTGGGAAAATAAATTAAATGATAATGAAAGATTCTTCTTAAAAAATATCTTAGCTTTTTTCGCAAGTAGTGATGGCATAGTTAATGAGAATCTAGCAATAAATTTCTACAACGAGGTTCAAATCCCGGAAGTCAGGAATTTATATGCGACACAGTTGATGATAGAAGCGATTCACGGAGAAATGTACTCTCTTCTAATCGACACTTACGTCTCAAATGAAGCAGAAAAACTCTCTCTCTTTAGGTCAGTTCAGACAAACGAAATCGTAAAAAAGAAAGCAGAGTGGGCTTTGAAATGGGTCAATAGCGACAGTTCTTTTGCTGAAAGACTCTTAGCATTTGGTGTCATAGAAGGAATCTTCTTCTCTGGGAGTTTCTGTGCTATTTTCTGGCTTAAAACCAGAGGGTTGATGCCAGGGTTGAGTCTTTCTAACCAGTTCATCAGCAGAGACGAAGCCCTTCATTGCCAGACGTGTGTATTACTTTATTCTAAACTTACTCAACGTTTGCCTGAAAAAATGGTTCACGCGTTATTTAAAGAGGCTTACTTGATAGAAAAAGAATTTATTACAGAGTCTATCCCAGTTAATTTGATAGGAATGAACGCTTCTTTGATGATAACTTACATAGAATATGTAGTAGATTACTGGCTTACTCGTCTCGGCTATTCCAAATTATTCAATTCTAAAAATCCCTTCCCATTTATGGACTACTTGTCTTTGGAAAGCAAATCAAATTTCTTCGAAGCACGTGTGTCTAATTACAGCAAGGCTGGAGCAGACACTACTCAAGATAAAATGATTTTTTCTATGGACGAAGACTTTTGAAAAGTTGCTTGGCAGTTGCTTCGCTCCCTGTGATGTTATTCTACTTAAAAAATTGAATAGAATAATAATTAATTAACACGATATGAAATTTTTGATTGTACCTCAATGCGAAGCTGCTAAAGAACTTTACTTGAATCATTCTACTTACCACGAGGGAGATTCCGGACTAGACCTCTTCATCGTCGAAGACGGTGTTATTCCTGCTCGTTCTAATTGCCTCGTAGATTTAGGAATTTCTTGTCAGCTTAAAAGCGAAAGCGGTGGTAATGCCAGGTATTTTAGCTACAACGTCTACGCTCGTTCCAGTATATCAAAGACCCCGTTGATTCTGGCGAATGGTGTAGGGCTTGCAGATGCAGGATATTTAGGAAATTTGAAAGCAGCATTTTACAATACAAGCGACTCTGACTACGTTATTAAAAAAGGAGAAAGATACGTTCAGTTAGCTAGGGCAGACCTTGGAGAAATCAGTTTTGAATTGGTTGATTCTTTCGGAGATAGGACAAGTTCCAGAGGAACAAACGGGCTCGGCTCAACTTCAAAGTGATTTCATAAAATTATTTGATATTTTTTACTAAATTGCCTCCTATAGCCATCATAGCTCCTGACTTTATATTCCTATTAAACGACGGGTCAAAGTATTCTATGATAGCTGTTATCATTCCTATCACCAGACTGCCGTGAATTACGCTCTTAAGGTCCAAGGCTCCTTTGGTAGTTAAATACTTGTATATCACTAGCGCTACAAACGCCTGGAGAACTTCGCCTATGTAATACCATACAAAATCTCCAGCATTTTCAAGAGTTATATCTGAAACGTCCATTTGTTTATACAGTACGTACTACAAAAAATTTTATCGGGATTGAAACCGGTATTTTTCTTATTTAGAAACATTAACCAAAGGAACTTAAAAATAATTCTAGTTGTAGATTCAAATGGCTGCTAACACTGCTTCTGCTAATTTGAAAATCGTCAAAAAACTCTTGTCTACTCCTGAGAAATTCAGAGCTACAGACTTCAAAGACAAGGCAAACTTTTCTCAAGGATATACAAAGTATGGGTCTTTTGACAATTGGGGAGCTGCTATGAAAGTTCTTAACAACTTACCTCAGAACGAAAATATTTTCAATGAACTTATCCTCAGTCCTGCTAAAGTCAAGCCTTATCTTGACGTGGAATGGTTCAAGGACGAATTTCCAGATTTGGATAATTTCAAAGTTAAAGAAGACCTTAAGAAACTGCTTATCGAAGTTTTCTTAGAAGACTTCAAATACGAGCTGTCTACGAGGGACATCTACTTCTCTAGCTGTCATCGTCCTAAAAACGACAGGTATAAGTATTCTTATCACGTGATAATTTCTACTCATCCTACAGTAGTATTCTTCAATTCTAATGAAGCTGCTTACCTGGCTAATAAACTGCGAGAAGTTTGTTCTAAATTATTCAGTCCAGAAATAATCGACAGGTCAGTCTACAGTAAAACGCAAAATATGAGGCTCATAAACCACTGCAAAGTCGACGAATTCGTGCCTTTTGAGCCGGAAAATGGAGTGAATATTATGGAATACATCATCACAAACGTCGAAGTGAATCATATAATATTGAAGTCTTGCGAGCAAAAAGACAATCTCTTTAAAAATATTAAAAATATCAAGAAAAATTCTGACATCATTACACCCGAAAGCCTTGAAGAAATCAAAATAAAAGTCAAGGCTCTTCATCCTTCGTGTGATACAGGACAAGAAGATGGTGCTGGTTTCGTTCAGTTCAATTACAGCGACAGGTCAGAACCTTGTTTTTGCCACGAAGACTCTGTTGTTCTTCACGACCAAATCGGGTTCTTTGTGTATATTTACAATAATCTGATTCTAGCAGGGTGCCACTCAGGAAACTGTGTGGATTCTAACAATAAAAAAATTATAAAAATTATTGGGAACATAGCGCCTGCAAAAAATCTAACATTTGAAAAAGTCCATTTTGATAATACTTTCGAAATAGACCCTACAATTATCAGCGAATGTGTTAGCAATAGTGCTATGGGGATTTCTAATTTATTCCAAAGAATGTATCTATCTCCAAAACGAATTAAGTGGATAAACGATGTGAAAAATGGAATAAGTTATTTCTGGGACGGATTAAAGTGGCAAGAAGATGACTATTCTTTTATAGAAAGACTCCTGGTCACTACAGTAGTAAGAGTTCTTAGGAAATATGTCGATGATTGTAGAAATCAAGACTTAGAGGCTACTTACAACGAGGAAAATATAGAACTTGCTAAGAAAATCGTATGTAAGTTAAATGACGGTATGATGATTCAAAATATAGTCAGGTTTATCAAGCCTTTGATTAGAGATACAGAATTTTCAAAAATCAAGGATATACATCCTCATTTCTTATCTGTAAAAAACGGAATGATAGACCTTTTCTCAGGAGAACTGCGCCACGCCGTGCCAGAAGACAATATCACCAGAACTATCGATACTGCTTACGACCCCCAGGCAGATTCTTCGGATTTTGATAATTTTGTTAGAGAAATCACATCTGATGAAAACGGAGCAAACATCGAAATGTATGAATATTTGCGATGGTGTATAGGCTATGCTTGTCAAGGTAATCCTAAGAAAAAAATGTTTATGATACTGTACGGTCCTCACGGATTCAACGGAAAGTCTCTACTTTTGAATACTATCAGTGATATACTTATGCATTATGCTGTAGCGATGGACTCCAGTGTAGTATTAGAAGGTCCTAAAAAATCTGCTGGAGCTCACTCTACAGAACTTTGCCAACTTGAAAATTGTCGTTTCGGTATACTCAGTGATACCAAAGAAAATTGTGCTTTAGACGACGGTCAGTTGAAGATGCTAACTGGTATCACTGACAAGCTCAGTGTTAGAGAAATTTTTGGAAAACAAAAAGAGTTTTCTCCTGTGTTTGTTCCATTCATAAGCACTAATCACCCTATATCTATAAATCTTTCTGATAAAGCGATGTATGAACGTCTTGTTCTTTTCCCTTTTGTATTGTCATTCGTGGATGAACCTAAAAAATCTTACGAAAGAAAAGGAGACAACTCCTTAGCAGAGAAGTTCAGGAAAAACAAAAAAGGTGTATTGAAGTGGCTTGTAGAAGCTAGTATGTATTACAATGGAGACCAGAATAAGATGGTCCCAGAATGTATAAAAGCTGCTAAAAACGTGTATAACAAAGAAGTGAATGCTTATATGGATTTCATAGACAACTACTTCGTTATAGACCCTACTTGTGTTATCAAAAAGGCTGATATGATGGAAATCTATAAAAATTATGCTAGAGAAAACTCTATCAAGTTTGTTTCTAAAGTAGCAGAAAGAGAGCTAGACAGGCTTGTAAGTTCTAAAAAAGTAAATTCTAGAAAAGTTTACTATGGTATCAAATACAAGGACGACCTCGACGAAGTCCTGGATGACCTGGCGTAGATTACTTCACAACCCTGACAACGTAAACTCCGTCGTGGGTATTACCAGTTTTTCTTACACTTATACCCGAATTCGCGTTCCAATCAACTATCACTCCGATACCCCCGCTCCCAGGAGAAGATACAGAAAACTTAGCACTTCCTGTATTCCTAAGATTTTTAGAAAGAAAGTAAATAGTCTTTGGGGAATCTTGGAGAACACTCGAAACACTTACTATCATATTTTTTTTCTCATAAATTCTATATGATTTTAAATTTACACTGGCTGTACCAGTTAATTGAACGTTTTCTTCAACGTAAGAATATTCTAGATTATTTGTGATTATCATCGGAGAAGGAGAGCCAGAAATCGTTGCTTTACGAATTTGGAGTGGCGCAGACGATTGCCAACGAAGTTCGATATTTAAAGTAAATGGTACAGAAGGAGAAGTACCTATTTTAGTAATAGCTGCAGCATTACTTGATGCTATACTCTTGCTTACTAGAAAAGAACAAGCTTCTTCATTGTTTTCGCTGTAAATGGACAAGAAGAAGTTGCCTGTTAAATCGGGGAATAAATCCACCCAAGAAGCGTTTCCTGGGAGCAATGCTTGTATTTTAGGATAACTATTCGATTCGATATTAGTGTAATCACCGTTTCCTCTAGAATTATCGTCTTTTCTAATTTCAGGCGAAGAAAATGCGGAGTATTTTGCTACTAGCCTATCTCCAAAAGAAGACTGTGCTTGAACTAATGTAGTGATGTTTGGCCCAACGTTTTCAGAACTTTTTGAAAAGATAAATGAAGACCCTGGGGCGTTTGGCACGCAAGGACTTATCAAAGCCATACCGTTCCCAAACGACGCGTCGTAGACTATCACGTCGTCTTGGTTAACAAGGTTTAATCGTGATGAAGTAGCTCGGGCTGCCGAAGGCTTCCAAGAAAGCCCTGTAGAAGACGACGAGTCCGCTGTGAGAACGTTGCCGTTTTGTCCTACAGCGATGCGTTGCTGGACTGTGCCGTCGTGAGAAACGATGTCTCCTTTCGTCGTGCTAGGTTGGTAAATCGTTGTTTTCCCAGCGGAGTCTATGCTTTGGAATAATTGGTCTTTGATATAAAAAGTGTGAGAATCTATCACAGGAAGTGATGGGACAATTATTTCATTTTTGATGTTTACCGACGATTCCTTGAATAGTATTTCCTCTATCTGAACCCCTACCAAGTCTGTGTTAGACCTGACGTTGTCAGCGAAAACAGTCCCTGATACCTCTAAACTCCCATCGCCATTGAAGGAGTCTGGGAGAATAGTTATCATCCCTCTAATCTCCATATTTTCTGAATCATCTGTTCTTCTTGACATACGTTTACTTACAGTAAGTAAAGAAAAATATTTAGCTTCTACGTTTCTTGTTCGCAGCGTCGATCAATAATTTTCCTCCGACGAACACTCCTCCGCCGAGCAGTGCTGTGCCTCCAATTATTGCTACAGTCTTTAATGCATTGCTAGATTTATTCTTATTGTTATTAATATTTTCATTCAATAATTTATCAATAGCATTATCTTTTATGATGTCTAGTATTTTTGTTTGTAAAGCTAATCGTTTAGACATCTCAGGGTCTTTTTCTTGTAAATTTTTCAAAATCCCTTTCTTTTTCTTAGGAAATACAAAATTCCCTATCCTTGTACTTAGATTAGACGCTTTAATATTTATTGAAATGTAATTGAAGACTTCTAGTTCCCATCCTTTATTGAATCTAAGACCATTGCTTCCACAGTATCTTGTAGCCCTTCCTATGGACTGGACTAAATCTGCTGGGTTTTTCTGTTCTTCGAAGATGTGGCAGTACTTAACATCGAATAAGTCTATGCCTTCTTTGAACCCTGAGTCTATAATTATGAATCTTACGTCTTTACCATAAGTATTCTCAGGTCTTTTATTGAAAACAGAAAGAATGTTCTTGGTAAGACGAGGCGAAGTTTCTGCGTTGTAAATACTTGTAGAGCTAAGAACTGCGAATTTTGATTCATTCTTAGTCTTTAATGTTTCTTCATCTACGACTAAAGTGGTTCCTTGAGCACGAATGATACTATTGTATCCTGCAGCTACGAATCCTGAAGCAATTATTTTAGCTCCATACCCCTTCTTTATGTCGCTGAATATGAAATGTTTAAACAATTTCTTATGCTTCAGAGAGTCCTGGGTATCTAACTTTTCTATATTCCTTAGCAGAGCTTCTAAGCTCGGAGAAGATATAGATAATTTTTCTAAAAACTTTTTCTTATCAAAGGTTTTTTTGTCAAACCTGTCAGTCTGTTGTATAGTTGAAAAATTCAACACTTCTCTCACACAATCAATTTTCATTCTATATTATTACGCAATTATTTTATTTTTTTAGAATACAATAAGTAAGAAGAAGGTATGAGTGGAGCTACAGACATTCAGACAAAAATTCTAAAAAATTATAAACAGCTGAAATGGAGCAAGCCTGAATTGAAGAATGAGTGCGAAAACTCAAAGAGAAAGTTTTCCCTTAACAATACCCAACAGTTTGTTTCAAAGTACTTGACTCCTGAGACAGAAAATGGGATACTTCTTTATCATAGCGTAGGGTCCGGTAAAACCCTGAGCGCTATAGCAATAGTCAAGCAGTTTATGAATAAAGGTTTCAATTGTGTTTGGATTACCAGGACTACTTTGAAAAAAGATTTAGATAAGGGCTTAGCACTTCTGCCTTTACCGAAACCATTTCCTGTGTATTCTTACAAGCAGTGGAGCAATATATGTAAAAGAAAAGGAGAAAATTACAATAGCTTGCTTGCTAAGGCGAAAGCAAAGAACTCTGCTACTACAGACCCTTTTTACAAGACGATAGTGATAGTAGACGAAGCTCATAAACTTTATACCAAGGACTTGAAACCCCAAGAACTTCACGATATCTCCAAAATTCAAGAATGTATTTTCAATTCATATAGTGTTTCAAAAGAAAATAGAATGAGGCTTGTATTGATGAGCGGAACTCCTTTAACAGAGGACCCTTTGGAGTTAGTTCAATTGTTGAATTTGCTTTTGGTCCAAGAGTCTAAGAGGATAAATCTTAGCAATTTCTCGTTAACAAGTAATTCGGAAATTCAAGACTTCAGAAATAAGACAAAAGACCTTGTATCCTACATAGATTCTAGCTTAGACCCTTCGAAATTTGCAAGAGTTAAGTACAACGAAGTACTAGTCGGGATTTCCAAAGAGGGAGACAAGGGTGGCGAAAACTGTAAGGATGTTTATAAAAACTGTAAAACTGCTGGATTTAGTCAAGACGATTGTTCTAAAGCCAAGAAAAAATGCGAATTTGTTAACAAAGTAGTTGTTGATTTACGAGGTAAATCCCAGGAATCCGTGTTGAAGAAGCGATGTGGCTTAGAAATTTAATATCATTATAAAATTTTTTGAAGTTTTATAAAAGTATTTGTTTGGGTAGTGAGATTACTCAGTCTTCGATTAATAATGAGTCCAAGCTTTCTGCGTCAGAATCTGTATCAAAAGCACAGGCTTCGAGGACTTCCTTTTTGTTTTCGCTGGTCTTTAGCTGGACTAATTTCCAGGACAACCCCCATTTATCAGAATTGAACCACACTCCGAGGCATTCAATCGCGGAAAGAGCGTAGTTTCCTCTGGTAAGGAGCTGAGAAACTCCGCTAGCGTCTTTGATGTCAAGTTCTGCCCCAGTGCTATCAAAGAAATCTGCCTCGATTGTGTCATTTTTGATAGGAATTTTGATTCTTACAGTAGGAGGATAAGCATTGTTTTTGGAAACTTTTAGCATAGGGCAATACTCGCATTCTTGAGAATTCCAAGACATTTCTTCGCAATACACTAGCATCTTTGCATCAATTTCTTTGATTTTTTTGATAAGGTCTGAATTGTCTCCGAGACTGAAATTAACTTCGAGTTGTCCGAAGTTGCTGAGTTTAGTGTCAAAAGGAATTCTTAGCTTGGGGAGCTTTACGTTAAGATTTTGTTTATTGTAAAATAAACTGATAAATCTTCTTCCAGCTGTTTGCTTGGTCTTTGAAAATTTGAATTCTGCGCAATTTACGTCGGTGATTTTAATGAATGAAGGAGAAGCCATAGTTGTAATTATATAACTTTGTTTTTTTAAGTCGAATTGATGCGACTACTTCGAATTAGTACAGGTATTCGATGTGATAAATTAGTTCTTTATTTTCTGAAAGACTTTTGTTAGTATATACAGCAGTAACGCTGTAATTCGGAGACATATAAGACCCTCCTATAACACTAATTCCGAATTCGTATTTAGGGGCTAATCCTATTATGAAATTTTTCATCATTCTATTCCTTAGGACTACAGGAGAATTTGCAGCGAAGTTTTGCGAGATAATGCCGTCCATAGTAATAGTTTGTGTGGCAGCATTCTTGTAAAGAACTTCTCCGATAGGAACTCCGTTAATCAGTATTTCAAATCCCAAAGGAATATTAGAAAATATAGGGGTACCTAACTTGACGGTACTTGTTCCTGATACTACAGGTTCTGTGATTATTCCTATTGTTCCGAGATTTATATAGATATCTAAGACGTCTTTGAAGTTATTTGGAGAAGGCGATACGTAAAATGCTAAGATAGATACTGCTTGTTTTAGACCAGTGTCTTGGGAACTTACACTGTTAGCAGGACAATTAATAATCTTACCTTCTATCTTGAAGAACCCTTGTGTTGGAATGGATTCTTCTTTGATTTTTGTCTGGTTTTCCTGGATAGCTTGAAGCAGGAAAGTTCTTTCTGGAACGATAATGTGTTCTGGATTGTCAGGACAAATCACCGGCGGAGGGTTTCCAGAAACAGAAAGTACTTCTAAAAGTTTATTGTCTGTTTCGCAGAAGATACTCCATTTGTTTATAGCTGACATCTTACCTTACAGTAAGGTAATAAAAAAGATTTCTAGATTACTCTTTCTATATTACTCTTTCGATATCTAATAGAGACGCTGTGACAGTAACAGTATTTACTCTATTACTAGTTATGCTTACGAAGATGTAGTTAATCCCTTTATCGAATGTAACTACTCTGGAGAAACCTATTGGGTATTCTCCTATAGATACATAATTTCCTCCTCTGGTGTAAACAGCATTGTCTCCTCTATTCTCAGCAGACTGGTTTATAGTGTACGAAACGATTGTATTTGCAGTTCCTATACCAACGGAAGTATTAAAAGAAATTTTATAAAGTCCTGCTGGAACATACTTAGACCAAATACTATTAACAACAGTGATACTCGTAGTAGGCAAAGTCAAAAATTCAGAATTCTCACAAAATTTGTAAAATGAGCCTTTGACAGGGAATAAATCCACTGGGGTAGTTAGGTCGTCGAACGACAGGATACTCAAAGAGCAATTACTTCCCAGAGCTACTAAGTCCGCGGTAGATCCAGACGTGTTGATAGTCAGTCTTATCCTTGCCCCAGGGAACAAATTTGTAAAGAAGCAAAAAGGCACACTCATATTATTTGCTGCTAACTTGATTATAGGCGCTGTAGTAACGTTCCTAAAAGTCGATCCATTGTCATAACTTATCAATACATTAACAGTTACTAAAATATTTGTTTGATTTAAAGGGACCAGTATCGGAATGCTACCACTGATACAGTACAAACTGCTTTTGGTCACAGTTATCTGAGTAGTTCCAGGAGTTAAAGAGATGCCTCCAGTATTTATCAACGCACTTTGCCACGGTATGTTAAACACAGTAGTCGAAAGTAGCTGATTGCTTGTACTTACTGTTCTAAAATTTAGTTGCGAAGGGAAAGCTGTTGTATTTACGCTTGTTAAACAGAGCCCTCCTATTGCCTGTAATTCTCCTGATCCGAAATCAATTATAGCTTGTATTTTTATGGTTCCTGTAGTAGCTGTTATGTTAAGGAGTCCTGTCCAAGTAGCTGTAGCATTCGATACGAGAACAGCGCCGTTGAAAGGGTTATACGTAGACCCGCCGAAAGCATCAGTTATAGGTGTTCCTGACTGGTCTACTAACCTAAACCTCCCCACAGGATTTGATCCTGATATTGTCGGTCTTAGGAATGTCACTTTTGCCGAGACGAGATAGGTTCCAGTGGTTGTTACCCCTACATTTGCATTAGGAGCTGTGAAATTGTAAAGAGTATCTGCGTAGTAAGTAGCAGTCATCGGTATATCTACGTAAGATGCATTATTTAGAATCGTGTAAGCAGTACTGTAAACATCTAAATATTCTGAATCTGCGATGCTAACAACGCTGATATTAGAACCATTCCTTATGGACGTAATACTAGCCCCAGAAGTTCTTCCGCATCTCATACTAAAGAAGGAACCTCCTACTGGAACAACGATACAACACCCAAAAGAAACAGAATCTGTTCCTAATGTAGTGCTTGTTGCGTGTGTACTGTAAATTTCTGACCCAGGACGTATAGTAGTAATTCCCGAAACTATTTCAGTAAGTTGGATAAAGTAAGCTGCTGTGGTAGAATTTGAAAAAGAATCTGTTCCTGTGATAATTGTACCCGAAACATAGTATCTTCCTGGAACCTTTATAAGATAGGCGGTTTTCCCGTAAAGTTGTTCGAAATGAGAGCTGTCTATTACAAGTCTATATCCAAAATTTATAAAGGCATTGCCAGGGTTGATTATCTGATTTCCTATTTTCGCAAGCCTTAAGTGTCTAGTTTTATCTAAATCTATATCAGGGCTGTATATACTCCCACCCTTCCACTTCGCTTGAGTTGGTTCGGAGAGGTCAGTCACTAAGGCCATATCATTGTAAATTTTAGGAGGAAGAGTAGAACCTACAGAGTTAAGGTATCCTACATTCACAATTTCTCCATTGTTAGAAGGATTTGGAGCAGGAACTGTAGCAATTCCTGAAACAGAAAAGTTTCCTCCTACAGAAAGGTCTGTACCAACAAACGCTTTCTTCGCGACAGAGAGTCCTCCAGCAGTTGTTATGGTTCCTCCGTTAGTAGCACTAGTTGCGTCGGTTGTATTGGAAATACCAAGACCCCCGAGGAGTCTTACTGCTCCTGTGGAATTACTTACAGTCGGGGTAGTTTCGTCGAAAATTACAGAGCCTTTAGTAGCATTAGAAGTCGATCGAATGGTGGTGTTATTACCTGAATTTATTCCTCCTGTAATTATTTGACCACCTACCCGACCCGAAAGGAGAGTGTAAATCGTATGGTCATCGTTTGAGAGTCCAGTAAGACCTCCGTGAGGGATACTGGCAGTCCCGGTAACCGTCAAGTTTCCTCCTACCGAAAGGTCTGTGCCAATGAAAGCTTTCTTTGCGACTGCTAAGCCTCCTGCGGTTGTTATGGTTCCTCCGTTAGTCGAACTTATTGCGTCTGTGGCGTTTGAAATACCAAGACCTCCAGAAAGAAGTAAAGCCCCAGAAGAACTACTTGACGAGACAGTGGGTTCGTCTAAGACCACAGAGCCTTTCGTAGCATTAGAAGTCGACCGAATTGTAGTGTTATTACCTGAAGCTGTTCCTCCTGTAATAATTTGACCACCTGTTCTGCCAGCAAGGAGAGTATACTGGGTGTGGTCGTCTGTTAAGAGGCCAGTAAGTCCGGAGTGCGGGATACTGGCAGTCCCGGTAACCGTTAAGTTTCCTCCTACTGAAAGGTCTGTCCCTATGAAGGCCCTCCTTGCGACTGCCAGGCCTCCCGCGGTTGTTATGGTTCCTCCGTTCGTAGCGCTAGTTGCGTCTGTGGTATTAGAAATACCAAGACCTCCGAGGAGTCTTACTGCTCCTGTGGAATTACTTACAGTCGGAGTAGTTTCGTCGAAGACTACCGAACCTTTGGTAGCATTAGAAGTAGACCTAATTGTTGTGTTATTACTTGCAGCTGTTCCTCCTGTGATTATTTGTCCTCCTGTTCTACCAGCAAGGAGGGTATACTGTAAGTGGTCGTCAGCCGCGAGCCCGGTAAGTCCGGAGTGCGGGATACTGGCAGTCCCGGTAACCGTCAAGTTTCCTCCTACTGAAAGGTCTGTGCCAATGAAAGCTTTCTTTGCGACTGCTAACCCTCCTGCGGTTGTTATGGTTCCTCCGTTGATCGAACTTATTGCGTCGGTGGCGTTTGAAATACCAAGACCTCCAGAAAGAAGTAAAGCCCCAGAAGAATTGGAACTAGTCGCTGTAGTTTCATCTAAGACCACAGAGCCTTTGGTAGCATTAGAAGTCGACCGAATTGTAGTGTTATTACTTGCAGCTGTTCCTCCTGTAATAATTTGACCACCTGTTCTGCCAGCAAGGAGGGTATAAATTGGATGGTCGTCGGACGCGAGGCCCGTAAGGGAGTTGTGAGGAATTACAGCAGAACCGAACGAAAGTGCTCCAGTAACACTGAAATTTCCAAGGACACTGCTGTTGCCTCCGACTGAAAGGTCTGTACCTATGAAGGCCCTTCTTGCGACTGCCAGGCCTCCAGCGGTTGTTATGGTTCCTCCGTTTGTAGCACTCGTCGCGTCTGTGGTATTAAAAATACCAAGACCCCCGAGGAGTCTTACTGCTCCTGTAGAACTACTCGACGTCGCCGTGTTTTCATCGAAAATTACAGAGCCTTTAGTAGCGTTAGAAGTACTTCTGATTACGATGTTATTACCTGAATTTATTCCTCCTGTAAGTGTTTGTCCTCCAGACCGACCAGCAATGAGGGTATACTGTAAGTGGTCATCGGAACTTAGACCGGTAAGTCCGGAGTGCGGGAAACTTGCAGTTCCAGTAACAGTTAAGTTTCCTCCTACTGAAAGGTCTGTGCCAATGAAAGCTTTCTTTGCGACTGCTAACCCTCCTGCGGTTGTTATTGTTCCTCCGTTGGTAGCACTCGTCGCGTCGGTTGCGTTTGAAATGCCAAGACCTCCAGAAAGAAGTAAAGCCCCAGAAGAACTACTGGTGCTTGTAGTAGTTTCATCTAAGACCACTGAGCCTTTCGTAGCATTAGAAGTAGACCTGATTGTTGTGTTATTACCTGAAGCTGTTCCTCCTGTAATTATTTGACCACCTGTTCTGCCAGCAAGGAGGGTATACTGTAAGTGGTCGTCAGACGCGAGCCCGGTAAGTCCGGAGTGCGGGATACTAGCAGTCCCGGTAACCGTCAAGTTTCCTCCTACTGAAAGGTCTGTACCAATGAAAGCTTTCTTTGCGACTGCCAGGCCTCCAGCGGTTGTTATTGTTCCTCCGTTGGTCGAACTTATTGCGTCTGTAGTATTCGAAATGCCAAGACCTCCAGAAAGAAGTAAAGCCCCAGAAGAACTACTGGTGCTTGTAGTAGTTTCATCTAAGACCACTGAACCTTTGGTAGCGTTAGAAGTAGACCTAATTGTCGTGTTATTGTTCGCAGCTGTTCCTCCTGTAAGGATTTGTCCTCCTGTTCTGCCAGCAAGGAGGGTATACTGGACGTGGTCGTCTGACAAGAGCCCCGTAAGTCCGGAGTGTGGGATACTGGCACTGCCAGTAACAGTTAAGTTTCCTCCTACCGAAAGGTCTGTGCCTATGAAAGCTTTCTTTGCGACTGCTAATCCTCCTGCGGTTGTTATGGTTCCTCCGTTGATCGAACTTATTGCGTCGGTGGCGTTTGAAATACCAAGACCTCCAGAAAGAAGTAAAGCCCCAGAAGAACTGGAACTAGTCGCTGTAGTTTCATCTAAGACCACTGAGCCTTTGGTAGCATTAGAAGTCGACCGAATTGTAGTGTTATTGTTCGCAGCTGTTCCTCCTGTAATAATTTGGCCACCTGAACGACCAGCAAGGAGGGTATACTGGGTGTGGTCGTCTGACAAGAGTCCCGTAAGAGAGTTATGAGGAATTACAGTAGAACCGAACGAAAGTGCTCCAGTAACACTTAAATTTCCAAGGACGCTGGAGTTGCCTCCGACTGAAAGGTCTGTTCCAATGAAGGCTCTCTTTGCTACTGCTAAGCCTCCGGCGGTTGTTATGGTTCCTCCGTTCGTAGCGCTAGTTGCGTCTGTGGTATTAGAAATACCAAGACCCCCGAGGAGTCTTACTGCTCCTGTGGAATTACTTACAGTCGGAGTAGTTTCGTCGAAGACTACCGAACCTTTGGTAGCATTAGAAGTAGACCTAATTGTTGTGTTATTACCTGAAGCTGTTCCTCCTGTAAGGATTTGTCCTCCTGTTCTGCCAGCAAGGAGGGTATAAATTGGATGGTCATCGGAGCTTAGACCTGTAAGCCCGGAGTGCGGAATTGCGGCAGTCCCGGTAACCGTTAAGTTTCCTCCTACTGAAAGGTCTGTGCCAATGAAGGCTTTCTTTGCGACTGCCAGGCCTCCAGCGGTTGTTATGGTTCCTCCGTTAATCGAACTTATTGCGTCGGTGGCGTTTGAAATACCAAGACCTCCAGAAAGAAGTAAAGCCCCAGAAGAACTGGAACTAGTCGCTGTAGTTTCATCTAAGACCACCGAGCCTTTAGTAGCATTAGAAGTCGACCGAATTGTAGTGTTATTACTTGCAGCTGTTCCTCCTGTAATAATTTGACCACCTGTTCTGCCAGCAAGGAGGGTATACTGGGGGTGGTCGTCGGCGCTAAGCCCTGTAAGAGAGTTGTGAGGAATTACGGTAGAACCGAATGAAAGTGCGCCAGTAACACTCAAATTTCCAAGGACACTACTGTTTCCTCCTACCGAAAGGTCTGTGCCTATGAAGGCTTTCTTTGCGACTGCCAGGCCTCCAGCGGTTGTTATGGTTCCTCCGTTGGTAGCACTCGTCGCGTCTGTGGTATTAGAAATACCAAGACCTCCAGAAAGCCTAACTGCTCCTGTGGAATTACTTACAGTCGGAGTAGTTTCGTCGAAAATTACAGAGCCTTTTGTAGCATTAGAAGTAGACCTAATTGTTGTGTTATTGTTCGCAGCTGTTCCTCCTGTAAGTGTTTGTCCTCCTGTTCTACCAGCAATGAGGGTATAAATTGGATGGTCATCGGAGCTTAGACCTGTAAGCCCGGAGTGCGGAATTGCGGCAGTCCCGGTAACCGTTAAGTTTCCTCCTACCGAAAGGTCTGTGCCGATGAAAGCTTTCTTTGCGACTGACATTCCTCCCGCAGTCGTAATAGTTCCTCCGTTAGTCGAACTCGTAGCGTCTGTGGTATTGGAAATACCCAGGCCTCCAGAAAGAAGTAAAGCCCCGGAAGAACTGCTGGTGCTTGTAGTAGTTTCATCTAAGACCACTGAGCCTTTAGTAGCGTTAGAAGTAGACCTAATTGTAGTGTTATTACTTGCAGCTGTTCCTCCTGTAATAATTTGACCACCTGTTCTGCCAACAAGGAGGGTATAAATTGGGTGGTCGTCTGACAAGAGCCCAGTAAGGGAGTTATGAGGAATTACGGTAGAACCAAATGAAAGTGCCCCAGTAACACTTAAATTTCCAAGGACGCTGGAGTTTCCTCCTACAGAAAGGTCCGTTCCTATGAAGGCTCTCCTCGCGACTGCCAGGCCTCCGGCGGTTGTTATGGTTCCTCCGTTGGTAGCACTTGTCGCGTCTGTGGTATTAGAAATACCAAGACCTCCAGAAAGCCTAACTGCTCCTGTAGAACTACTCGACGCGACAGTGGTTTCATCGAAAATTACAGAGCCTTTTGTAGCATTAGAAGTAGACCTAATTGTTGTGTTATTTCCTGAAGCTATTCCTCCTGTAAGTGTTTGTCCTCCTGTCCTACCTGAAAGGAGGATGTACTGTAAGTGGTCATCGTTTGATAAATTTGTTAGGGTGTTGTGAGGAATCACTGTAGACCCGAACGAAAGTGCTCCAGTAACACTCAAATTCCCAAGAACACTACTGTTGCCTCCTACAGAAAGGTCTGTTCCAACGAACGCTTTCTTTGCTACAGCCAAGCCTCCAGCGGTTGTTATGGTTCCTCCGTTAATTTCCGAAGTTGCGTCTGTAGTATTGGAAATACCAAGTCCTCCAGAAAGTCTTACTGCTCCTGTAGAACTACTCAACGAAGTAGTGATTTCGTCGAAGATTACCGAACCTTTAGTCGCGTTAGAAGTCGATCGAATTGTAGTATTATTGCCTGAATTTATTCCTCCGGTAATTACTTGACCTCCTGTTCTGCCTGAAAGGAGAGTATAAATTGGATGGTCGTCGGACGTAAGACCAGTTAAGCCGCCGTGCGGAAGAGTCGCTGTTCCGGTAACAACGAGGTTGCCTCCTACTGAAAGGTCTGTACCAACGAACGCTTTCTTTGCTACAGCCAAGCCTCCAGCGGTTGTTATGGTTCCTCCGTTAATCGAGCTCGTAGCGTCGGTAGTATTTGAAATGCCAAGACCCCCTGCAAGCCTAACTGCTCCTGTGGAACTACTCGCGGTCGCGGTAGTTTCATCGAAAATTACAGAACCTTTTGTAGCATTAGAAGTAGACCTAATTGTAGTGTTATTATTAGCTGCTGTTCCTCCCGTAAGGATTTGTCCGCCTGTTCTACCAGCAAGGAGGGTGTACTGTAAGTGGTCATCGTTTGATAAATTTGTTAGGGTGTTGTGAGGAATCACAGTAGAACCGAATGAAAGTGCTCCTGTAACGTTCAAATTCCCAAGAACACTGGAGTTTCCTCCTACAGAAAGGTCTGTACCAACAAATGCTTTCTTCGCGACTGCGATTCCTCCAGCAGTTGTTATGGTTCCTCCGTTGGTAGCACTGATTGCGTCGGTAGTATTTGAAATACCGAGACCTCCAAGGATTCTTACAGAACCTGTGGAATTACTCGAAGTGGCAGTAGTTTCGTCGAAAACTACCGAACCTTTTGTAGCGTTAGAAGTACTCCGAATTGTGGTGTTATTACCTGAATTTATTCCTCCTGTAAGGATTTGTCCGCCTGCCCGTCCGGCGAGGAGAGTATACTGGGAGTGGTCGTCTGCTGTAAGACCAACAAGGGCGCCGTGGAGAATAGTGCTTGACCCGAACGAAACATTGCCTAAAACAGTCAAATCGCCCGATATATCAAGGTTTCCTTCTCCGTAAATGGTCGGGTCAGACGAGGGTTTTATACTCATATCCCCCTCTATTTTGGTGATTTCTTTATTTACCATAACTTGTATTATAGTACTATTAACTTCTATTATTATACACTTACAAAATAATTATTTTAGAAACGTAGTGTAATGTCGTTGTTGTCTGTGTTAGTAAGAATAGTTCATATTCTTATAATAATTTTTATGGTTGTTGCTCCATTTTTGGACGAGCCTTTATTGTTATTCCTTCACGTAACAGGAGGCTTAACGCTTTTACTTCATTGGTATCTGAATAACGACGCGTGTTGCCTAACAATTCTTGAAAGCTACTTACGTGGTGTAGACGTCGATAAAAGTATTTCGGGACAGTTCATACGACCTCTTTACAATATTCCTCAAGGAGAATGGAACAGTATCATAACGAGTTTAACTATTATTCTAATTTTGATTTCTTTCGCGAAGTTAGTAGTGTTGATTAATCCAAATATTTTTTAATATCAAGAATGTAAGAATGATTACAGTAGGTACTGACTGTTCAGGGATAGAAGCGCCTTTACAGGCTTTGATACAGCTTAAAGTTCCTTTTAAACAGCTTTGGGCTTGTGATATCGACAATTACACTAGACTTACTTGCGAAGCTAATTATCCAAAACCTGAAAAAGTTTACACTGATATGATAACAAGAAATAATAAAGAATTGCCTCACGTAGACCTTTACGTCTGCGGGTTTCCTTGTCAAACATTTAGTTTAGCAGGCAGACGCCTTGGTCTTGACGACCCAAGACCATCTGTGATATCTTCTATGCTAGACACAGTATCTAAAAGTAAACCAAAAATTGTAATACTTGAGAACGTTACTGGCTTCAAAAGTATAGACTCAGGGAAACCGTATGCTTTACTTATACAAGAATTATCTAAAGAATACCACGTAGACGCAAGTGTTTACAACACCAAAGACTATGGACTTCCCCAAAACAGAAAGAGAATTTATTTCGTTTGTATCAGAAAAGATATACAAAAGAAAAAATTTATGAAGTCTTCTGAAGTGAAAATGAAGCCTCTTGAAAGTATTATAAATGACAGTTTGGTAGGGGAAAAAATTCCAAATATGTACTTTAAAAATATGAATAAAATAAAAGAAAATACAAAAATTTTATCACCTTGGAATTACTATTCTGATGTAGAATTTATGTGCCCTACACTAACTACTCAATGTTCTCAGTTATTAATAATAAAACTAAAAAGACCTTTTACAATCTCAGAACTACTACAACTTCAAGGATTTCCCAAAAACTTCAAGGTGGTTGTATCCAACACGCAAATAGCTAAACAAATCGGAAATTCTATGAGCGTGTGTGTTCTTAAAAAAATCATAAAAGAAACTTTGTTTTGTATTTAAAAATCTATACTAACAGTAAAGATGAAGACATTCATTAGAAGACCAGGGAATAAAACGAATTTTCTGAAACACATAATTCCAAGAATCCCTGACTTTCCAGGAACATACTTTGAACCATTCTTAGGAACAGGTGCTGTCTACCTTGCCTTACTTCCAAAGAAAGCAATACTTAATGACCTTAATAAAGACATCATTTCAATTTGGAAGTTAACCAAAGAAAATCCAGAATATCTTATTAATGAAATCGACGCATTTAAGAAAACTTTCTTACAGCTTTCCAGTGCTGAAAAGATAAAAAAATGCAAGGAAATTGTTAATACTATAAGTAATTTAAAAGTAGATGAAAGAACTGGTAGATATTTAATAATGATATACTGTAGTTATAACGCATCTTTAGAACATTCTAGCGTCTTATCCATTACTGGAATTTCAAGACAGTTATACAATAAGAATACAGCTCACATATTCACTGAAAAATACAAGGAAAAAATAAGAATGTTGCCAGATATTCTGAAAAAAACCAAGCTGTATTCTAAGGATTATTCTCAAGTAATTGCTAAGGCAAAAGAAGGCGATTTTGTATTTCTTGATCCACCTTACATTGAAGAAAAAAAATACTGCTTCAATTACAACACCAAAGAAACCTTGTTTGACATCAAAGTTCTCAAAGACCAGCTTGACGTCCTTGCATCGAAGAAAGTTAAGTGGATGATGACGCAAGTAGATACAGATCAAGTACGAGAACTTTTTAAAAAATACAATTTCTTTCAGTACGATAACACCAACCATTTTGTCGGCAAAGCAACCAAGAAAGAATTGATAATCACGAATTATTGATTGAAAAAACTCAAAAAAACCCATACAAACACGTATGGGGTTTTTTGCATTTTAAAATCTTGGTTAATCCAAATATTTTTTTAATATCAATAATGTAAGAATGATTACAGTAGGTACTGACTGTTCAGGGATAGAAGCGCCTTTACAAGCACTATCTCAGCTCAAAATCCAGTTTAAACAGATTTGGTCTTGCGATATCGATAAGTACACTAGAATTACTTGCGAAGCTAACTATCCAAAACCTGAAAAAGTTTACACTGATATGATAACACGAAATAATAAAGAATTACCTCACGTGGACCTTTACGTTTGCGGGTTTCCTTGTCAAACGTTCAGTTTTATGGGTAAACGTCTTGGTCTTGACGACCCGAGACCTTCTGTGATATCTTCTATGCTAGACACAGTATCTAAAAGTAAACCAAAAATTGTAATACTCGAGAATGTTACTGGCTTCAAAAGTATAGACTCAGGGAAACCATATGCTTTGCTTATACAAGAATTATCAAAAGAATACCACGTAGACGCAAGTGTTTACAATACCAAAGACTACGGACTTCCTCAGAACAGAAAGAGAATTTATTTCGTTTGTATTAGAAAAGATATACAAAAGAAAAAATTTGATAAGCCTTCTGAAGTGAAAATGAAGACTCTTGAAAGTATTATAAATGACAAAGTAGTAGGCGAAAAAATTCCTTTGACAAAAGAACAAATTGGAAAACTACGTTTAGACAAAGAGGCTAAATACAATATAATCAATACAGGTTTTATAAATTCTATTCCTTTGCTAATATGTTCTACAAAGTTTTCTCCGACTATTTTGACCCACAGCGACCATATTATTTATGAACTAAAAAGACCTTTTACCATCAAAGAACTACTACAGCTTCAAGGATTTCCTAAAAACTTTAAGGTAGTTGTATCCAAAACGCAAATAGCTAAACAAATTGGAAATTCTATGAGTGTATGTGTTCTTAAAAAAATCATAAAAGAAGCTTTGCTTTGTATATAAAATGCAAAAAACCCCATACGTGTTTGTATGGAGTTTTTTTTGAGTTTTTTGAGTTTTTTGAGTTTTTTGAGTTTTTTGAGTTTTTTGAGTTTTTTGAGTTTTTTGAGTTTTTTGAGTTTTTTTGAGTTTTACAAGGTGTTAGCGAATTCTACAGCTTCTGGTCTGATGTAGTGAAACTGCGAATCTTTTGAGAAAACTAGACACCATTTATTACTGTGATTTGAAGATGTTAGATTGCCAAAGTATTGAGCTACTTTGCTTAAAGAACTTACTATCGCATTCACTTCGCTTGAAAGCATTTTGCTTCCAGGGCTACTGTATATTTTTCTGAATATTTTAGCAATACTGTCGCTGTTATCAGTCTTAATCCATCTTCTGACAAGACCTTTCATCTTTTCAGTGTCAGCAGACTCGTCGTCGTCGGATACGGACTCGTCGCTGTTCGCCGTAGTCTCAGTCAGATTCGAAGACTTCGAACAAGAAGATGAGTAAATTGTGATAGCTTTTCCAAGCTCATTTCTATCGACTTTTCTGTCAAGTTCTTTCAAGCCAATTATTTCATCATTAACTAGAATGTCAGATACAAATCGTTCTTGATTTTCTGGACTTCTAAGTGTTTCGTATATAACTATTTGATTTGCTAAATACTTGTTGTAGCACTCGTGGATTTCTTTGGAACAATACAATACCCGGTCTGGCAAGTCCGGTCTTGAATTTCCAGATATTCTTCCAATTCTTTGCGCTATACCAACAGCGTGAGCAGTTCTAGAACCTTCATAGAACATTACTGTAGCGCTAAGTGGTTTTTCTCCGCTTTTAGAACTTACAAAGGAAATTCCTCTGCTCATCAACGCGTGACCAACGACTATCACTGGACCAGTGTAAAAATCTTGTTCTAATTCAGCGAGAATATCGCTTATAGCATCAGTCTTATTAAGACGAGGATTTTGGCGTGGCTTGTAGATAATACTACCAGATCCATTGTAAGAAACTACTGGACATTTTGCTATTCTACAAAGGTCGCGACTTATTTCTGCTTGTCCAGAATTCAGTCTGTCAGTGCAGTATAGAATTACTTCTTTGCTACATTCTTCTTTGATTCTTTCTACTTCTGCTACCAAAGCGTCAGTGTTTTCTTGGTTAGACCATTCTTCGAAAATGTTTTGAGTTCGATAATTGGGGTGTTGTGGAAGCACAAAAACGTGCTTAGCTTTAACATCTTTGATAAGGCTACAATTTTCAGGTGTTGCTGAAATCCACACGCGTTTTACGAATTTAATCTGGTGGAACACTTTTATGTTGTTGAAGTGTTCTACCCAATCTTTGTGGACTTTTGCTATTTTTTCAGGACCATTTGCTTCGACGTAGTCTGACTTGTTTATCAAATCAGCTTCATCGTGGAAAACTTGATATCTTTCGACGTCGAGTGTTCGAAATAACTGGTTGATTACGCTGGACAATTTAGAACACTGAGAAGTGTTATTCAAAAGAACAAAAGTAAGCTTCTTGTGTTCATTGTAATGTTTGAGAATTCTTTCCAAAAATACTTTCTTAACATTTCCAGCTGCTGTGAGCTTGATGTCTTTAATCTTGAGATTTTCAATCCCGGCCAAATGAAGACGTTTCGAAAGTTGTTGAACCTGGTCGTCGCGATTGTCGCAAGAAACTACAGAAATGCTACGCATCCCAGTTTCGCCGAGAATGTCGGTCAACATCTTGGTTTTTCCAGTCTGAGTGGTAGCAGTTATGATGTAATTTGATTGATTTTTGAAAGAATGACCAAATACATTGTTGATAACAGCTTCTTTTTCTGCGAGTGCTTTTCTGATAGCAACTTTAAGTTCTTCATTTTCGCGACCCCAAGCTCTCACTGGACAAAGTCGATCCATAACTGATTCGATTCTCCAAGCTTGTTCTCGTGCCATTTCTTGGCGAACTTCTTCGATTTCCATCTGCAATTGTTCTGCTTTGTCTTGTGCGTTGAATGAAGCTGCTGATGTCATTTTTTGTTTTTTAGATTTTTGTTATAGATTAACTATACCATTTGTAGTGTTATATAAGGAAAAAATCGATTTTTTTTATACTTAGATGTATTAATGAAGTTTTTGTTGTTTGTTGCTTACTTTGCTGTTGTTTCGGGGATGTGTGTCTCAGGGAGTTCCTTGGGTTTGAAAAAAACGTTTATAACTGACAAGTGTCTAAGGGACAGCGACTGTGTATCAGGGTGTTGCGGGTTTAGATCAGGGCTTTGCGCTGGCCCAGTAGTAGCTATAGAACGAGATGGTGCTTGTGGTTTTGGAAACAGTATTTCTAACTGTAATGCTGCTAAAATTCTTGGATTTAGAAATGTTAGTGCTTGTAGAAATTTGCGTGTTTAAAGCAATCTTTTTATTTTAAGTAATGTAAAGGAAGAACATAAAAAATGACTGTCGTATTATTCTTCAGCAATAACTGTACTCACTCTATAAAATTTATAGAAATTTTGAAGAAATCTGGGGAAGAGACTTCATTTTCAAAGTTTGTATGTGTTGATAAAGTGAGAGGGAAACGCCCTCAAGAAGTAGCCTCGTTCGGTATCACAGAAGTTCCTACTGTCGTCGTTGGTGGCAGCAAAAAGGTCGGAGCAGAAGCCTTTAGCTGGCTAGCGAGTAAAATGGGGACCGACAGGCAAACTAAAAGGACCGAGAAGCCCAGGGAAGTTAAACCTGTTGCAAAAGTTATTTCTGGAATCCAGTCTGGCAGCATGTTCGACGAGTATGAAAGAGTAGTAGGCTTGAATACGAACAATAGTATATACGGAGATTCTCCTTTCCCTCCAGAAGGCAAGATAGAAAGAGAAGATTTTTTTGTTATGACTGATGACAACTTAGCAGGAAAAGCAGATGTTCCTACAAGCGAAAATTCAAACAATCCTTCACAATTGGATCAAGACTATGCTAAATTCTTGGAAGAAAGAAACAAGTTGAGTTAGAACTTTGAAATTTTTATTTTGAGTAATGTAAAGAGGACTTTTAAAGAGGATTGTTAAGATTATGTCATCTACAAAAATTTCAGATTTACCAGATTCTTCTGTAGAAGAAGAAGCGGTAGTATCGGCAGTATCGATTCAGCCTGAATTTCTAATTAATGAAAAAAGAACTAATAAAAAATCTGAATGGATGGATATTCTGGTAGTCTTCGGGTTACTGATGGGCGCTACAAACAACGAATTGAGTAAAAGTATCCTAAGGTTCCCCTTGTTAAAATTACAGAAAACAGATTTGTTGTTTAGCGTTCTTTTAAGTGTAATTTTCTCGATTTTATTCGTCATTTACAAATTGTTCTAAATTTACAAATTGTTCTAAACCAGATTTTTTTTTGTAATGTATTTGTAATTAGAATTACTACTACAACTTCGTTATGACTGGAGGGATTTTTCAATTGAAAGCTATAGGACAACAAGATGCTTTTCTTACAAAATATCCTACTCAGAATTTTATCAAACAATCTTACAATCAGTATGTTAATTTTTCAAAAGACCAGATAAGCATTTACCCTAAGGAAAATGTGGATTTTGGGAAAAAATGGAGCATTATTATTCCCAAATTTGGAGATTATGTCAACAATATTTATCTGAATGTGAAACTCCCTAAGCTTACAAGAACTTCAGGGACTTACGCTGGATGGACTAACAGTGTTGGGAATGTTTTAGTCAAAGAATATAGTATCCAGATAGGTGATTACATAATAGATAAAAGATACGGACTGTACGCTGAAATCTGGGAAGAATTGTCATCAAAGACTCCTAAGGAAAATATTTTGATAGGAAAATACGCCCACGTTAGCAGACTGCCTTACACTGCCGAGTATGATACAGAGTATTTTGTTCCTCTAGATTTCTGGTTCTGTAAAAATTTAGGAGCAGCATTGCCTCTCTTTGCTATGCGTTTTAATACAGTTTCAATCCATTTCGAATTTGAATTATTTGAAAACTGTGTGATATATGACGGTCTTACTCCTCCTAATTCTGCGAGTATTTTAGAAACAAAATTGATAGCTGATTACGTGTACATCGATGAAAATGAAAAAAATAAATTATTTGACACAGAATTTGAATTCGTGATATCTCAACTACAAGCTGTAATGAATGAAGGCATCCCCCGAGGAGGTCCTCATTCTATAGACCTTCCTTTCAACCACCCTTGTTCTGAACTGATTTGGGTATTTAGAGAAAAGGCCAGCGAAGAGAACAATGACTGGTTTAACTTTGGAGTGAGAAATGGAATAGTTTTCACGGATATATTTCCCTTGATGGAAGATGCTAAGCTTCTACTTGATGGTACAGAAAGAAACAGGGTAATATCTGGAAATTCTTTAAATACTTTGAATGTTAATAAGTATCATACAAGTGGTACAGAAAAATTCATATACTGTTTGCCTTTTTGCGAATCCCCAGAGGTTTGGTATCCTACGGGTACTTTGAATTTTTCCAGGGTATCCCACGCTTTACTGAGCGTAAATTTAATCACTTCTGCACTTCCTGTAAGTGCTTTTGTGTTTGCTAAAAATTATAACATTATACGTATAAAAAATGGAGAGATTTCTATCAGTTTTAGCAGTTAATCTGCAGCAGCTAATAAGCTCATCATTTTTCATAATTTTATAATTTTTACTGTGCCGTACCAAAACTCTTTGGAGGATAATTCCAAATTTTCATCGGCAACTGTAAGGCTCAATCCTCTAATCATCCCTTCTTTTTCTTTTGAAATGAGGAGTTTTGCCTCCTTTTCTGTAGGGACAATTATGAATACGTATTCAAGGTCTCCAAGCTTTACAAAGTAGAAAGAATCTCGGCAAATCTTTTGTTCGATGATTAGAGGACAATCTGTGTCGACGATTCCGTCGTAAGAACTGGTATTAGAATCTTCAATTCTTTTCAAGTAATACTTGTATCCCTCGGTCCCAACGACCCCAAGAGAAGTCATACTTGCGAACCCGAGAAATGTCCCCCAAGAGAATCTCAAGAATAAATCAAGGTACTCTTTTCCTAAAAAGTTATTGGCGACGATTAAGAAACCTGAGAAAATACTTGCGTAACTGATGATGTTCTGGTAGTTCATTCTGTATTGATATGTAAACCTTATATTTTTTTAAATCGTATACAAGATTTTTAAATCATCTAGAAGATTTTTAAATAATTCAGAAGATTTTTAAAAATCTCACAAAATTCATTTAAAGAGAAAATTCTACTTATACTTAATAGTATGATTAATTTGGTAGCTAGCGTAGTTCAGTACAAAAACAGGTTAGCAATAGGTAAAAATGGGAAGTTGATAGTCAAACTTCTAGAAGACCTTTCATTTTTCAAGAATCTTACGAAGGATAGCTTATGTGAAAAATCTCTACTTCCAAAAAATGTTGTATTGATGGGAAGTAAAACTTATTTTTCGATTCCAAACAGACCTCTCAAAGACAGGTACAATTTCGTTCTTACAACAGACCCTATGCTTCTCAGCGTACCAACAGCAAAAGACATCGAAGAAGGCAACACTTCTTACCCTTATTTTATGAGTTTAGCAACTTTTGAGTTTTTATACAATATTTACAAGCCCAACGTGTTCGTAATAGGAGGTTCTGAAATATATGCAAAATTTTTAAATAGCGATTACAAATTGTGTGCTGAGAAGCTTTACATCACAGAAGTGAAAAATTTCAACATTCAAGTCTGTGCAAGTGATACTATTAAGTATATGAAGCATTTTGACGATTCTTACTATTTGTCTGGATACAGTTCTAAATTCACACAGGAAGACATAAATTACAGGATTCTTTACTACTCTAAAACTGAGAAAGTTTCTGAAGAACGTAAAATGATTGAGCTTGTAAGAAATATCCTTACTTTCGGCAAAGAACGCCAAGACAGGACTAACACTGGAACTTTGTCTCTCTTTGGGAATAATTTGAGAATTGATATCTCTCGTAGTATTCCTTTGTTAACTGTAAGAAAAACTCCTTTCAATGTTATCTTAGAAGAACTTCTTTGGTTTTTACGAGGCGATACTGATGCTAAGATACTCCAAAACAAGGGTATCAAAATCTGGGATGGAAATACTTCAAGAAAATTCTTAGATTCTCAAGGCCTTGATTACGATACTGGCGTCCTTGGACCAGGCTACGGATTTCAGTGGAGACACTTCGGTGCTAAGTATCTTGAAAAATTTGCAGATACTTCCAATGTAGCCGTAGGAGAAATCGGTGGGTGCGACCAAATCTCTGATATAATTTCCAAGCTCAAGACAGACCCTTTTAGTAGAAGGATAATTTTATCAGCCTGGAATCCTTCAGACCTTGGGGCTACGGCATTAGTTCCTTGCCACGTCTTAGCTCAGTTTTATGTAGAAGAAGAAGCAGGTGAAAAATTCTTAAGTTGTCAGTTTTATATGAGGTCAAGTGATATGCTCGCTATAAACTTTAACATAGTTTCTTACGCTTTACTTACCAGCATTCTAGCTGCAAAAACCAATATGAAACCTAAAGAAATTCTCTACGTTTCAGGAGATGCTCACGTTTACAAGACTCACGTCGATAATTTTGAGAAAATGATTGAAAGAAATTGTCATCCTTCGCCAGCATTAAAGCTAAGCGATTCTGTCAAAGATAAAGACTTCAAAGAACTTACAGTAGAAGATTTCGACCTTATTGGATACTTTCCACAATCAAACTTGAGATTTGAAATGTCCATCTAAAAAAATTATTTTATAAACCTGATAGTAAGAAAGTAATACAATAACATTATGTCAATGCTTCAAATTTATAAAAATAGTTTAACAGCTCAACGTCCAGACATCTTGTCTAATTTCACAAGATTTAGAAGCATTCGTGCTTTTATGGCTGTTTACCACGTGTCAGCTAACAAAGTGTTCTTGACTTTTTCTGGAAGTAATAACTTCGAGAATACTCAAAAAGTCGGTAAAGCAGTTCTCGTTAGGATTTGTGTATTCAACTGTGCTACAGATTTTGATACACAGTTTAATGCGTTTTTGCTTGCTTAAAAATAAAAATTATCTTAATAACAATGGGTGATGCTACTGTAGCTACGGTAGATTCAAGGGGATTCTCTGTTCTCAAATCAAAACTTACTAAGACAATTCAAGCCCGTATAAAAAAAGAACTTACCCTGGTCCCTGTGAGCTCTTTTGGGAACTTTGACATTAAAGAAATCAAGGTATTTCAAGAAACTCCTGAATACTTGACAGTTCCTCTGTATTTTGCGAGGCAAAGCACTCTTTTCAAAGACTTTGAAGAAGACGTTAACTTCGAGCCTTCTCCGGTTTCATTCGCTGCTGAAAGTTTTACTTTAAGACCAGGAGTTCAATCTGCCTGCTACAACAAGTGTATGTTAGAGAAAGAAAAAAGTGTAGGCGGAGGCATCTTAAGCCTCGCTACAGGCACAGGCAAATGTCTCGGTGTTGATACAGGGATAGTTATGAACGACGGCGCAGTCAAAAAAGTCCAAGATATAATCCCTGGGGACGTATTACTTGGTGAAGGAAAAAACCCTTGTACCGTGAAAAGTGTAGCTAAAGGTAAAGACGCTTTGTTTAAAATTTCTTACGATGACGGAAATTTCGTATGTAATTCAGTTCATATACTTTGTGTGAAAAATGATATAAAAATCCTTGAAAATCCAGAAGAAGGAATGCTTTATGCTGTTTCTTACTTTTGCCCTTCGTCTAATCGCGTCCGCGTAAGTATCTGCGATTCCCTGAGAACTGCCTTGCTTAAAAAGAATTTTCTAGAAGAAATAATCGGAGTTTTCGATATTCCTTTGAATGATTACATTTACAGTAAATGTAAATTAGGACTTTATCGTAGAACTGAGCCTGTGGGCCATTGGAAAAGTAATGGAAAATCGCTGGAAGAGTGCTACTCTATAGGAAAAAGCTTAAATCTTGCTGCTATAAACAAGATTAAAAATGGGAATATCCAAGAAAGAAAGAAGATTTTAAAAGGAGTTTTAGATGGGATTGTAATAGGCGGGGTATATTCAAGTTATTTAGAAAAAATTTTGATGTTCTTACAGGGTAGTTTAGGAAGTAAAAAATCAATACCTTTCACGTGTTCTTACCTTTCTTATGGAACTTACTACGGGTTTGAGCTTACTGGTAATAGGCGGTTTGTTTTAGAAGATTTCGTAATTACTCATAACACTGTGCTAGGCATAAAACTGATTTCTTCGTTCAAAATGAAAAGCTTGATAGTAGTTAATAAAATTCAATTGATGAAGCAGTGGACTCAAGAATTACGAGACAAATTGCCTGATGTAAAGATAGGGACTATTCAAGGAAAAACTTTTAATCACGAAGGTTGCCAAGTAGTTATAGGAATGCTGCAGACTCTCTCGATGTCTAAGAGTATAACTCCAGATTCTTTGAAATCTTTTGGTATGTGTATAATCGACGAGGTCCACGGTATAGCTAGCGAAGTTTTTTCAAAAATTATGTTTAAAATCAGACCTAAGTATCTATTCGGGCTTACAGCAACGCTTGAACGTAAAGACAAAATGGAGAAAATGATTTTATGGTACATAGGAAACGTCTTATTCTCGAATAGTTCCGAGTTAAAACAAGAGACTGATATACGTTCTGTTGTTTATAAAGGAGACTCTTCTAAAGAATTGCTTCTTAGAGACGGAACCCCCGCAGTATCAAGTATGATTTCAAATATAGCGCTTGACTCGGAACGTACGGCAATTTTGATTGGGATTATCAAAGACCTTGCTAAAAATAAAGAAAATCAAATTTTAGTGCTAAGCGACCGCACAGGTCAGCTGAAGAATCTGCACAGTAAATTGCCTGGCATTTCAGGACTTTTTATAGGTAGTCTTAAACCAGAAGTGTTAAGTGTTAACAAAGAATCCCAGGTTCTCTTAGCTACCTACGGTATGGCATCAGAAGGTTTCAATGTTCCCAGATTAAATTGCTTGGTATTTGCTACTCCAAGAAGTAATATTACACAGAGTATAGGCAGAATTTACAGAAAAACCCATACCAGACCCCCTATAATCATTGATATCGTAGATAATTTTAGTATATTTTCTAGACAGCAATATGCTCGTAGAAAAATCTACAAAAAGAATATTAAACAAAATGTTGGAATTGAAATTGTAGAAGAAGAAATTGACGAAGAAGAAATTTGTCTCATAGAAGAATGATTGTTAAGAAATAAAAAAACTTATTTAGTTCTTAAAAGTTTTAGTTTAAATTTGGTAGTACTAATAGTAGTAGTAGTAGTAGTAGTAGTGATAGTGATAAGAATAAAAACCATTATTAAGATTTTTGCGCCTTTTGCTTGCTTCGTGAAGCAATCCTCGACCTTCGATGTAATTTCTTTTTCGTTCGTATCTTTCAGCTTCTGCTACCATTTTATCTATAAATCGTTGTTTATTCTTGGCATTTTTTGGAACACCAGAACGTATGTACTTTTCGCATTCAGAACTCTCTTCAATAACACGGCGCATAATATAATTAGAAAATTTTGATAATGTTTTATTTATTTCTAGTTTTCTAGAATCTCTAGCTTCTTCTAGTTCCATTCTTCTTTCAATTCTTCTTTCTTTTCTGTCGTAGAAACTCTGGATCTGTTCTTGTGTATATAAAAAATTTTGAAGTTCTTCTACATCGCTTTCTAGATACAATTTACACGTCACTTTGTACTCATTTCTATAAGAAATTGATGGTAAATCAGCACTTAAAATATTTTGTTCTGTGAGAATTTTGGTTTTCTTTATCTGTGGCATCGAGATTTTTGGTCTATTGTAAGCACAATTACGACACAGTTTGTAGTTTTTTCCAAAGAAAAAATCATTGTGCCAAGAAAGTTTCCCACGACAATCGTAGCAAGTATTACTAAGTATCAGACATCTGCTCAAATAATCTGAAAATCCTGCTTTTTTAGCAAGCGAATCCATTATACTTTTTGTAGTTTTTGACAATCTATAGAAATTGCTATGCTTTTGAGAAGAATACACGTATTCTGCTATCATTACTAGCAGTTCATTTGGCAAAGTTCTGTTTGGTTTATCCATAGTTTTATAAAGAATATTTTTATTTTTTAAACCACTTAAAAAGACTAAGTGTAATGTAGTAATGGGGTTTGCTACGTTGTATTCAAAAACTAAATCAGGGAAAGTGAAGAAGTGGGATATCTGTGTCAAGGACGAGAAAATGGAGAGTATCGTAAGGATAACCACGGGGTTTGTAGGAGGAGCTGAAACAATCTTTGATTCCGTGGTTTCTACCGGGAAAAATATAGGAAGAAGCAATGAAACTACCCACTATTCCCAAGCAATCGCAGAAGCTAAAAGCAAGTGGAATAAGAAAAAAGACAATGGATACACTGAAGAAGTCGGAGGAGAAGTCGTTTACATTTCGCCTATGCTCGCCGTTGACTACACTACGAGAAGCCACGACATCTCATTCCCTTGCTACGTTCAGCCGAAACTAGACGGAGTAAGAGCAGTTTACTCTAATAAAAATTTATTTTCAAGAAAATCTAAACTGTTCTCTAATCTGGGGTTCTTACTCGAAGAACTCAAGAAATTCGGGAATTTGAAGATAGACGGGGAGCTTTATTCAGACAGTTTACCATTCAACGAACTTAGCGGGCTTTTGAGAAAAAAGAAATTAACAAAGGATGATGCTGAGAAGATGCTAAAAAACATAAAATTCATAATTTACGACCTTGTAAGCGACGCTGACTACTCAGACAGACTTCAAGTTCTTCGCAAAGCATTCTCAAGCAATAAATTCTCTCATCTTGGATTAATAAAAACAGAAATTCTAAAATCCCCAGAAGACCTTGAAACATTTCACTCCAAGTACGTAAGTTTAGGTTATGAAGGTGTAATGATTAGAAATTTTCTAGGTCCATACCTTGAGAAGTCTAGATCAAAAAACTTGCAGAAATTTAAAAAATTTATGGATTCTGAATTTGAAATCGTTGGTTTCACAGAAGGAACTGGTATAGAATCGGGGCTGGTTTTGTGGGTGTGCAAAGTTCCCGGAGCTGACGAGGTTGGTGATGCTACATTCACAGTAAGACCTACAGGAACTCACGCCGAAAGAGCAGTTCAGTTCAAAGATGCTAAGAAATACGTCGGAAAGTATTTAACAGTTAAGTACTTTGAACTGTTCGAAGGAGTCCCAAGGTTTCCTATAGGAATTTCTGTGAGAGACTACGAATAATTACCAAAAGAATATCCAGATTTTTTTTTGTAATCTTAAAATAAAAAGAATGATTCCAGATATAGTTTTGAAAGCTATTATTTCTAGCAAGAAATCTGTTTCAGAAATACTTGATTTCTGCGAATCAAATAATATTTGCCAAGACAACCCCAAAGCAGATGGAGGAAAACAAATTAGACCATTAGTCGCTAAGCAGATATTTAAAATTTCCGGGTATCGTGTAGACAAAGATTTTGATTATAGAGCTCTTTTTAAAGAAATGTTTACAATTCTTAAAAACAATAGGAGTGATAAGAAGGATAAAAGTAGTTCTAGCCTTTTACCAAAATCTTTCGACGAAAGAGCCGTTGAACTAACTAATAACATTGTTAAAATTGATAATTCTGACAGAAAGTATTTGGCAGCAACCGGAAGCCTAGAACTTTATGCGTTTTTACTACATAACGGCATAGACTTGAGAAGTTCAAGTCCTACAGGTGGAAATTTCAAACTTGTCGAAGTTCAGTCTAGAATGTCTTCTACAAGAAATACAGAAGAATAAATACTATTTAATAAATTGTAAAATATCCCAAAAATTATTTTATAATCTAAATGATATAAGTTAGATGGCAAGTAATCATACCCCAAACACTAACCCTGCGAACTTCGTAATCAGGGGAGACTTGGACGTTTTAAGCGCCTTTTCCCCTGCAGACCAAGGCACAGGTATCGTCTTCATCAGAAATGGGGGGCTTTACGTGGAAGGTCTAACTGATTTAGATCAAACAACTATCAATACAACAGCAGGAGAATTCGCCGTTTATGGAACAAGTAGAGTATCATTTGATATAACTAACGCTATCGAATTAACTGCTACAGGAGCGTCGTTTTTTAGGACTACTGCTGCCGGTCTTACACTCTGGGCTAGCGACACTGGTGCTGCTGGAAAAGTAGAAGTTCGTTCTGACGGTACAGGCGTAGATTCAGTCTTGGTCAACGCTACGAATGCTACAAGCGGACAAGTAACAGTCCAGTCTGCTGGAGGTAGTAGTTCGCAGCCAAGTGTTAGAGTAATTGCTTCTGATGCTGCCAACGGTAATGTTCTTATTCAAGGTGCCGGAAATATGGCTGCAGGAAATCCTGCTGTCCTTATTAACGCGCTTAACACTGCTAGTGGTCAAGTAAGACTTACAAGTGCTGGAGCAAGCACAAGTATCGACGCAGTTCAAATTTTAGCTACTAACACCGTAGATGGAAATATCCTTATCAGAGGTTCTGGAACCTACGGAAACAGCAATCCTGCTGTAAAAATTCACGCAGATAGCGCTGTATCAGGACAAATCCTTTTGGAAAGTGCCGGAGATTCTAACCTAAGCAATAGCGTCGAAATCAAGGCTACTGGAGCTACCAATGGGAATGTGTCAGTGTTAGCAGACGGTGCTATCAACCCAGCTATCAGACTTGCTACGAGTTCTGCTGCTGGAGGTCAAATCCTTCTTACAAGCGCTAGTAATGTATCTACTGCAGAATCTATTAGCATTAATGCTACAGGCACAGCAGAAGGTAATATTCTCATTAGAGGTGCTGGAAGTTTCGCAAGCAGTATCCCTGCTGTTAAAGTAAGTGCCCCTAACGCTTCAAGTGGTCAAATCGAGCTTTCAAGTGCTGGTAATTCTACTACAAGCGACGCTATCTTCGTCAGTGCTTCAGGAGCAGTCGGTGGTAATATCAGACTCTTAGCTGCCGGAGATGCAGATGCTTCCACGGAACCAAGTATCTCTTTGGTTTCTAGTAATACTACAGCTGGAAGTATCAACTTGGAAGCAGCTGGAAATTCTGCTACTGGCGATGCTATTAAACTTAATGCTAGCGGAGCTACCGGTGGTAATGTGAGCATAACTGCTGCTGGTCCTGTAGCTGGAGCTGTCGCGGGTGTTAGTATCACTGCTACTAATGCTACTTCGGGTAAAATCGAGCTAGTAAGTAGCGGAGACAGCACTACAGAAGACGGTGTAGTAGTAAGCGCTCTTGGAACAACTGGAGGAAACGTTGTAATTTTAGGAAAAGGTAATTTTGGAACAAGTGTTCCTGCTATCTCTTTGCTTGCTGACAATGCTACTTCAGGTCAAATTAGCATATCGAGTCTTGGAGACAGTGCTACAGTCGATGCTATTTCTATTGTAGCCCCTGGGACAACCGGAGGCAATGTTCTCGTCCAAGGAGCCGGCTCTGGAACCGCTGTAAGCATCAGTTCTACCAATGCTACAAGTAAGATTTTAGTAAATTCTGCAGGTACTGCTATTGACGCTGTCGACATCGAAGCTCCTGTTGGAGGTGTAAGCGTAGTAGCTCTCAAAGAAGTAAATATCCAGTCAGCTGATGTCGTTAACGGTGTAAAAATTGCCACTGCTACTAACGGTGTCCCGGTGGTTATAGGAACAGGAACATCCCTTACTACGGTAGCTGGGGACCTTTTAGTAAATGGTACGACAACATCGCTAAGCACAGAAACTCTCGTAGTGAAAGACAATATCGTTATCTTAAATTCTGGAAATGGAGAATTAGGTATCGATTCTGGTGTTGTAGCTCGTAGATTCCAGACTCCTAACGGTGTAGCTGATGGTGATGTAATCATCCCTGCTCCAGCTTACCAAGAAACCCATAAATTTGTTGCTGGTAGTGCTGCTCCAGGAACTCTCAACTTTGACCTTTACTGCAGTAGCGTTACTGACTTTTACAAGGGATGGTGGGTATACGTCACTTCAGGGCCAGCTGTTGGGGTTGTTAGACGTGTAAAAAGCTACGACGGAACAACCAAAGTAGCTACACTTTACGTCGCAGCTGATAATACTCCTGAACCAAATCTTTTCACTGACGGTCTTGACCTCGTTCTTCTTCCTGCAGCAGGGGACTCCTTAGTATTGATGAGCTCTCCTTATGTTGGAAATTTCTATTCTGAAAGCAATGACGAATGGACTTTCGCTACTCTAGCTCAAACCCCTGATACCATCGGAGTAGCAGGTGTTTCTACAGCAAATGTTCAGCAGTATCAAAACATAAAATCTGGAAGTATCAACGTTAAAGGTAAGACCTATAAAAATTGTGAAGTTGTTATTGACACAGCTACTTTCATTACAATCAACAAGGTAGGGCACGGGCTTGTAGTAGGAGAAAAACTAAGAATCACAGATTCATTTGGAATTACTCCTGCTTTACCTGCAGGTCTGTATAGTATCAGCGCCACGGGTTTCACTGTAGATAAATTCAACATCAGTTTCCCTACTGTTTCTGCTGTAACTACAAGTGCTACAGTTACTATTTATACCCTTGAAGATTCTGTAGTTTATACTAACTTTGTTCTTCCAAGCGACCCTGAAATCGCAGGTATTACCATTCCTGGTGTATCTGCTGTCGAAGATATCATCATCACAAAGACTTCTACTGCTTTGTTTAACGTAGTTAATACCTTAACTTATGGAAGTTATGTTATCCTTGTGTCTGACTTGAATAATACTAATGGTGCTTCTGCTACGTTCGTAGCCAGTTCAAGTGGTTCCGGAGGTTCAGTTTCAAGACTTACTAACAGTAGAGGAGCTGACGGTCAGCGTATCGGAGGAACTTGGACCAGCGGAAACAAATTCCAAATTTCTCATCAACCAGCTGGAAGTGGTGCTGGAACTTACACCTATCGGGTACGTATTTCAAGCGCTCTCTAAGCAGTTTCTGCAGATAATCTAAAAATAAAAGTAAAAAATTGTATATATTTTTACTTGTAGTTTTTTACAATTTAAAAGTTTTCTTAGCATACTTTGCGATGCCAGGGTAAAGAGCGTTCAATTTTGCCGCGAACACAGGGTTGCTGTACAATTCCTCTAATTTTTGCTTGATGACCATACCCTTCCCTTTGAGCTCCTCGAACTTGTTTTCTTTCACAAGGATGAAAATTCCATTGAATAACAAGAAAGATTTCAAATTTTCTGACCCATATTTTGATACTATCTCGTTGAATTCTGGGGTCATTCTAATGCGATTTTCCACGTCGAAAGTGCTTTTACGTGAAGAAAGCTCTGCTAATTCGGTGTAAATTGGGACAGGGTCTGAATCTTTTGGGACGTTATACCCTGACAATTTTAGGAGTTTTGAAACAAAAGTCTTCTTGTTTCTTTGACAAATTGCTCTGTCTTTACAGAATGTCAAGGTAGATTTAACTGTTTTTTTTGTAGAAAGAGCTAGTTTCAATAATAAATTGTCCATCCGATTGTATAACCTATAAAAATAAAATTATTTTTTGTTTATTTGATTAGCAGCAAGTTTCTGAGCAGGTATTCTATAGAATGTTTTACTTGTTTCTATAACAACAGGCTCTATGGTATTACTGTAAAATTCTAAAGGATTTGACGTATCATACTTCTTTATACGGTTTATAGAGCTCGCAATAACACTTGTAGCATCGTCTACGCGAAGTGAAACAAGATTAATATTTGTAAGATTAGCAGATTTAATATCTCTATTGGCCTCGAGTAATTTTTTTCTTGTATCATTGATTATGTTTAAATTAGAACGCAGAGTGTTGATGAATGGCGGAGTTCTACTAGCTTCTAAGATTTTTTGTCTACTGTTCTGATTAGAAATATTTATCCCGCTCAACAGTAATTGTGATGATATGTCTTTCAATTCTATAAAATTTGAAATTGCTTGTTCTGGTAAATCGTACTTAATCGATAAAGATTTCTTTTGAAGACCTTCTGTAAGAATCTGTTCACCTAAATCTTCATAGATTTGTATTTTCAAAACAGGTTCTCCATTTCTTTTCATATCTTCTACAGTGTAATTTATAGTTCTTATCAAATCGTCGTACCGTTTAGCTAAGCCTGTAATACGTTGGATAGTCGTGTACCAAGAAGATATACCACCAAGATTTTCTTCATAGAATTTTACAAGATATGTTAATTTTTCTTTGATACTCTCAATATCTTTAGAATTTTTCACGAGCCCTACGTCTCCTGATAAGAATTTTTCAGAGTTGTCAAGATAAGGTACTCTGGCTGTAAACTTTAAATTTATAGGTTTATCTGTTCCAAAGATAGGATTATAGGTTATTCCAACACCCTTAGGATTCAATTTAGAAATTTCAGGATTATTGATTCCTAATTTTTCTAATTTTATCGTAGTTTCTCCTTCTTTTATGATTTTTTCAGAAACTAAAAATTTATTCGTCTCCCCTGTGATTCCAGGCGTTTCTGTGAAGAAAGGAGTGTAGTTTTTGGATAATGATTTTTTGTAAGAATCTTCTAAAAATCCTACAATGTTTTGTTGTTTAGCGGTTCTACCGCCAGCACTGCTACTAAAAAGATAAAAGGACCCTACAACAACAGGTAAAACAACAGCGAATGATAACTTTTTATAGTATGACACTGTAGATAATTTTTTATCAAAAAGCTTTAAATAAATTTCTGCAAAGACGAGATTTGCTGTACTTTTTGCAGTCTTAATGATTGCTAGTGTCTTAACAATTATGAATGTTCTGACTTCTGGAAACGGTATAGCACTACTAGCTATAAGAGCTATAATCTTTATAAAAGTAAAAGCGATACTGCTACTACCTAACCCTATTTTTTCAACGAAACCGTAAAGACCTTTTGTAATTTCCAGAATTATACCAGCGTCTTGTTGTTTAACAAGGTCTTTTAAGACTAATTTCTTGCCAGGATAATAATTGTCAGGGATTTGTATATTTAGAATTTGTTCTAGAATCTTTTTCTCTTCTAAATTACTTGACTTTTTTTCAGGACTCCCCGGCGGTTTCTTGGGACTTGTAGTCTTTTTCTTAGGGGTTGTAGTCTTTTTCTTAGGGGTTGTAGACTTTTTCAAGGGACTTACGGTCTTTTTCTTAGGAGTTGTAGTCTTTTTCTTGGGAGTGTCCAACGACTTGACAGGGATACTTCTTGACCTTTCTCTTGACCTTTCTACCATTATTCGTATGTGTAAGAGAGTGTATATGCGAACGCGTGTATATACTACACCCAAGAAATTAATTAGAAGTTTTTCGACTTAAAGAAATAAAGTTATTAGTAATTAACAAACAAAGCAAAGCAATCAAAATGACAGTAAAAATTATCAAAGCAAAAGATTTCAAGCCACAAAACGTAAAATTCTCAGAACCAAGAGCTAATAAATATGGAGGAAAAGTAGTGTATGTTAACTACGACTTTGAAGATGGCGGAGACCCTCGCCCTTTAAGAATTCAGTTGGATAAGATGAAGGCTCCTTTCGGGGTTTCTGGATGGGATTCTAACAGAGGAGATAACAAGACCAGCGACCCTACTGAAACCAGTAATGATACTCTCGAACTTTCCTTCAATGGACCAAGCGCTAGCATCATCGAAAAGTTTCAACAACTTGACAGTTATGCTGTCGACGCAGGGGTCCTCAATTCAAAGGATTTCTTCAAGAAAAAACACAACAAAGATGAAGTTAAATTGTTCTACAAATCAAATTTAAAATTCAATGAAAATGATGAGGGAGAAAGAGATGATAAGTATCCTCCGCGATTCAAGACGAAGTTGCTAAAAGATTCTTCTTACAACTACTTGGCTCAGGTCTATGATGATAACAAAAACAAAGTTGCTTTCAATATTCACAATCACGCCAGCGTTATCCCTAAGGGTTCCGATTGTATAAGCATCATCGAATGCTCTGGAGTTTGGATTATTGGTGGAAAGTTCGGATTGTCCTGGAGACCAGCACAACTAAAAGTCTACAAAAACGACCTTAAACTCACAGAATGTGAATTCCTTGAAGAGGAGGAAGACGTTGAAGAGGTCGGCGAAGACGATGAAGACGTTGAGGTAGTAGCAGTAGTCAAAGAACAAACTGACCTTTTCGGCGAAGAAGCTGAAGACGACGTCAAAGACGACATTGATGCTATATCTGCAGGATTCAAAAAGACAACTATTCGCAAAAAACGAGCAACAAGTGTTATGTAGTTTCCTCACAAATTTCCTTTAAAAAAAATCTAATTTACACGTTTAATTACGTATGATGTGTAAACGAGAAATAAGTAAAATTTTTCTAAATAAAAACTAAGCTAAATGTATCTAAAACCCTTTAAAAAATGTCAAGCCTTGTGGTAAAGATAAATTTTTCAAAGAAAGAACAACTTACTGAGAAAACTTTTGGCAGTATAAAACAGAATATACAACAATATATTACAGAAAACCCTCTTGTGTTTGGAAAAAATAATAAGAAAATTTTTATGAATTTCGTTTTAAAAGACGATTCTTAAAGTTTTTCTTAAAATTTGATTATTATGTTTGTGTATCTCTTCACACAAGTACGTATAGCAGAGGTAGAAAGTGCTTGCCTTTTCTTTCTACTGGTAGTTTTGACTGTAGTGCCTACTCCGTTGGCAGTGCTGTTGGCAGTGCTGTTGGCAGTGCTGTTGGCAGTAGAGTTGACTGCGGCGTTGTCAGTGTAATTTAAAGATTCGTTCATATCATTCTTTATAGCCATTATATGGTCTTTAACGTAGTCTAAAATTTTGTTTTCTATACACCACTTAAAGAAATTAAGTTGTCCTACGGTTGTCTTGAAGGACTTTTCAGGGGAATAAAACAAGTCGAATTTTTCATATCCCTTGTAATTTCTTTTGAAAGGGTCGAACTGTTTCTTCTGGTAAGAATCTAATTGAGATTTGTAAGACAGATAAACATTGAACTCTTTATTTTTACTTACATTGTAAATTGTGTTGTATTTTTTAGAATAATTGGAACAAAACCATTCTAATAGCCTAAGGGAATACTCTGTGTTTTTGTTTATTATCCTGAGTATTATCTGCATATGGTCTTTTTTTTCGTAAAATTGTAATAACGAGGATTTCAGGAGCAGAGTCCTGTTGTTCTGAGACATATTATTACTAATTAGACCTATTATTTCTTTAAGTTTATCAAAAATTTTAATTTTTAATAATTTTAACACTGTAAGTCCCATCATACCCATTCCCTGTTTTCTTGAGACTCATACCGGTCCCTGGGTCCCATAACATATCAAGGGTTTCATTTGTCCCTATCCCTTTATTACTAGAGTCTCTTACAAAGCTTGGGAATGCTAAGGGAGAATTTTTGGAAAGTTTGAACGAAGCTGCAGGACCTCCTGGTACTACACTGTTAACTGAAATAACGAAATTTCCAAGAAGTTCTGTAGAAATAACTGTATAAGAAGTCGAGGTTAGAGTTACTATAATCGGCGGATTTGTTTGACTGATAAAAGCATCAACATACTGTTTTGTAGCTACATCTGTCGGATTTACAGGCAAGGAATGAGATGTGATAATCTTTCCATTCATATCTATGTTAGAATCATATACCCTACCATTACAAGTCGTAATGTGATTGGCTCTTGAAAATGAAAACATATTATTCGCGAAGCGTTTGCTTCAACCTATTACAATACTTAAATAAATTTAATATTCGGTTTTAGCGAAAAAATCTAGAAATTTGGTCTTTGTCTATAGCCTTCTGCAAATTTCAGATTTTTTTCTACGGTTTCAAATCTTGTCTTTAGGTCATTGTATTTTTCTTTAAGAATATTGTATTTAGAATCAGCTGTATTAACAAGCGATGTTAATCTTGTATTTTCTGTTTGTAAGGCAGATATCTTCTTCTGGTTTTCAGATATAATATTTGTATTCTTCTCATTTTTCTCATTCAAATCATTTATCTTCTTAGATTCTGCTTCCTTACATTCCCTGTAAATTTTACTTTTTGCCTCATTAACCTTCTCTCTTACACTACCCCCGTCTTCGACTATGTTTCTAACAGTTTCCTTTGTCTTTACGAAAGTGGTCGCGGCTAATGCGCCTGCGACTAATCCTGCTATACCAGCTGCTACAGTAGCATTATTATTCTTTTCTTGCTGTTTTAATACAAGACCAGGATTCTTGAAGGCTTTAACTTTCCCAGAACTACTGCTGGAATTTCCTGAAGACTCTCGGACAACTCTCCTTTTCGGTTTACCTTTAAAATTCTTAGCTGGCATAGTACTTACTTACTTACTTACTTACTTACTTACTTACTTACTTACTTACTTACAAAATAATTTTTACATATTCTAATTCTTAACAGAATTGTATTCTCTGTCGATTTCTTTGGCATTCATAAGAATTCTTGTGAATATTTTAGAAGGTTCGACGAATTTTATACTGTTTGCTTGTTTGAGGATGTTAGGAATTTCGTTTGATACTATATCCACGAAAGCTAGCATTATAAGACCTTTATCTATTAAAGCTGTCTTTGAATAAGCTATCAAGAAGATTTCTGAGAATTTAATAAGGAATTTTTTAGATTTTTCTAGAAGACTCGGGTTAGCTGTATCATTCTTAATACCTTGGTAGTTATTATCTATGAAATTCTTGATAAATGACACCGTAGGAAGGATGGCATATTTTTTATCTTTGACGATATTTACTATCACAAAAATTATATGAGGGATAATATTCAGAGTTTGAATTAAAATCGCTTTGGAATCATCTCTTTTCTTTTGGACTGCAGGGCTTTCCTTAGGGACTGTAGGGCTTTTCTTAGCGCTAACTACTGCTTTTTCTTCTTTGAATGCTTTAACGGGTGTTGATACAGACTTCGTCATACTGTTATTAACATCTAAAAAAAACTTCACTTGGACTTCACTTGGACTTCACTTGGACTTCACTTGGACTTCACTTGGACTTCACTTGGAATTCACTTGATTACAGTAGCCGCGCCACCACGCCCACCTGCTGCCCTAAGAACCCCGAATTGCGTGCTCGCAGTATCAAGCGATCCAGATTTCCCAGACCTTGTAAGAGACCTGCGTTTTGTAGAAGTATCAGCAGTACCTTGAGCGGCCCCGTCATATTCAGTGTTGTTAGACCTACTAGAAAACTCACTGTTTATCAACGAATCCACGAGTTCTATTACCTCCAAACTGAAAGACCAGTTGATATCATTGAAATTGAAAGGGTATCCTTTAGATGTAAGCATCTTGAATCTGAGAGTATCTATCTTAGACAACGGAGACTGGAATATTTTAGGGGCAGTTATGAAACTGTTATAAACCATATTACCAGGCGAATCGTTAAGCAAAATTTTAGCAAAAACGTCTGGGATAGCAGAAGAGTTTACTACGGTATCTAAGCCTTGACTAGATAAAAATAGGTAGTCTTCTCCTTGAAGGCTCACACTTCTAAACAAGGCTGTTTCTTGGTCTCCTGACCTCGTGTTTGCCTGGATTGACCTATTCCCGTGTAATTTAGAAGATACTGTGATACCATTTCCTCCAGAAGATACCGTCTTGTTAGCATAAGACCCCTTAACTCGTATAACATAAGTATTAGGGTCTATAATTCTCAAGATTTCTCTTGGTCTAGCATTCAAAGAATTTATAAGAATTCCTCCTATGTTATCTATTATCTTGACTTCTGGAGCTACTCTGTAAAAGGATATTTCTTGGTCTCTTCCAAAAATTCCAGTATTACCTGGGACTATTATTGGGAACTGTGTTAAAGCAAGGAATCTAGATTTATTAACAGCGTCTCCTCTAGTTCCTGGGGTAACTACAACTTCGTCTATATTTACCGTGAAAGTGCTTCCGCTACCACTTAGAATGTAATGTTCCCCGTCGATATTCGGAACGCAATTAGTATTCGAAAGAGTAATCAAGTCTCCAACTCTCCATTCTGTCCTTGGAGAGCTCAAGGTTAATGACACCGAAATACTTCCTGTGCTTATGCTGGTTATAACCTCTTTATTAGAAATTGAAAAATTTCCATTTATTCTCGGAATACTGTTAGATTTAGAAATACTTATTTTATCCCCAGAAATTACACTACAAGTACCTGGTACTAAAGTCGCAAAAACGAAATTTATTCTCACGGTGTCAAGTCCGAGAACTTGGATAATGTAAATTCCGTCTATAGTAGGCGTACAGGTAGAATTTCTAATAGTTATAGAATCACTCGTCTCTAGACCGTGTCCAGGGATAGTTATATCGATAGTGTTGGTGGCAACAGGTCCTGATACAACTGCTAAATTGTTTCTAATACTTCCTACGAGGTTGTTAGGCAATAAAGTTTTACATACGACCAATTCAGAATCAAAAGGGTCTACTAACACCAGCTTGTTGAATCCGTGGTTTGGGTGAGTAACTGTGATTTGTTCCGTATTAACAGAAGCTTTCGAGACGCTATTTGTTTCTATCAAAGACGCTGGAAATTTTATATCCAATACGTTATTAGCTGGTACATTCTCTATATGGAAATAATTAGAAGCTGTTATAGGAGGAGAAGTCTTTAGAGAAGAAATCTGGACTGTGTCTCCTCCAAACAAAAATTCTCCGTAATTACCGCTCGATACTATGAACCTTCCTTTTATAGAAAACGAAGTAGGGCCTGTAGGGATAACAAGATAGTCCCCGTCTATACTTGGTTGAGAATTTGTATCTCTTATGAATATGATTTGAGGAATATCGATGTTGTGTGGCACACTTGTAGTGATATTAGCTCCTCCTTGTAAATCGCTTGTTATGCTAGATATAATTCCCGAGTTTGCTGCTTCTAGAGAGTGAGCTATACTCGTAGTAATTCTTATAATTTCATTTGGTAATAATACAGCATTAGTTATGCTTAGAGATTTTGTCAAAATAGGATTATTTGAATTGATAGATACACTACTGTCTTCGTCTGGGAACCCTGTGTTAAACTGTATTCTCGTGTCCTCTGAATTAAACAGAAGTCTAAATGGGGCGTTTTTTCCGGTCTTTACGACATTTCCTCCGCCGCTAGCAGTCTCTATAGCTCTTTCTGTGATTTCATATGTGAAAGTATTGAAATCGACTACAGAAACTATGAAATCTCCTCGTAGGACACTGCCAGGTATGCCTGCTAAATTCTTAACCCCGAGCATCTTGACACGGTCTCCAGTCTTGAACCCGTGACCAGCAGAAGATACTGTTATCACAGTAGAAGCAGCTGTAGTAGAAATACTGTTGTTTGGGAGCTGTGTAAGCTTCACAGAATCAAAAAGTATGACATCAGTATCAAGGTTAACAGTGACTTCAAAGTAGTGAAATTGCCCGGCACCGTTGAGTCTCCTTACTTTATTGAGAGTAGAAGAGATTTGGTCTACCAAGGTACTAGCAGTATAATTTCCTGGCTTTATATCTACACTGTACACCGGTTGTCCGACATCTAAGCTTGTAGTACCTTGAAAAGGATTTCCTCCATTTAGCTTGATTTGTAATGTTGTAATACCAGTAGCAAGAACTTCTTTTTCTCCATCTAAGAAGCCCGATATAGATGCTTCAGAATCTTTTTTACCATTAAAGAAAAGCACGTTTCTTGTAGTATTCTCAGGGATTCCGTGAGGACTTGAAGTTTCTACATTCAAAACGTCTTCAATGCTAGTGTTTATAGTACATCCTGGGATTATACCAAGGTCCTTGTCCTCTTCGTTTATCCAAATAATACTATTGTTTTTCAGTTGAGAAGGAAGTTCTTTGATGACTGTGTCTGTGTTCGGGATTTCTGTTGATACAAGAGCTATAGACTTCACGTTGAAGAAGGTTTTTCCTAAGAAAATAGCGAAATCATTCTGTAGAGGATACTGATTAGTATCACGGTCTTTTGTGTCTATAGTTATAATAGTTTTCTTTTCTATTTTTCTAGATATATCTTCGAGGGCAATACTCGTTTCTGCAGGGTTTAATTCAACGCTTTTTCTAGATTTAATACTGGATTCGTAGTATTTTCTAAAATTATTACTTGAGCCTTCTAAAGGAACCTGGGAGTCAGGGATATCTACGAAAGTGTTTGTGAATAGTAAGTCTTCGTTATTCATCTAGCAGATAGTGTTTATTACAGTAATAATTATAAAATTTTTATTGTAATAAATCGATTTACATTCAGTAAATTTAGTAAATTTAGTAAATTTAGTATCCAGGACTTGTTGGGAATCCTGAGAAATCCGGAGAAGAAGCATACGAAGATACCAGGACAATTAGAATAACCAAAGAAACAACAGTTAATGTAGCAGAAACTGCTGTGAAAGCAGCTGCTATATGGTAAGCATCAGAAGATCTGTTCCCTTTTTCTTGGCCAAGAGCGTAAGAACTTCCAGACAACCCTGCGATGAATACGCAAGATAGTAATATGTTTATGATTATAGGACCTTTAGAAGACATTACAGTATACTACACGATTAGAAAAAAAAAGAAGGTTTTTGAAGATGTAGTTAACAGAACAACTTCACCGGGCTTACTGGACTCGTCATTTGTTTGAAATTATCCAAGATAACTGTGATGTGATTAGATTTTGTTTTGTCAGGACGGGGCCTTAAGGGTTTAAATTTTCCATTTTCAAATACAAATTCTACTACGTCTCCGTCTTGGATACCTTGCGGTCCTTTCCCAGTGTAATAGACTTTTCCGATACCAGGGTATCCTTTTGGGCTAAAAACTTGACCGTTTTGGAGAAGGAGAAGTAGAAAGGAATCTTTGGTTTTCTTAACCTTGAAGTCGTTTGAAAGAAGACTACTTGGTTTCCATTTGAAGACCGTGTCAGTGTAAGAAGAACCTGGGGTTATTATCACTCCGTCTAGCTGTCCTTCTCGGAATAAAGGGGTCTTTTCCTTTATACTCTCTAAAATTTCAGGACATTTTAGTAATTTAAACTCTTTTTGTATGAGCCTTTTGCTGTTAACTATTTTGAGTATTTTCTTAAGAAGTACTTGACGTTCTAAGAAATTTTTGAGCTTGTTATCTTCTCCGTTATAGAATAGTATATCGAAACAATGGTATTTTTTGTTGTAAAATTCACAATCTAAAAGAACTCCGTCCAATGTTTTACCACCTTTTGTTAAATAAAATTCTTGGAATTCTAACTTCGAAGAGACGCTGCGAATGACCCCTTTGCTGAAAAGCAAAAGCCTTCTAAGACCGTCTAGCTTGTCTGTAGTGTAGTAATCTTTGTCTTTTTCTATACTTCCTACCTTCAAGGTTATAGGGTTATTTCCTACCCATCTCTTTGTTTTTACTAAGGCAGTATATTGTTCCATCCTTCCTACTTACTCGTACAAAACTATTTAAAAAATAGAAGAGTAAAAATAGTACAGGATGAATAAAAAGAATGTAATTATGGCAAGCGGACTTATTTCGTCTGGCAAAGACACCTTAGCTGACTTGCTAGTAAAATTTAAAGGATATAAGAAATTTTCTTTAGCTTCTGTCTTAAAGAAGTTTGCGTCTGAAAAATACGGGTTTGACGAAAATCTTTGTCATACACAAGAAGGGAAAAAAACCATCGTCTTTGCTGGTAAAACAGTAAGAGAATTGTTAATCATCGAAAGCGAAGCAGCTAAGGCTATGGATAAGTATTACTTTGCTGATAAAGTTATAAAATGTATCCTACAGGACGATTCGTCAAAAATAGTTATAAGCGACTTCAGATTCCCAGAAGAATACCTCCGTTTCAAGGAATTCTTCTCGGATGTTAAAACTGTGAAAGTTGTCCGTGCTTCTGTAAAACCTCAAGACTTTGCATCAGAACACCAGCTTGATAACTTTCTTTTTGATCTAGAAATTTCGAATGACGGTAGTTTAAAAGACTTTGAAAATTATATAATTTCTGAATTTTTTTATGTCTAATTTTTTTGTATAAGTTTAATAATAACACTATGGATAGATATACTAACACAGATACTCTGACACTCCTTGTAGCAATTCTGGCGATACTGTCGATACTACCGATACTACCGATACTCCTTGTTGTCTCAAATTATTTCAAGGAAATACAGGCAAGAATTTATGTAAAAAGTAAATTAAATGATAAGTATTACCTTGTAAAAAATACTAAAAATTCTCAAGAAGTTGCTGACACTTTAGCCTTGCTTTGTATTCGATCAAAAAAGTTGATAAAATTTGTAGAAAATGATAAGAAATTTTCAAAAAATGTTTCTAATTTAGCTAAGAGATACACTACGCTCTCTGAGAATATAGACTTGATGGCTACGAGCTATACTATAAACAAAGGAGAAGAAGTAGCTATGTGTATAACAGCTAGAGACTCTAAAGAAAAAATCTACGACGAGAACACCTTGATGTTTGTATGTATCCACGAATTAGCCCATATAGGTTGCGATACTGTAGGACATAATGAAGAATTCCAAGAATTTTTCAAGTTCCTACTGAAACAAGCAGTGATTTGTGGAGTTTATAAATACAAAAATTACAATACAACTCCTCAAGAATACTGTGGGATGAGAATAACCAATAATCCATTAAATTCTTGAAAAAATATTTTATTTTATTTTTAAGAATGTAAGAAGCACTGAATTCGTCGATGACAAACGGTAATAGCAACAGTGGTAGCAACAGCAACAGCGGTAGCAGTAGAGGAGTGAAAAGCAAGTACTTCGGAGTTTACTGGGATTCTATGTTCTTAACAGCCTTAGGATTTCCTGAAAAAGTTGAAAACAAGACTACGTTGAAGCATTACAAGCAGTATTTTGAATCTTTCAAGTATATACTCCCTTGTAAGTTTTGCAGAGAATTTATAGTTGAAAAACTAGATAAAGAATTTCCTCACGATTTTTCAGGGAGAAGAGCGTTAATTTTTTCAATTTACCTAAGGCGGGATGCTGTTAATAAAAAACTGATTAACCAGGGATGTAAGACTACGAGGCCAAGCCCTCCGTTCGAAGTGATACTTAAAAGGTTGGAAAAAAAGTATGCTACCTGTAATGCTACTGTAGGCAAATGCCTTTAATCTTTGAGGAAATGTTCCTTCATATATGTTTGAAGGTTAAAATACGAGAAGCCCATCCCGAGTTCTGGGCGTTTCTTGTTGATGAGGAATCTTGGCTCTCCCAAAATCTTTTCTAAGACAGAATCAGTCTTAAAAATGCTTTTTTTCTCGGGATTAGCTAAGTCGTGCTCCTTGACGTATTGGCTGATAGCTGTAGTGACCTTTGGTCTAGAAATAGTAGTATCAAAAGGGACCTTGAGGAACTCTGCTAGCTCTTTACTGATTTTCACGTCTTTAACGAACCCGTGAGACATCAATGATACATTTCTCTTTGGTCTCTTGGTATTTTTACGATGCTCTTTAGTGTAAAGGGATTTGATAACCTTGAGCTCTGCTTCTACGACCTTCAATGATTTAATGAAGATTGAAACAGAATCTAAGGTGTTTTTGATTTTATCACCCAAAGTTTCTCCGATACAAGCGACCTCGACTGTCTCGACGGGTTCGACTGTCTCAACGGGTTCGACTGTCTCAACGGGTTCGACTACTTTGGGAATTTCGACGACTTCAGGGACAACGATTTCTGCCACTGTAGGAGCAATCTTTACGACTTTTTGTTTTTTAGGAACACTGGTTTTCTTTGGGGCCTCCATATTACTGTTAATCAGTATAAAAAGATTCCTTTCTAAACGCAAATTTTACTGTGGTGTACGCTGGTATTTATTTTATTTTTTAATAGAACTTATAGTAGTTTGAAACTTGAATAGGACTTCTTTGCCTGCGATACTTACTTTGGTTGGTTTGACAATTCTAGCAACTTTGTACTTGTATTCTTTGTTTGCTTCTTTGAGAACGACTGTTGACTGGCATTTCTTAGAATTTTTGTTAGCCTTGCACGACAAGTTAAACGCTTTTGCTGCGGCTGCTCCTGGGGAACTTGCTGAAATCACACTTCCATTAAACTTCTTGTTTTTAATAAAAGACCCTCCATATGAAATTTTAACTAATTCAAATTCTCTCGTCATTCAGATTAGTTTATATCATAAGAAAATAAAAAATTATTTGTTTATTGTATGTCGAACGATGTGTTTACGAGTAGAATGTCTGATAAAGCAGGGTACGTCAAACTTGTCTGTGATTTTTTGGTGTTAGAAGAAGGAGAAAGAGTAGTTTTGAAAGGAAATGGAATAACCGACGTAATTTCCAATAATCAAAGATGTATCGTCGTAAAAAATAGGGGTTCTTTTGTCTTGAGCTTGGACTCTACGGTTAATGGTAATATAAAAATTTCATTCAAACAAGGTAATCCCAGGACTATAGGGATATTTTCAAAGTCTTCAGAAAAGAAACTGAATTTAGGAGTTAAGATTTACAATGACCCAAAAACTTTTGAATTTCTAGAATACACTGATGCTTTAATAGACTCTGTTTACTTCGAGGTCCCTGCAGACTACCACACGCTTTTCTTAGAAAAAACTTTAAATAACTGTATAAAATTAGGGATAAGAAACGTATTTTACGTTTTTAAAATTTCAGATTCAGAGTCTCTACTAAATTTAAGCAGTACTGTAGAATTCTTAGATGCTTCTTCAAGTGTAATTCAAAAAGTTTTTGTAATATTAGAAGACGCGATTGATATCCCTGGGAGAAAACTGAATTATCTTGAAGATATTCTTGAACTTTTCAAAGACCGGAGGGTTTCGCCCGTTTTCTCTATACCATTCGGAGTTGTTAAGACTCCTAAATTTAATATCAGGGAAGAGTTCATAGAAAATTTAGAAAATTTAAAAAAAGTGTTTATAGACGCGGTGTCTTTTATGGGAGAATTCCCTTATTTAATCGGGTTTGACTGCGGGTCTGTATCTACCGGGCTTACGAACGATGACTGGATAACATACATTTTCGGGATTGCTACCCTCGTTAGATGCTTAGGGACTTCGAAGCCAATTCTTTATAATATACCCGGAGGGCACTCTCCTGTTAATAATGAAAAGAAAATTTCTAATTTAACCAGAAAGCCTTACACTCCTCACACTGAAACATCGAAAGATTTTTCAAGTTCTGCAGGAGCATTCTTCTTTGGAGGAAATTTAAATCGTCAAGAAGAACAAAACTTTTGGAATGATGACGCGGCTGACACTCCTCATTTAAATTTACTTGTAGACAAAGGGATTTCGCATCTTCTATTTGGTCCAAAAAACGAACAAGAAGATACTGAGTGTGTGCCTTGTAAAAACAATTGTTATACAGTATTAGACAGTAATTACATTCTAGAATGTATAAAATCTAATTTTTTTTGAAATATAGTTGTATAGACAATCTTAGGATGAATGAATCCGTTGATATTTCAAAGAAAATCATTAAGACAGTGCGAAAAGAACTTGGTATTCCTGAGAATCTAGACCCTAAATTTTACAAACTTGCTGAAAACAAGTATTCTAAAGGAGATACAACCACGGTGTTTGTTACACAAGACGTTGAAGGTAATATACTAGAACTTTCAAAGAAAAAAGGGCCTTTTGTAGTAGGGCAGTTGCTTTATTCGCAAATTGTAAAAGGCTCTAAGACCGTGAAAAGTGCGAAGTCTTTGGGGCCTGCTAAGTCCTTGAAGCCTGTGAAGTCTTTGGGGCCTGTTAAGTCCTTGAAGCCATTGAAGCCTTGTCCGCCTGGAAAAATAAGGAATCCTGAAACTGGACGGTGTGTCAACGAAGTAAAAAAAATAAAAAAATCGAAAAAATAAATATAATAGAAGATAGAATCAGAATGACGTCTAAGACTTTATCTGTCGAATTTAAGAAAAAATTACTTGATATGAAGACTGAAAACATTAAACTTAGGCAAAGAGCAGTCTTTATAGACTGTGTTTCAGCCCCAGGAGAAATTATCGAGTTCCCTGAATGGAAATCTTTCACTAAACTTCAAAAAATAAAAAAACTCAACGAATACTGTAAAATTCACAGTATCCCTACTCATTTAACTCTGGACAATTTATCAAACTATACAGTCTCTAACATAGTATTCTGTAAAGACTTGCAGCAAGTTAAATCTGTAAATTTATCTAAAAAATAATGGTTCTATACTAATAATTTATTGTATAGAATCATTTTTTTTGCGTACTTTCTAAAAATTAACTTCAGCAAATGAGAAGGAAATTGGCTCAAACCCAGGTAGTAAAACGCCAAGAGGTTTCTTCGAAACTACAGGAGCTGTTGGGGAAACTTCAGGAAAGTTTTGAGAAACTACTGGAGCTGCTGGGGAAACTTCGGGAGTTTCTTCGGGCTGTTTAGAAGTTTCTTCGGGTTGCTCGGCGATTTCTTCGCAAACCACTTCTTGTGGAACAGTATAAGATTCGAAATTTTCTTTTTTCATAAGGGTATTTTTCAAGTCAGCCAAGAAAGCATCTATCTTCTGTTCTTTTGTAATGTAATTTTCCTGCATTCTTATTGTTTTTAAACATATATATTCTGAAACTATGCTTATACTTACCATAAGAATCAAAAAAACCAGAACTACTTTCATTGTCGTGTCAAGCATCTTATACTATATGTAATAAAAAAAACTTCATTTGAAAGCTTGGCTGACAGAGTTGTACCCTACTTCATAAAGATATTCTTTTTCTTCTAATGTTAAAGAAAAATCCAGAGACAATCGTATATCTGATGATACTTTAATGAAGGCTATACCATTAACTTCTGCGAATTTTTCGCTACATTCATTGATTATTTTGAAGGAAGTCTTCAACAAATTGTAGAAATAGTTTTGACAACCTGATGCTCCTCTATTTTCTTCTTCTAAATTCAGACAAAGTGTAGTAGAATTGTCTTCGCAAGGGTAATTCACAGGGATATCATTGGTTATTCCTCCGTCTACGTAATGATTTCCTTCGAAAAGGATAGGTTGGAACAGTATAGGGATAGCCATAGAAATCCTTATGGCAAGAAATACAGGCATATCTGGGGTGCTAAAAGAATCGAAAAATCTACATTCTTGTTTGTCTACGTTAGTACCGCAAACTACAAGACTTTTTCCTGTGATGTTCTGCAGCTGAGAAAATGATATTTCTGGAGACAATCCTTTGGAACTTATACATTCTTTAACGAATTTTTCAACAAGTTTACCATCGTCTAAACCTAACGTTTCTAGAAAAGATGTCATAGAGAGAGACTGTAAATTACTGAATTCCAAATCCCAAAACAGTTTTTTCAATTGAGAAGAGGTGTAATTGAGAATCATCAATAGAGCCGCAAGGGACCCTATGGATGTCCCTACAAACTCGTGGATACCTCCAAAGGTACCCTTGTTCTCTTCAAAATACTTCAGAGCCCCTACATAAGCTAACCCTTTCACAGAACCTCCTGAAAGTACTAGTCTCTTAAAAATTTTTGTCATACTTTTAAGAACTAATTTTTTTTAAAGATTTTATCTTAAAGATTTTATCTTACAAAATAAAATTAAATGATGATGTTAAAGCGTCTTCAGCTACAGTATTAATCGGTTGTTGAGTATGATATCTTGTTAATTCTAGTTGCCCTAATTCTCTAGAATCGTCGTAGATGTGATAAATTATATCTAAGTTTCTCTTCAAGAGTATGTCAGCTTTTTCCATAACTATCGCATGCTTTTTATGGAGGGTTCTGTTAGAGGGAATGCTTATGATAAGGGAATGAAGGTAATTTATACAAATGTTATACTGTATCTCAGCAGCCTCGAAGGTCTGTAAAGCATTCGAAAGGCCTACTTTCTTCGGGTCTTTCTCGGCTTCTTCTTCGCCTTCTGTGAAATTTATCAGAATATTCTTGACCTTTGGTTGAGGAAGTAATTGTAGTTCTGACTGATGTCTAAGAAGAAGTAGGTTGTCGCAAGCTTTCAGACTGCTTGTGAAAGCCCTGGGGTTATACTTGTAAAAATCTAATTTTATATTATCAAAAAGTATTATCAGATCTGAATCCACATGCAGATACATAGGGGTGAACTCAGGCGTAGCCAGATTCTCTAGTTTTATGAGTATCTGTTCGTTGGAAAATACCTCGTTTTTATCGTAATTCATCAACAATGCTAGGATTAGTAGGATTGCTAAAAAGTGTCCCGGAGTGATTATAATTACAGTAGTAAATACATAAACTGTTAAAAAAACAAGTATTAGTAATCTAGCTAGAAATTTATTGTCTTTCCAAGGTATTTGACTTAGAAAATTCTCTGTCATTATTACTACTACATAATATAAAAAATTTTCAAATATTCATCAATATAAGAGCTAAGATTACTAGAAAAATTCCAACTGCCACCATTCTATTTTCCTTGGTAAAAATATTTTTGAAATCTTCAAAATTATTGACAAATAATAATTCGTCTAGGATTTCGACATATGTAGTAGCAAGATTTACAAGAAATCCTCCTCTCTTAACCACGGGAAGTGGTTGGTTAGCTTTTACTGACAACGCCCGTAGTCTCTCGTTCTTTTCTTCCGGGAATTTTGCATTTTCTAAGTCTACTTCTACCTTTATTTCTTGCGGAAGAGGCTCGTATTTCAAAGGCTCTTCGTTGGAGATTTCTTCTTCGTAAGCATCTAACTCAGCTAAAGTACTGCTGGCCTTTGTATACCCAAGAACTTGCCTAGAAGGAGGTAATGAAATTTCAGGTTCTTTTGCTGCTTGTTCTGTTATGCTGCTTGCGGGAGAATACACGTAATCCATAGTTATATTTTAGATTTAAAAAAAAACATTCGTTTAAGCGTAGTCATTGCTTAACAGTATCTACTTCTCAGTTCCAAAGGAACTTTGTTACCTTCTTGTATCCATTTGGTGATATACTCCGCGTATATTTCTTTTTTAGATTTTTTTGAAACTACTACATCGTGATTCAAGCTTAAAAAATCCAAATTATTGATAATAAAATCTTGCTCTAAGTAGTCTAGTCTAAGTTCCTGCAAATTAATACGTCCTTTCAAGATGTAAACTACTACATCAAAATCATAAAGCGAGTAAGAAAACCCTCTCAAAGCTTTAACTAGCTTTTGTTTTCTAGAAAATATCGCTTTGTTTTGAATTTTTATAGTATTTAAGCGTTGAAGTACGTGCGTGTCGAAAGACAACATACTCTCGCATCTAGAATGAACTAGAATATTCTTAGCTATATCTTCAAAATCATCGTAATCAATGTCTGCGAGAGGATAGTCGTTGTTGTATAAAAAATCAAGTTCTCTTATTTTCAAAAATAAATTTTCGGCTAGCTCTTTGTTCTGTATCTTTGAAATATTCGAAATGTACGTCCTAAACATCCCTTTTGTGTAAAAATTCACGTGTTCTATAAAATCATTAACTTGAATATTAAACCTAACAAGCATAATGCTCTTAAGAATATAAAGTCTTGCGAAGTAAAGCATTTGCCTCCTAAATCTTTGAATATTCTTGTTCTTTTTATACTCTTCTTCCTGTTGAATGTTATTGAACCTTGAACTGAACTTGGAAATTAGGTCTTGTTTAAGAAAAAATTTGATGGGTCTATCCTTATTCCAAGGATTAGTTTTTTGACAATAAGGAACGTTTTTGAAGTCTCTATCTGTTAAGTAAAGGTCTCTTTTTGCAGTTTTAGTGGTTATCAGCGTGTATTCTCTCTGAGTTTCTTGGCACATATTACAAATTCTTACCTTTTTCATAAGGTGAATGACGCTTGTTTTTTTAGAACAAAACACACAAAGATTGTTGTAGCACCAAATGTATCTACTTTTAAATTTTGAATTAGTGTTGGGGAGAATGACCTTGTAATCAGAGAAAGCCCTATTTTTCCACGTTTTTGAATCTAATTTAGAACAATCATTTAATTTTCTACAAGTAGAACTAAAGGCTACGAAATCCTTGGCATTTAAACAGTCATTGATGCTAAGTATTATCTCTGTCGGCAAAGTATTCATACACTAAGAATACAAAAAAATATTTAAAATTTATCAATTACGATTGTCGCGCATACAATTTCTAGTGTCTTGAGCTATAAGCCTGGGGAAACTGCTGACACCATTACCAAACTTGTTTAAATTTTCGCGGACCATAGCGACTGCTTCGACTGCCTGGTCGTCTGCTCGTTCCTTTCTAGTGATTTCTAGTGTTCTCAAGAAGCGAGGGTCTTGTTCTGGGCGATAAAGCTTGTATTCTCCAGGTAATTTCGATTGGTCTTGGGTAAGAACGACTTCCTTGGGGTCTTCGTCGTTTTGGAATTTTTCTTGCTTTTTGAAGAAACTTAAGATATAGCTTAGCATCGTAGTTATCATAGAAATATAAAATAAATTTCTAAAATAAATTTAGATGTACGAAGTTTTGTATCGCATCACAGGCAAGTGCTCATTTGCTTCGTAGCTTTTCTTGGAACTTGTGCTGCTCTTAGCAGATCCGCTGCTCTTCTTGGAACTTGTGCTGCTCTTCGCAGAAGGACTCATCATCGCACGTGAAGGACTCAATACAGACATAGACATAGACATAGACATAGACTGTTCTTTAAGTTTCTTCTGGTCTGACTTGAGTTTTTCGACGACCTTCTTACGCAAGTCTTGGCTACTTTTATCAGAATCTAAAGAACTTAGCTTATTCATTAGCATACTAACAGATGCCTTGTTAAGAACCTTGTTAGATCCAAGTATGGCGTCTATCGTAGCTCTCTCTTTTATATTGGCGATAGATTGTTTTTTAGCAGCAGATTCCTTGCCTGTAATCTTTCTAAGAATCCCTGTAGACCCTATGATAACCTTGCTAAGAAGAGGATTGCTTTTATGGAAGTCAACTATTTTGCTCGTTTTACTTGGATCCATACTTGTTATAGTATTACAAATACAAAATAATTTTTTAGAATTTATTTTATAATCTAATTGTAAAAGGATTCTAATCAGATGTACGGCACTTCTTACACCGATTTAAGCGAAACAAACAAGTTTGTCGCAAATTCTCCTTCCAAAAAGACTCCAGTTTTAGTCAGGGACGTTGATTCTAAAAAATTCGTAGAATACAAGACTGTGAAATTCTCTGCTCCAAAAGAAGATATCCTTGCCCCATTTCCATACATTTCTGTAAGCCCTTACGACGTAGACTCTATCACTAAACCCGAATTCCAACCTAATAAGAAAACTTGCAGGGAAGACACTGTTCCTTTCTATTCAAGAAGCTTCTACTTATTTGAAAATCTAGAACATCCTCCTGTTTCTGAGAATTTGTTGGAATTCCCTGGTGGTATAGACACCAGGAATTGAAGAAATTGCGATTGATAATCGTAATAATATTCTACATTATTTTTAATTAACGAAGGACTGTGTAATAATGTGGGACTCCGAAGAAAGAAGGAAGTATATGAAACTTAATAATTTAGACCCCTATAAAATTCTTGGAGTCAAGAAAGACACCAGTTTGAAAAATATCAAGAAAAAATACCACGCTCTTGCTTTGAAGTTTCATCCTGATAAGATTAAAAAAGACTCTAAGGAAGGTAGCGTCAAGGGCGTAGATTTCAAAATTCTCAAGGAGTGCTACCTGTTCATCAAGGATGATTTAGAAATAATTACACACGACGATTCAAAGTGCGTAACTCTTCAAGAACTCAAAGACCAGCGAAATGAACCTGTGATTTATGGAGAAGACAGGAACTTTTTCACTACAAACTTCGAAGACCCTGAAACAAGGAAGATGCTTTTCCCTAACGACGATGTTCCTTTCGGCGTACCGAGAGAAATCTCTACAGAAACAGAATATTCTAACAATTTAACTGTTCCTGAAAATATTTTTGGAAAAAAGAAATTTAATTTAAAATATTTCAATGAAGTATTTGAAGCAAGAAAAAATGTTAATAAAGCACTGCAGGTCTTCTCGGAACCCGAATCTTTAGAAGCTCATTCGAGCCTTGGGCGTGGAGGGATAGCTAAATACGGCGGCGTTATCATAGAAGACTCAAGGAAGTATACAGGCAATCTTGCTAACTTCAAGTCTAAAACTTCTGAAAAGGACATACCATTGCCTAAACTCAAGAAAATAATGAAAACTATGAAGAAAAATAATGTTGAACAACCTTTAGAAGACATTGAAACCTTGTTTAGCAGGAAGAAGAGTCAGGGGATTATCTTGCCTCCTCAAAGGATTAGTATGGTAGAGGCAGAAGAAAATTTGCGTAAAATCAACCTGGAGTCTACAAGGGATTTGCTTAAGAAAAATAAAGAATATATCAAGGAAAAACTTCACGTGTATCCAGAACACTTTAGAAAAAATTTAGAATTTTAAATCTTACGCGTTAGAAATTCAAAAAATTTAGATTTACTAATAACAATAGTGATGGTAAATCTGAAATACAAGAACGTTTGTATAAGCGAAATAACTGTAGATGTCCCTGAAAAATGCAGGGACGAATCTGGGGGGTACTCCTCTGCGGTCAAATACCAAGGAGAACCTTTATCGTTCCAATCTCCTAAATTGGAGATACTTTCCAAGGACACTGTGAGGTTTAATATCATAAAAGAACCTTTGTTTTACAGTTTTCTAGAAGATTTACAGGATTTTTTTGTATCTACTTTGTCAAAAAATTCAGAAAAATTCTTCAAAGGAAAGAAGTTTTCTGAAGAGAAAATAAGAGAATCTTTGGGTTTGATGAGTTTAGTAGAAGGAGAAGTCTATCTTCGGAACCTCGATATGGGAGATTCTACTTTTTTTGACTTATTACATGAAGAAACCTCTGCTCCAATTTCATTCCCTTACGTTGGGAATTGTATTCTCCAAATCAAGGCTCTCTCCTACGTAAAGTCTTTGATACTGCCTCTATTCAAAGTATTGAGTATAAAAATCGGCAAAGAAGTCAGGATTAAACCAGATTCTTGCGTTCTTCTTGACGAATGCGAGGAAGAAGAAATCCAAGAAGAAGAAAAAGATAATTTGGATTTTTTTGAAGAAGAATAAACTGCGCATTTTTTGAAATTTTTTTTATATTAGGTTATTATAATGGACTTCAGCAGTATCACCAAGTATTTGCCTAAAAAATTAAGTATCGTCCAGATAGTCATTATCTTGGCTGTTTTAGCTGTAATTATTTACATTGTCGTTAAACATCGAGAAATCAAGGAAGGACTAGCTGATATCGCTTCTGCTTACTCTAAAATCCCTACAGAAGGAGAAGTTCCTATGGTTGAATCTTCTGAACAACCATTTGCAGGCAATGAATTCGAAGGAGAAGGTTCTGCAGAAATCACTGCAGAAGACCTTCTTCCTATGACCCCGGAAGGAGTCGACAATTTCAACAGGCAATTCCCTCTTGCTGACCCTAGTCTAGATTCTAATAATTTCCTAACAGCAGGATTCAACATTGGCATCAATACTGTTGGAAGTTCTAACAGAAATGCTAATATGAGCATTCGTCCTGACCCTGTCATCCCAGAAGTAGCAAATGGTCCTTGGAATCAGTCTACTATCACTCGCGATACCGAAAGAAGACCTCTAGATATCTGTTAAATCATTAAAGAAGTAAAAAAAATGATTAATTTTTTATATTTTTTTTAAATGAGTACAATGCTCGCAGTAAGTAAAACCAGTATCGTAACAGGAATTTGTTGTGGAAAAATTGACAGCGAGATAGACCTTCATCAATTTTTTGAAAAACTTGAAATAAATGACGCAGTTATTGGAGCTAAATTCCACGGTAATACCAAGGGAAATATCTCAAATAACAGGTCATTCTTCAACCAAATAACTTTGATAGTGAAAACTCCTGAAAAAACAGTTAATGTGAAAATTTTTGGCAATGGAAACCTTCATTTCAGCGGTATCAAAACCCTGAAAAATGCTCAAGATACTATGGATATACTCAATCTTCAACTTGCGAAGATACGAGGTGAAGAAAAAATTGAAATTCTTGTAATCAATGATGTGCTTTACGATAAAAAAAATTATGAAAAATATTCTTCTTGTAAAGAAAAAAATAGGTTCGAAATGACTAAAATCTACTCTTACCCTGACTCTGACGGGAAAGTTCGTGTTATCGGCTTCAAGAAGCACGAAGACCATATCATCGACAAAGAAAACACTGTAATCGAAGGAGACTACTTCGTCTCTATCAAGTTCAAAGACTGTATCAAAAAAATATTCAATAAGTCTGGGGAAGAAGTAGGATATTACACTTACAATTCGGTTTACAAAAGAAAAAATGTAATACTCAAAGGTAAGAAACTAATCCAAGAATCTGAAACAGTAGTAAGGATAGAAAACTCCTATGGGGATACTGTAGGGACTATAACTAAAACTATCACACAAAACCCTGAGTGTATTATCCCTGTTTCTGGAGAATTCTTGACAGACTACTCTTGCCTAGAGAAAATTGGAAAATTGGAAAATTTGAATCTTCAGATGTCTAATCTTAACTGTAAATTTACAGTAGCTTCTCCTTGCGGAAATTTCTTCAACAAGAACGCGTTAAATGACATACTTTGTAAAAAGTACGACTTAGAATCCTATCTCAACAAAGAATCAGGGTATCAAGGACTTTCTTTGAAGATGTACTACCCAGAAGAAAGCAAAAAAGTTTCTATATTATTTTTCAGAACAGGAACTGTATTGATGTCTGGGTGTGTTTCAAAGGAAGAAATCGTGAGGGCTAAGAAAGATTTTGTGAAAATTCTTCAAGAAAACTCAGACGAAATACTTCTCAAGGAGAACTTCCTCGTCGACGAAGAACAAATGGACCAGGGTTTAACCATATGGAACTTGATGTAATTCTGACAAACAAAACAAAAAAATTAATAAAATCAACAAAAACTAACAATAAAATTCAAATATTGTTAGTTTTTTTACTTTTTAAAGAAGATGATTATGAGAAGTAGTATGATAATCATATTGCTGATATCGTAAGGGCTTTTATCAGAACAACAATTACAGACGCTCGCAGGACGGGCAATACCTGTAGTTTCTTTCGAAATCGAAGTGATTTCTTGAGGGTTTTCTTCATTTAAAACAACCGGAATCGTTTCTAATTCTTCGTCGAAATTTGAGCTATTGTAAAAAGCGAAAGCTTCTTCAAGATTTGCGTAGTTCATCCTTTGTTATTAACACACAAAAAAATTATTTTGCTTTTGGTTTGTTAGGTCCACGTGGTTTCCTTTTCTTAGGGGCTACAACTTCAGCCTCGCTGCTACTACAACTCGACACATCATAGTCATCATTGCTTAATTTTCTGAGAAGTTCTTCTGATTCTAAGCTAGGTCCAGACATCATACCTCCTCGACTTTTTTTCTCTTTATTCATCAAGTCGATGATGTCAGAAACCCCGCCTGCTCCGCCAGCAGCCTTATCTACAAGCATCTTATTGAGATGGAAGAAGAATGCTGAGCTAGCAATCATAGTGATTAGCTTTATCTCTGGACCCATTTCTATAGTTCCAGCGTATTTACAGTAAATTTCCTCAAAGACTTCGTCGTAATCGTCCTGGGTTTTCAAAATTTGAGCACTCCATCCGTCAAGACTAGCAGGAGAGTTTGGCAAATTCCTATTTACCATTTCTATGGTGTTAGCAAAGAACACTAGCCCTTGTTTACAGTAATTTACACCACTCTCTATCTCCTTTTCTTTCTTTAGCCTATCGATTTCTCCTTTTATAACACTTGAACGGTCTTCTGGTCCAAATCTTCTAGAACTTACGTAGCCCCTGGAATGGAGTCTTTTGAGCTGAGCGAGGTATCTGGACCTAAGACTTTGCTCTTCTTCGAACGAGACGTAAGGTTCTATAACTTCGTTTTCTCCTCCGTAGTCCCCCTCGTAGCCTCCCAAAGACCCCCTTGAGGAAGTGCCTTCGGCGACACTCTCGGAGTCTGCTTCGAATTCTTGAGGTTTCTCTTCTTTTGATTTATTGGCGAAGTATTCTAGCCCCATTTCGTCGTGAAACGAATTTCCTTCTCCTTTGCTAATACTTGCTTCCATAACGTCTTTTGAAGAATCTCCTCGTAAATTACTAACATTAAGTGTTTTATTGCCTGTTTCTCTTTGAATGTTAATAGACATCTCTGTTAGTCTAAGCTAATTTATTTTTTAACTAAAAAATACGCGAACAGACGATTAGTTAAAAAATATTTGATGATATTGCTATTACTGTTCTACGATATTACTGTTCTACGATATTACTGAGGATAAATTTGAGACTTCCCAGACTTCCTACTGAGTATTCCAAGATGAGAGGGTAATCGTTTTTGAGGTAAATGGATACAGCATTACAAAGATTGGTAGCTTTGGTGAATAATAGTAGAAATTTCAGATTGAAAACTCCTTGAATAATCCCTGCATTTCCAGAACGAGTGTTATCACACTTCCCTAGCACTATACGTTGTTCTGAGAAGTCTCCTTTGTAGCAAAAAATCAACTGTTCTCCTATGCTTTTTATCTCCACCTTGTTTCCTATACCAAGAGAATTCATATCTTTGCAGATTTTTTGGAATTCTACTGATGGTAATACTATGACGCTTTCGAATTCTACATCAGGGATTTCGTGGTTAGAGAAATCGACATCGAGGAGACGTATGACGCTCTCAAACATTCTGTTTTTCTCACTATTTTCCATCCTAATACGTAAAGAATTGGGGTCATTTTCCGACACGAAGAATGAGATAGTATCGCTGTTCTTAGCAGTCTTGATAATTTTATAGAAGTTATTACTGTTAACTCCTACTACTATCTTCCTAGTACAATTGTAAATTTCGAACGCTTTTTTTTCAAGAACAAGGTGGATAAGGCAGGTTTTTCCACCGTCTAATTCGACGATTTTGATACCGTCAGGCATAAAGATTATATTGATGTCTGTAAGGAGAACGTCTTTAAGAACTTCGAAGAGGATTCTTAGGTTAGAAGACTGAACGCTTTGTAATTCAAGAATGAACTTTTCCATATTACGTACATTACACGTATTCTTTTTAAATTGAAGAAACTTCAATAAATTCGAAGAAATTCAACAAAAAACACACTTTTTTCATAATTCTATAGAAAATATATAAACTAGAAAAAATAAAAAAGTTTTAAAATATATTTCTAGAATTTTCTATGGAATTCTAGAAAAAAGTGTGTTTTTGTGAAAAAAATGAAAAAATATCGATATAATTTCTTAAAATACAAAGAATGCTTACTTACGACACGAATATAATCGAAGATATCATATCAGAACAAAAATCGAAAGAAGAAGAATGTGATATATGGAAGAATAGTATTTATAAAAACTTAAGACATCTTCAAGCTAATAATGTTGGGGTTTTTGGAGAAAAATTCGTTGAAAGAACTTGTAATCTTGTAGACATCCGTTGTTGTTGTGATGGTACTAAAACAAGACTTTCTGGTTGCGATGGTGAAATTCTTGGAATTAATGTGGAAATCAAAACAGCTTTACAAGGTTCCAAAAATCCAAGTTTTCAACACGAACTTGGGTTAAGTCCGTGGTTTGGGGCAAAATTTATGATTTTCGTAGATATAGCTCCAGACTGTATTTATCTAACTATTTTCAAAAATTTTGACGAAATAACTTACAAAAGTAAGAAAAAACTTCTTACTTTTCCAACAAAAACTATAACTCAAAGAAGTAGTTCTGGAACATTCAAGCTAGACACTACTGTTGTAATAAATGAAGAAAACATCAAATGTGGAAATTGTATCAAGATAAACAAAGATACTGTATTACTTGACATCAAAAAATTCATAACAGCTGTTTTAGAATGATACTTGTTCGTAAATTGTACGACAAGTTGGTTGATAAAAAACTTTTTTTTGCCCAATCGACTGTCAAGGCTTTACTTATCATTTTTTCTTTCATTTCTAAAAAAACAACTCCATACCCTTTCAAATTAGGTAGTTCTTCAAAACTGTTGTAAATTTTCATATCTTCTTCTTTGAAGCAAGTAGATGGTAGATAAATATCGCAACAGTCTAACATTTTTTTATTTCTTGTGGTGCCAGGTGTCCCCCCAGCAGACAACGAATAAATTTTTATATTTTTATTCGCTGGTTCAACACTTCCATCATTCTTGGCTTGATTTTTTGCCAGTATCTGAAATATGACAGAAATATTTCTTGGTTTTGTTGAATCTGGAGAAGAAAATTCTCCAACCAAGTTCTCACTATGAATAAGCTTGTAAACAGATGGTATTCTAGTCATCGGTGAGCCTTTTCCATCACTTCCAAACATCTGTGGAAGTATGAAACACGTATAGTCAGCAAAAGTACTAGAATGGTTGATGAATTTCAACGCTAAATGTCCTCGCAGACCAAATGGTGGATTGCCAAAAACTACGTACTTTTTAGAAGCGCCTGCTGGAGTCCCAGAAACTTCTGGAATCCAGGACAGAAAATCTTGCTTCAAAACTCGCGGGTGCCTTGGCTCAACGTCTAAAAACACAGAGTTTTCTGGTAAAATTCCAATAAAACTCCCGTCTCCGGCAGATGGTTCTACGAAGGTGTATTCTTCTACACGAGCCCCCGAGTGTTTCTGAAAAATTTCCCAGCATTTAGTCGCGAGTTCTTTGCTTGTAAAAATTTGGTCTTTTGAAGCGCTTGAAAACAGGGTGTAGTCTATGTCTTTTCCAAGAATTTTCATAAAATCAAATCTGTATTGCGATGGGACTTTTTCAAGAAGAATCCATCTTCTAACTGTACCATATGAAACATCAAGTTTTTTAGAAATTTCTTTCAAATTCAATTTTTCTATACATTCGTTCAACAATGCAAAACAGTCTTCCATTGATAATTAATTAATCAAGTTTTTAAGTTCTGAAAATCTTCGAAGAAACTTCAAGAAATTCAACAAAAAACACACTTTTTTCATAATTCTATAGAAAATTATACAACTAGAAAAAATAAAAAAGTTTTAAAATATATTTCTAGAATTTTCTAGTAGAATTATGAAAAAAAGTGTGTTTTTGTTGAATTCTTCGATTTTCTTGAAGTTCTCAGAATCCATTTAAAAACTTCTCAAGTTAAGTATTCACAATACGAAGATGAACTACGAAAGCAAAATTCTAGAGTTAGCACACACTAAAAAACGGTTGATAGTTAATGGAATGTATCACAAAGACACTGTTTTCATCGTCGACTTCTACAACTGCTACTGTAATATGATAAGTTTTTGCAAATACAAAACTTTTTCTCTTGAATCATACCTCATTTGTATGAAACGGATACTAACCCTCGTGAAAACCAGAAAAACTGTCATAGTATCTAAGAATATCTTCGAAGTAGACCCTAAGGTTATCAGCAATTTACTGCTTTTTTATCCAAACGTTTCTTACTTTGTAGTCGAAGATGCCTGCGACGTCAAAAGCACAAACAAAGAAAGAGATGACTACTTCTGCATTGCGTATCAGTCTGTGTGTAAAGAAAAAAGCGTCATAATAACCAACGACAAGTTCTCGAATTTTGATGCTTTAGTGAAGGAAATCAAGCCTTTCAATACTACAAAACTCGGGTTTCGCAGTGCCAATAAAGCCTCTTTCACAGAAAAAATGCTTGAAGAAACCAGCAAAGGCTTGTGTTTTTCTAAAATAAATCGTACAAGTTTCAGCTACTACTGCTCGTAAATGAAGATTTATTTTCTATGCTAATTGTAATCAAGATGAATATCGGTAGTAATACAAATCTAAGCGTAAAACAGGAATGTGGAATAATGTATGAGGATACCTTTCATTACGTGAATATAAACTCTGGATTGAGAAATTTTCAACAGTATCCTTTCCATTTTGACTACAAAATTAATTTACAAGCTGATTACAGGAATGTTGCTGAAATTTCTATAGTATCTATGGTAGTTCCTAACACCGCTGGTATAACATCAGAGCCTTATCTTACCCTTGATTTGGGAGACTTGAATTTCATATCATTCGAATCTTCTACTGTGCCACATACAGGGTTTGCTAACATCGTATTTGATACTCCTGTAGGAGGCTTCATCAATTGTAAAGTAGTAGATACTTCAAGAATTTTGAAAGCTCCTATAGCAAAACTGAGCCAAATAACTGTGAAAATCAGGGATGTTCTTGGAAGTCTCTACAAATTTGGGTCTAACAATGGGAGTTTTTTGAAGGCAGACCAACACTCCTTTATCTTGAAAATCAGATGCAGAGAAGTTTCTAGACAGCAAATAAATATCAGAAATGTTTTCTAAGTGTAGTACAAAGGATATACCAAAAGAAGTTGCTAATGAGTAATACTTTGTGTGAATTGTATGCGTTTTGCCGAAAAAATCTGCTTTACTTCCCAAAATTCAAAGCTACCTACGCAAACGGGTCTGTAAGCTATAGTGTAGAATGGTATTCTCAGCTTATTTACACTTCAGACTTTCATCAGACAGACGATGAAGCCCTTAGAAACTGTGTATTTTTCTTATCAGAATGGCTTAAAAGCGAAAAAAATTATTTGAATCTTCTAACTTACGAAGCAATGTCTAAAATGAACGTAGTTTAATGATAATCGTTTAACAAATAATTTTATTTTAGAATTTAACTGTAATGAATAGCACCACTTTTGAAGATTTTACATCTGAAATAAATACTGTCAAGTTAACGAACTTGTGTGTTTCCTCGTTGAACATTGACCCTACCGGAGAATTCTTGGATATTTTACAAGGTATTAGCTCGTCAATTTTTAACGTAGAAGGCAGTACAAATTCTTTGAATGAATTGAATAGTATAGTAGTGAAAGAAGTGTCTAAGTATATACTTGCAAAGCGTAGAGACTTGTTATTCAAGGTAATTTCCCCTAAGAAATACTATGAAAACATCTCCATTTCTACAGAAATCCCTACTTTACTTAATTTTCAGGAGATATCAAGTATTTTTTTAGACAATCTTACTATCGATTACGCCTCCAACTATGTAGTGAATTCTAGCAATAATATAATTTCATTCCAAGAAAGACTAGCTCCAGAAAAGGACTTGTGGTCGGAAAATATCCTTGTGAGAATAGACCCTGGGAATTACACGTCAGAACAATACTTTGAAGAACTCGAAGACTTGATGACGGTTGCTAGCAAAGTGAAAAATTTTTACAATTTCTTCTACGACGATATTACAAATAAAGTAGTTATTTTTACGACAGAAGAAAAATTAGAGTGTCCTACCCGTAAAACAGTAAGAAACTGCTCTAAAAAAGGAGATTTTTTGATTAATCGAGAGCATTCTACTACGCTAAATCTTCTTGGATTTTCAAATAATTTGTTTGAAGAAGGAAGCAATACATTCACAGGTTCTTCGAGAATGAAGTACTATGCCCCATCATTCTTCAATGTGAAAATTTTAGATCAAGATACAGAAGAAATCATTTTTGATTTTGACGTCCCATCGAGCCCTGCGAATCACCTCGCGAGCCCTGCGAATCACCTCGCGAGCCCTGCGAATCACCCTTTATCTTTGAGGTACGACCTTGACCACCCTATCACTGATTTGATAACTCGTGTTTTTCCCGAAGATACAGAAGTTAGCATCAGCGGAAGAATTGAATACATAGTATTAAGTTAAAAAATCATCACGTATTTTTACAAATGGAAATGAAGGCACCTATTTCTAAAAGAGGTCGTAAACAAAAACAAATTATTTTTACTACAAACACCGCAACTACAAGCACAACTTTAGAAGAAAAAATCATACTGAAACTACCTATTACACTTGAAAGAATCAAATTCTTGAATAAGCAGAAAAACTCTGATAATTACCAGAGTTTTACGCCAGAATCCAGAGAACCTACAATCGTTCAAAAAACTTACAAGTATAAAGGGAATTCTAAGCAAGGAGATTCTAGTGTAAAAACTACTGTGTATGACTGTATAAACATCCTTCCAGTAGAAATATCAAAAGAAAAAATTGAAACTATGAAAAAAGACATCAAGACTGATATACATTGTTTCTGGTGTACCTATCAATTTGACACTGAACCAGTTTGTATGCCAGAGTCTTACGACGGTAAAAAAGACATTTTTAAAGTTTTTGGATGTTTTTGCTCCTTTAACTGTAGTTTGTCCTTTGCTATGAAAAACAGGAAACTGGGACACCAAGCACTGATTTCTCATATGCACAAGAAATTTACAGGAAAGTTTATGTCTATAAAGAAAGCTCCTCCGCCGTATTGTCTGGAAAAGTATGGAGGGCCTGTGAGTATAGAAGACTACAGGGCTTCATTTAGGACAGGAAGAGACATAACTATCAATATTTTTCCTATGATTTTTGTACCGTGGCAAATAGAAGATTCTGTTTCCTCGGAGATGTTGAAAAACAACGTAAATAAATTTGAAAAAGACAATGAAGAACCCTCTACGATTTTTCCTAAGAAAAGGAATACAAAGTCTTCAAGCGAAAAGAAAAATGATATTCCTCTGGATAAAAAATGCGACTCTGTGCTATTCAGACTGTCTTGTAAGTAAGTAAGTAAATTAGTTTGATTCTTATAATTTTTTTAAACATAAATTCTAAGAATCAGTTATGGAATTGGATAATAGTGCCACAGGTTTTATCATCATCATTCTTACTGTAGTGACTGTAGCGTACGTTGTGTACACGAATTACAATGATATTTTAGATATCAAAAATAAATTAAACAAATTGCTTGGGCCTGTAGTAGTAAACGCTGCTACCGAAGAACCCGAAGAACCCGAAGAACCCGAAGAAGAGTGTTTATTTTCAAATGAATGGGAAAACAGTACCCCTGTTTTCACAGCTTGGGGCCAGGAAGAAAGGCTTCCGAGTATCTCCGAAGAAGTCGCCGAAGAAGTGGAAGAGTTGCCTGAAATGATCGAAATCCCTCAAGTTCCATTCATTGAACTAACAGAAGTAGTCCCAGAGGTCCTTGAAGTAGTCCCAGAGGTCCTTGAAGTAGTCCCAGAGGTCCTTGAGGTCCCTGAAACAGTTAAGCCTGTTAAAAAAATTTCAGTAAGAAAAAGAAAATCTAAGCAATAAAGTATACATCACGTCAGATGACTACTCCAAAGGCTAAGACTCCTGCTAAGACTCCTGCTAAGACTCCTGCTAAGACTAAAGTTGCTTGCGTCGGAAGAACTGATCCAAAACTCTGGGAAGAATCTAAGAAAGAAGCAATACTTCGTAGTAATGGAATATTTAGTGCTCGTGCGATGCAGTTAGCTGGAGCTATTTATCGCAAAAAAGGCGGAAAATATTGTGGGCCCAAGACAAAAGCGCAGAAAGACCTTACAAAGTGGACTAAGGAAGATTGGAGAACAAAAACAGGAGAACCATCCCTTCTCACAGGGCAACGATACTTGCCTGCAAAAGCTATACTAGCCTTAACAAGCGCTGAATACGCTGAGACCACCAGGCTCAAGAAAGCTGGCCTTGCTGCAGGTATTCAGTTTGTTCCACAGCCAAAAAGTATTATAGAAAAAGTTAAAAAATTTAGATAAGTTTTAAAAAAAATTGAATATTTTTTAAAATTTGATAATTTGTTTAAAATTTCATAGTCTTACCGAGCTTTACCATAAAAATGAAATATTTCCATATAGTGCTCTTGGTCTCGACGGTTGTCTCTGGGCTAATCCATATATTATGGACTTTCTTTATCTCGTCGCTTACAATAGTGTCTCCTTCGAATTCGTCTTTTATTTCATTCAAGAAAAAAGACTCGTCTCTTGCTAAAATCTTCTCGTTATAAGGAGACAAATAGTCGACTACAGTAGCTGCGAAAGACTCTGGGTTCATATATATCATCCCGCTAGCAGAAGTCTGAAGTAGTCTAAGACTAGAGTCTTCTGGGTACATTTGCGATAATTGCGAAACAAGGTCCATAAACTGAGTGTTAAACAGTTTTATTTTGAGAGAATTGTTATCTTTTGACATTCTTTCAGCCTTTTCGGTCTTTTCAGTTAATACTATTATAAGAATATTTTTTTAGATTCTATACACGATTACAATCTAAAAAAATATTATATGACTAATATAACAATGAAAGTAATAAAACGAAACGGCGATTCCGAACAGCTCAACTTCTCTAAAATCAACTACAGGCTGGCAAAGCTCATCGAAAAAAAACCAGTTCTCTCAGGCGTAATTCTCGACGAACTCTGCATCCAAATTATCACAAATCTTTATGACGGTATTACTACAAAAGAAATCGATGAAATTTCGGCAAGATTGTCTGCTTCAAAAATCGATCACCCCGACTACAATACTTTAGCTTCAAGAATTTCCGTAAGCAATCTTCAAAAAAATACTCCAAAAAAATTTAGTCAGGCAGTAGAAATTCTTGGGCCTTCTATCATCCACGCTAAAGTCATCGAGACTGTCAAAGCTTTTACTAAACTAATCGACGACAATATCATTGACGACAACGATTACCTTTACGACTTCTTTGGTCTAAAAACCCTTGAAAAGAGCTATCTCCTCAAGAAAGACGGAGTAATCATTGAAACCCCGCAGTTTATGTTGATGAGAACAGCTCTCGGCCTTCACTGTACTGGAGAAAATATTGAAATTGTCAAGGAAACAGTTGAAAAAGCCCTTGAGAGCTACTCGATTTTCAGCAAACTTCTTTACACCCACGCTTCTCCTACCCTCTTTAACAGTGGCTGCTTAAGACAGCAAAATTCAAGCTGTTTCCTCTTAAATACTACAGATTCTCTTGACAAAATTATGAAAACTTTAGGAGATTGCGCTCAAATCAGCAAATATGCGGGCGGAATTGGGGTAAATATAGGGGATATTCGTGGGAAAAATTCAGTGATAAAGGGGACAGGAGGGAAAACCGACGGTATCATCAAATTACTCCGAATTTTCAACGACTTAGGCAGATACGCAAATCAATGTTTCACTCCAGATACCTGGGTTTATTCCAAAGAAGGTCCTAAGCAGATGGGGGATATTACTACAGGCGACTACTTGGTAACAATCGATGGTTCGTTCAAGAAAGTTAATGAGGTAATCGAAAACAAAGTATCCAAGGAAATACTTGAAATAAGAGCCACTAACACGTTATTTCCTGTTAAAGTAACCAAAGAACACGAGCTGTATTTGATAAAGGGTCAAAAGAAAAACATTAATTATTCCTTGATTAAAAATCGATTAGAAAAAGGCATTGTCAAGCCAGGGTTTTACAGTGCTGGAGAGCTAACAGAAGACGACATAGTAGGATTCCCTATTCCTACCTATGAAAAGGACAACGATATCGACAACCTTGACTTTTACAAATTTTATGGTATTATGCTTGGAGACATACACGGGATTAATGGTAGGAATGAATACGGGGTTTCTTTAGGAAACGACGCCAAGGAAGACCTTAAAGATTCTGTGAAGGAATACCTTGATAAAAAAGGAGTCCATTACTGGGAAAGTCTACAAGAAGAGTTCATACACTTACCTAAGGCTAAAATTATGAAAATAATAGGGGGTCTTCTCAGGACTGACGGAAGTAATCTCAAAGAACTATATTTTTACAGTTCTTCTCAAAAAATGATTATGCAAATGAGATATTTGATGTTGAGAATAGGTATTCTTACTTCTGGATGCTGGGATGAAGATCGGCTAATGTATTGTCTAAGAATTCCAAAACATTCAAACCTACCGAGTAAATTCAGAAACGAAGAGGATTACTCCGATTACTCCGTTTACTCCGATTACTCCGTTTACTCCGATTACTTCGAATGGAATGGGGTTCTTTGGGGAAGAATTAGAAGCATTGAACGTATTCAGTATAGTGGACCAGTATTGGACTTCAATATGGTTGATAATCACAACTACTTAACAGATATGGGCTTAGTTCATAACAGCGGTAAAAGGAACGGAAGCATAGCTACGTATCTCCCTACTCATCATCCAGATATCTTAGAATTCTTGGATATCCGTAAGAATACTGGGGATGAAAATCTTAGAGCAAGAGACTTGTTCTCTGCTTTATGGGTTTCTGATTATTTTATGGAGTGTGTTGAAAATGATACTGACTGGGACCTTCTTTCCCCTGACGAGTGCCCTGACCTCAGCAACTCCTTCGGAGACCATTACAAATCCCTTCACAACAGATACGTTAAAGCAGGGCTTTCTAGACAAACTCTTAAGGCTAGAGAAATCTGGTCTAAAATCATAGTAAGTCAAATCGAGACAGGAATGCCTTATATGCTTTATGCTGATGCTGTAAACAGAAGGAATAATCAAAGCAATCTTGGCACTATTAAAAATTCAAATCTTTGCGTTTCTGGAGACACAAAGATACTTACATCCAAAGGACACCTTAAAATTTCTTCTTTGGAAAATGAGAGCGTGGAGGTGTGGAATGGGGAGAAATTTACAGAAACTGTCGTAAGAAAAACAGGGACTTCTCAGCATCTTATGAAGGTAATGACTTCTGACGGAAGTGAATTGTTCTGTACCCCTTATCATAAATTTTACAATACCGACGGGGATTGTATAAGAGCAGCTGACCTTGTAGAAGGAACTTACCTTGAAACCTGTTCTTTCCCTGTAATCAAATCAGACAGAAATTTGGAAATGATACAGCAGTTATTTGATAGGGAGTTGTGTAGAAAAGAAGATAAATTTGAGGTTAGCAACCCTTGTAAAGAATATCTCGCAGAAATAAAACTTGTTCTGCAAACCTTTGGATGTAATGTTCTTCTCAAACAAGACAGGAATTCTTGGAAATTAGTGTTATCCCACAGAGACGTATACGACCTTTACTTTCTAGGAATCAATTTCAAAGGCTTTATACCCGTAGGAGAAAATAAAAGATTGCTTGGTGTACGTGTCGTGTCTACAGAATTCACAGAAATGCTCGACGAAACTACTTACTGTTTCACAGAAAGCGAGCGAGGCAAAGGAGTATTCAACGGGATTCTTACAGGAAACTGTGCTGAAGTGATGCTTAGGGCAAACGAGGAAGAAATTGCTACGTGTAATATAGCTACAGTTTCTCTTCCGAAACACGTTTCTACACGTGAAAATGGTGTGAAGTATTTCGACTTCGATAAATTGCTTGATACAGTAGGAACTATCGTAGAAAATCTCAACAGGGTCATAGACGTGAATTTCTACCCTGTACCAGAAACTAAGAGGTCCAACGAATCTCATAGACATATAATTATTGGTGCCCAAGGCTTACAGAATTTATTCTTTGAATTAGGAATCCCTTTTGAAAGCGATGAAGCCAGACTCTTGAATAAGAAAATTTACGAAGCTATTCATTACGCAAGTATCAAGAAAAGTTGCGACCTTTCTAAAATCCACGGGCCTTACTCTTCCTTCGAAGGCAGTCCATTGTCAGAGGGAATTTTCCAATATAACAGCAGTGGATACACAGGAGAACTTTCTTTTGACTGGGACTCTCTGCGCAGTGAAGTAGTAAAGCACGGTCTTAGGAACAGTATGCTGACGGGAAGTCCTCCTACAGCAAGCACAAGTCAGATTTTAGGAAATTATGAATCATTTGAGCCTCTTACAAACAATTTTATGACTAGAGACACTCTCTCAGGCAATTTCCCTGTAATAAATAAATATCTAATAAACGACTTGATAAAAATAAACCTTTGGAATACAGAGATAAAGGAGAAGATTATGAGAGAAAATGGAAGTATCCAGAGTATCCCGGAAATACCTGAGAATTTGAAAAACTTGTATAAAACTGTATGGGAAGTTTCTCAGAAAACCCTCATAGATTACTCTGCTGACAGGCAATTATTCACAGACCATTCTCAAAGTTTGAATATTTTTATGACAAATCCAAGTATTGCTAAGATAAGTAGCATGCATTTCTACGGATGGAAGGCAGGACTGAAGACAGGGATGTATTACTTGAGGACTAGAGCTATGGTGACTCCTGAGAAATTCACTGTATCTTCGGGTAGTAATACTAATACTAATAGCGTCAATCCCCAAGAAATTTCTTGTCCTCTAAAAAAACCAAATTCTCCTGAAGAGTGTACTGCTTGTAGTGGATAAAAACTGTCAAACATTCATTAAACTTTTCAAAAAATATTTTTGAAAATTTTAGTTTTCGCAAAAACACACTTTTTTCATAGATTCCATAGAAAATTCTAGAAATATATTTTAAAACTTTTTTATTTTTTCTAGTTTATATATTTTCTATAGAATTGTAGAAAAAACGTGTTTTTGTCGAAGTCTGTTAAAGTCATCTGCTACTTTTCTATAGAACTGTGAAAACCATCTATGGTTACTTCACAGTTCTTGTGATATTTACATTTGTTAGCCCTTTCCATAGAAGTCGTTGGATATATTGGCGTTATGTGAAGTTTTTTCATTTCTAAATTATGGTTTGGTAGTCCTGTGCCAGAATTTACAAGAATTTTTTTAGAATAAGTTCTAATTCTTTCTACAGTCCCTGTAGCATTTAGATTATTCAGCGCTTTCTTTGCATCGTTTGCATCGTTTGCTTCTTTTAGTTTGCTTGCTTTTTCTCGCTTTTTTTCTTCAGTCTTTTTTCTTATTTCTTCTATATTTATTATTTCTTTCAATTGTAATAGCTCTTCCATTGCTTTCTTCGTTGCCAATTCATTAGACTTTGGAGAAACTTTTGGAAAAACTTTACGAAAAACTTTGGGAGAAATTACAATAATTGGTGCAGTAGGACTGCTCCCGATTTTTGGAAAAACTTTACGAAAAACTTTACGAAAAACTTTGGGAGAAATTAACACGTTTTGAGTTTTTAACACAGCAGCAGTACCAGTGTCGATTTTCAGGTCTTTTGGAGAAACCTTGGGAGAAACCTTGGGAGAAACCTTGGGAGAAACCTTGGGAGAAACCTTGGGAGAAACCTTTGAGAAAAAATCTATTTTTATTGTATTTGGCGCTGCAGGAGCATCAGCGTCGATTTTCAGGTCTTTTGTAAAAATCTTCAATGTTTCCAACGCCTTCTTTTTAGCAGATTCCCTCCTTTCCACCATCTTTTTTTCTACAATATCAAAGATTTCTTTTGCATGTTTTTCTTCCTGTTCTTTTAATTTATTTTTTTTCAGAATTGGATCAACTATTGTAGCGTATCCAGCACCTAAAACCCCTGCTACTGCTAACCCTGCTCCTACTTTTTTAGCAGTCTTCACTTTCACAAGGTCAAAGATTTTTTCTGAACTTTTCTTGTATTTGTTCTTGAACCTATTATTTGCTTGTCGTTTCATAATAAGCTTCAGTATACTCATATACCAGGAAAAAAATAAAACCTTCTATGAAATTCGAAAAGTAAGTCAAGAAATCAACAAAAACACACTTTTTTCCAACATCCCTCGTAAATTCTAGAAATATATTTTAAAACTTTTTTATTTTTTCTAGTTGTACAAATTTCTATAGAATTATGAAAAAAGTGTGTTTTTTGTGGAGAAAAGCTTCACCACCATCTCTTTGGTAATGGCGGAGGAGAATAAGACTTTTTACGCGGGCTAGATGTTTTCTTGGTAGATGTTTTCTTGGTAGATGTTTTCTTGGTAGATTTTTCATAGGAAGCCTCGATATAAGCATTTTTCATTCTTGAATTATGATTTGGTAAATTTCTAGAATATTCGTCTTTGAAAATTTGTTTCGAAGTATTTGTATAATATTTACCGCTATCAGAACCATCTCTACTGTATTCCTGGGTTTTTTTTTCTTTTCTTTTTTGAATAGCCTTGTTTTTTATTTCTCCAGGAGTGAACAACTCGATGTCTTCGTGTTGGTATTCATCAAGAAAGTTTTTATAAATAATAGCACGCGCTTTGTCAGCGTATGGTGAAAGGTCTGGACTACTTGTATCTGAAAAAATTGGACTTCTTGAATTTTTAGGGACCGTTGGGCCAATGCTAATTTGTTGGTCCTTGTATAGATAACTCTGTTTATCTCCGATAATTCTTGTAATTTTATTAACACTTTCTTTAATATATTTGTTGTAATTTTCAGAATTTTTCTGTATATAACCAGAGCTTGATCTTTTGAGCTTTGTTTGTCCTGCCACTTTTTCGGTTTTAAACATAGAAGTTTTACTTTTTTCTCCAGGAACAATCCTTACAACGCTTAGAGATCTACCCTGACTTTTTGCTTTGTCGTAAAATTTTTTAAATCTAATGTCATCTTCTTCTAGATTCTTAACAGAAAAATGCTGATTTTCATCAACTTCTACCATCACAATATTCTTATTTAACGTGTTTCGAATTAATAAGTCAGGACGCTGTTTGTCGTGGTAAACTGTATCATATTTCATATCCAAATCTAGTCCTGGCAGACTTTTTTTCACACCTCGTGTAATATCGTTCAAAATCTGTAATTCCATTCTTTTATGACTAGCGTGTTTTCTAGAACTTTGCTTTATACATCCAACACAAACCACAGAACTACCTACGTCATACTGGCTAATTTTATCGCATTTTTCACCATCACATTTAGTTTTTTGTACTCTATCCATAATGTATATTAAACATAAATAAAATTATTTTCAAGTAATATAGAAGAATGACGACCTTAAAGGATTATTTTTTTAAACGAATATCTGTGGAAGAATACGAAAACGACAGAAATACCAAGATTACAAAGGAAATATGTACCGATGATTACTATGTCCAGTACGGTATTAATAAGCGCAAACAGGTGAGTATGGATCTACACAGAGCAAAAGCTAGTGTTAATATATCAAAATTAGTGCCTAAAGACGTCAAGTGCGTATTCTTCACGTACTGTGAAGGTTCAGAAATGCCTAAATTACCTGACGATGTAGAGGTTCTGTTTTTTAATAACTGCGATTTCAAGAAATTCCATTTTCCTAAAAATTTAAAGGAACTTTATTTTATTTCTATGAATAAGATAAAAACTTTCCCAGATTTTTCAAACCTAAAGAAGCTCTGGTCCCTTGACATACAACACTCCAGACACAATATTACATTCCCAAAGACTCTTCCTGCAAGTATTAAATATATTACTCTAGGTCCTGATAGATTTTTAAAAAGTTCCCTGAAATTCTTGCCTCCTAATCTAGAAGCTATATCTATACAAAATTGCGCCCTTATAAGCAAAGTCCCGGATCTAAGATATCTTGAAAATCTACGTTTTATATCTTTGGCAAACGACTTTTCAAGGGAAGTTTCCGTTTCAAAGAAGTTATTAGAAATGAAGGGCTTGCGTATAAATATAGAAAGTAATGGAAAACCATATAAATTCTAAAAACTTCAAGAACTTCGCAAAAACACACTTTTTTCTACAATTCCATAGAAAATTCTAGAAATATATTTTAAAACTTTTTTATTTTTTCTAGTTGTACAATTATACGTATGATTACTTTGAATTCGTTGAAAATCAGAAAATTGTTGATAGTTGAGTTGATAGTCATTGGAATTGTAGTAGTGCTACTACAGCTAGTCATTTACAAAGCTTTAACTGGAAGTTTTCCATCTCCAAAACTAGAGCACTTCAACCAGATGATTCTTGGCGGTTTTCTACTTGGTGTATCCACTCATCTCATCTTCGAAGTCATTGGCGCTAACGAAGCTTGGTGTAAGTTCACTTACTTGAAGTAAGCAGCGATTTCTTCTGGTGTTGAGAGAATTGTCTCGGAAGGCCTAAGAACAAATCGTCTTGAATCCAAGGAATCAAGGCGCAAAGTCCCTGACAAAATCTCATCATCATTTAGGATATCTAAAGACAATTTTTTTAGATATTTTTTCAACTGAAATTCCTTCAGAAGTTTCTGGGTTATAGAAATTTTTTCACTATATACAGTGTTAGTGGATTTCTTGACTTTCAAAAGCTTAGCTCTAAGCTCTGTGTTGTGCTTGAGTAAAGTGCTTGTATCATAACGCAGTCGTTGATACTCTTCGTTTTGTGAAATTGCCCGCAAGGCATTAGCATCACTGTATTTGCTTTTGATTTTTAAATTTTTTATGTACTCTACGTCTGGGACTCGAGCAACTTTAGGAATCGCAGGGGATTCTTTCACAGGTACAATTATCTTACACGTTGTTAATAAAGCCATAACTTTCTCGTCTTTCCCTATCAATTGTCCTACACAATTGTAAGCACTTACTTCTAGATTTTGTAATAAGGAGTATTGGGTATTAGCATCTACTAGACCGTCTTCTATCTTCACAATTTTTAGCCTGTAAATAGGAGGAGAAGGAATGATTGGAAGTATCCCTGACGAAGTAGCTACAAATATACATTTCTTCCCGGATTCGCTAAGAATTTGCCCTGTGATACCAACATCTCCTTTGCTCTCCTTACTGCGGCTGCTGCCGCTCCCCGAGCCCTTATCGCTTAGAATTTCTTTGAGCCTTACGAAAGTGTAAGGAGCTAAAATTGGAGAGAAATTTATCTGACAAGAAGCGTGATAAATTTTCAAAAATTCTAGAAGGTCTTTCTTCATAAAAATTTTCTGTAAAGTTTTGTAGTTTATAGTCTTCACAAGAGGTTCATAATTAGCTTTATTCTTGTAAAGCACTATGAATTCTTTGAACTCAAAATCAACAACTTCATCGCAAAATACAGAAGTTTCTGCGATTACTATGACATTTTTATTGATAATTTTCTGAATAATACTTAGTAATTTCTTATGGTCTAATGTTTTTTCTGATCGAATATACCTTAGAGTGTCTGTGTAAGAAATTTCCAACGAATCTGCGAGCTGCTGGTTGAAATTTTCTTCTAATTTTTTTCTTGTGAGCTTAGCCCCGCAGTAAGAAATCGCCGATAGTAAAGACCCGTCTTCTGTTCCGAGCCTATTAAAGTCTTCTGAAAAATGAGGGGCTATAATCTTAGGCATAATCCCGATTCTTCCATTTTGCAACAGTTTGTCCGTGATTATCACAGGTTTTGAAAGAACATTCTCGTCGCTGAAAATGATTTTTCTTGAATTTAACTTTGTTGCGAAATTGGGCTTCTTTCTCTGGTCTTTTGCGAAACAGCAGATATCACCCTTGGAAGTATACCCTGGGTATTGATACTTTTCATTGTCATTACACGTCAATTTCCCAAACGTAGAGTCTACAGTGTAAGTCTTAGCTACTTCATTAACATTTAAAACCCGAGGCTTTCTTTCCAGGGAACACTTGGGAGCAAATGGTCTTTCTGTTTGAATCTTCTTTTTTTGCGACGTCTTACCTTCTGTATTATTAAGAAGGTTCACGATGGAATCCAGAACTTCAAAAAGCTGAGTTTCTTGTTTAACTCCTGAGACTATAACTGATATAGAATTGTCCGCCTGAATTAGCCTGAGAGAAACCTTGGGACCGCCTACGCCGACGCTAAAATCTAAGCCAGAGTCTGAAGAATTTAGAAGTTTCAAGTTATTTGGAGAAGCTTTGTGTGCTTTTAATATGTTTTTGATACTACCTGTCTGTTTTATCTTACATAGAATTTTTGCATATTTTATAGTTATTTCAGGTTTAGTAGATTTCCCTGTTATTTCTTGAATTTGGTTTATCAAGGGATAAATTGGTTTCACGTAAGTTTTCACATCACTGAATGATGCTGTGTCTTCTGAATTCCAATTACATCTCAGGGATACCCTCGGGCTTGTCTTCGACAAGAACACTGTAAGATACTCTCCTGAAGTGTTTAAGACCTTGAAAGTTAATCCTCTTGGTCTTCTTATATCTGTTCTTCCTGCTAAATTCTTAGTTTCTAAAAGCAAGAAGGTCTTCAGCTGTTCCTTAGGAAGTCCATTCCACACCTTTATTAAAGGCTTAGAAGTATCCGGATCTACTATGTGAGCAAGAGGCACTTCTTTAGAAAGTTGAATTTCTTTCATAACTGTGTTAGCATCCAGGGGTTCTTCTGCTACCCGGATATCCGTGATAGAAGACAGAAGCGAATAAACGTATTTCCCGTTTTCTGTTCTTTGAATGATGGAATTCTTGATTTTTTCGCTCAAATTGATGGGTATTACAGCTGTTTGGGTATAAAGTTCCTGCTTTACTATCTTCACACTCTTCAAGAAATCCTTAACTTCATAGGAAAGGTCTTGGAACATATCTGGGAGCGTAGAGTAGAGTTTCACTGTTGCTACACGTAGTAATTCGCTTGGTTTAAGATTCTTAAATCTTGAAAAACTTTTAAAATAAATCTTGAATTTTTCATTTGAAACAGCGTTAAAGGCGTAAGGGTCGCGGAGTATATCATCGGTTTGAATTTCTCCTACTTCGTAAGTTAAAGAATCCGATGTTCTGCTTACAATTCTTATCAAAGACTTTACAAGAACATCGCCTTCCAGTAAGAATATCTTTGACAATACCAAAGACTCTGAGTCTTCGCTGTTAACCTTGAGTTCTTTTGGGATTTTTTGAAGTATTCCTTTTCTTTGATTTATCAGAATCACCATCGCCTCTATTACTTTTAACGTATAAAAAAATATCAAAATCGATTTCAAGTTAAAGCAATATCTCGTGATAAATCTAACAAGTCGAAATTAATTCACAGATGGAAGGTACTTCACAGATTATAAGTAATAAAAAAATAAAATTATTCAACAAATTTTTTAATGAATTCCTTGAAAGCTACTTGAAGGCTAAAAACCAGGAAATAAGAACATTCAAAATTAAAAAAAGCATAGTATTGAAGACATTCTTCGATGAAACACTTGCGGTAATTGATAATTTCTTGGCTTGCGACCCTGGTAGTTTAAAAGGAATTTCCCTTCTTCGTGATGCTAAGGTAGAGTATTCTGAAGTAGTTTTAGACTGGAATCACCTGCATAATTTATTGTGGATAGTTCAAGATAAAGTATCCTCAGAACACTTAGAAGCTTCTAAAAAAGGCTTAGCTAACCCTTATGTAAAAACTTCGTTGTTGGGGAATTTAATACAGGAGATGTCTGGGGATATCCAAAATTCTTTAGCTAATATAGATTTATCCAAAGTTAATCCTATGGAACTTCTTTCAACTTTGACAAAACCAGGAGGTTCAAAGGTGGTAGGAGGAGTGGATTTCTCTGAAATTATAGAAAGGAGCACCGCGGCTCTTAGGACTAAAATTGAAAATAAAACTGTAGATATAGAAGAATTGAAAAGCACTGCTAATGACATATCTTCGAAGTTGTCTGGACTAAATAGTCTTCAGTCAGCGCAGTCGGTTCAACCAGAAGTAGATTAATTATTACGAAAAATTTTATTTTGTAATAGTATAATAAGTATAATAACATCAGTATGGATTCACTTTGGACGAAAGACCCTTTAATTCTCTTCAGAGAAGACAGATTTTTAGAATTTTTTGTCACAAAAGATATGAGTTTTGAAGAAAAATTGAATGCTATGGTAAGGCTCTCTATTATAGTAGGAATACTGACCAGTCTCTACAACAACGACCCTAAATTCTTGATTATCCCAGCATTTGTAGCAGCTTTCACATATTTTCTCACGTTTTACTCCAAAGAGAATTATACCCCAGGAGTTCCAAGCACAGACGAAGATTACACGGGACCTACAGCAGTACCAACAGAATCTAACCCATTTATGAATAAAAATTTCTTGGATAAAAAACAACTTCCTGCCCCTAATTATCACAAAATTGGCCCTGAAAGCGAGAAGATAAAGAAAGATATAGAAGAAAAATTCTACAAGAACCTTTATCAAGACGTCGACGATATCTTCCAGACTAATAATTCTCGGAGACAATTCTTCACAGTTCCTGACAATAATTCTGTAGATTTTGCTAAAGCTCTTTACGGTAAAATGAAGTCAGGGAAAGAAGACCAGTATTTCAACGGCACTAACCTTTACGAGCCACTCAAAACTTATCAAAGATAAAGTTTTTTTATTATGTAATAACAAGAAGTATGAAAAACATTAAAGATACTAGAAGTACGAAAAGTATAGTAGAAACTTCCAAGTCGAGCAAATTATTTATGAAACTTGCTACACAATCGCGCAAGTCGCCCGAAGTTTCGCGCAAGTCGCCCGAAGTTTCGCGCAAGTCGCCCGAAGTTTCGCGCAAGTCTCCTGAAGTTTCTCCGTCTGTTGGGCTTAAAATCAGAGAATCCACTATCAAGAAAAACTTTGGAATCACCGTCGAGGAGTACAAGAAGTTAGCTGATTCAAATATCGAAAAACTATTCGAACTCAATGCTAAGATGATGCTTAAAAAATAATTTCGTATTAAACTTAGTATGGGAATCAAAGGACTTTCTGCTTTTGTTAAACAGTTCGGAAAAATCAAAAATTTAAGCGATATGCGAGGGAAAACTGTAGCAATCGACGCACCTATTTTTATGTTTAGATTCAAGTACTTGTGCGATACACCTACCTTCATCAACAGATTCAGACTTCAAATGAATTTATTTAAAAGTCTTGATATCAATTGCGTCTACGTTTTTGACGGAGCCCATCCTAAATTGAAGCAAGAAACCCGAGAAACTCGCGAAAAAACACAGACTATCTTCATAACATCCGAAGACAAAATGTTGTTAAAAGAACTTATCGTAGATTCAGGGAATAATTTTGTAATTGCTCCAGGAGAGGCAGAGAAATTTTGTTCTTATCTAAATTCTGAAAAAATAGTGGATTTTGTTATGTCTAATGACTATGACACCTTCGTTTTTGGATGCGAATCTCTCTTGGTATCAACGCCAGGAAATTCTTTCATTCATTTCAATCCTCAGGAAATAATTTCAGAATTAAAATTATCAAAAGAAGAATTCTTAAACGTATGTATAGCCTCTGGATGCGATTTTTTTGCTTCAGGTATAAAAGGTGTAGGTATTAAAAAAGCTATAAGTCTTGTTAAAAAACAGATCGACGTTCAGGATTGGGGAGGTTCCCCTGATTTCTACAGTTCTTTGCCTGCTATCACTGACATATTTACAAATTTTAAAGAAGAAAAAGTGATGGCGAAAACTGTGGAAGAAATGCTAATAGTGAAAGACCCAATTGAAGAAATGTTAGTGATTTCAGAAGAAGTAGTGGTATTACCAGAAGAAGAAGATTCTTGTGATGAATCAGATGGACTTTAAAGTGTTTATAAAAATATTTTAAAATCTTTTGTAATTAGTAATTAGTAGTAGCGATATGCCGAAGTTAGTCTATAACTCTAGAAATAATAGGCTCACCGCAGTGGGTCTGATAGACTATATAGAAGACAGAATAGACCAATATGTCTTGATGACTTCTGACGTCGAATTCAACGCTATCGATGTTGCTACCAACGCTGTTATAGGAGGAAATTTGAATGTATCAGGAAATTTGATTGTTAGTGGTAGTTCTACGGTTATATCCACACAGGTCGTAGAGCTAGAAGATAACATTATTCTTGTAAATTCTGGGGAAACAAGTGCTTCAGGAGTATCACTCAATTTATCAGGAGTAGAAATTAGCAGAGGAGCTTTACCTAATTTTCAAGCTGTTTTCGAAGAATCAACTGATTTATACAAAATAGGAGAGGTCTCCCATCTTCAAGCAGTAGCTACGAGAGAAGACAATCCTTTAGATAAAGGGATTTCAGTGTTTAATGCTGTTCAACGGAGGTTAGATTCTACTGATAACATCGCTATTAACATCACATTTTCTGGAAATACTGAAAGCACAACAAGTTCTACTGGAAGTGTCAAAGTCGTTGGGGGTATAGGAGCTACTGGTAATGTAAGTTTAGACAAGGCTATACGCTTTTTAGGGACTAATTACTCTAGCGAAATACGTAGCGATGCCTCCAACGACTTGATACTTTCCCCTGGCAATCATCTAAGCATTATTTCTCCTGTGATAAAAATCCAAGATACTGCTGTTTTACAGATAGGAGCGCCTACACAAACAATTTCTAACGCTGCAGACAACTTGGTGCTCTCGTCATCGTCTGGAGATATCTTACTTACTACAGAACTGAATGGGAAGGTAGTTCTCCCAGAATTAAGTTATATTAGATGGGGGACAACCTTAAACGACCTTGTTTTCGACGGAACTGATATAAATCTTCGTTCTACAGGAAAATTCAACATTTTTGCTAACGTTACCCTCGGGACTTTAGAAGCTTCTACGAGCCCTACTGTAGGAAGTCTTGTCTTGAACGGAGGTCTTGGAATTTCAGGGTCGCAAGACTCCGTATCAAGCGACAACGGAGGTGGCTTGACTATCGCAGGAGGCGCAGCTGTGAAGAAAGCCTTGAGAGTTGGGAGTTTTTTAGATATCGGAGACACTAACACTACTACGAACCCCGGCGCTAATACCGGTGTTAATTTCAGATCTAGAAATAAAACTTTAACTACCACTGATACTAATAACATAACTTTCAATTCATTTGAAGGAGGAGCCGTGGCAGGGGGCAGTGTTATCCCGGAAGCATCCACTGTTTTAATAACAAGTGCTCCTACTGGAACGAACATTACAGACAGGTTCGCACTTCAGGTAGCATCAGGAAATACTAAATTTGGAGGATTAGTCATTGGTTCTGACAATACACCGTCTTCGAGTAGTTCTTCTGGAGCTTTCCTTCTTGCTGGAGGACTTTCTATTTCGAATACCACAGACTCTGCAAGTTCTACCAATGGAGGGAGTTTCACTACCGCAGGTGGAGTTTCAGTTGCTAAGGGTGTGAAGATAGGAGACAGTCTAAGAGTTGGCGGTATCAATACGAGCACGATTCAGCAGATAGACTCCGGATTAAACTTCAGGTCTCTTTCGCGGGTAATTACTACGACTAGCATTCTCAATGCTACCTTCAATTCCTTCGAAGGAGGAGTCCTTAGCACCACAGGAACAATCCCTGAATCTTCGACTGTCCTTATCAAATCAGCTCCTTTGGCATCAGGCGGAGGAACAATTCAAAATCCTTTAGCACTTTCAGTTCAGTCAGGGAACTGTAAATTCGGAGGAGATACTGACACAGAAGGACTTGTAAGAATCAACAATATTTCAGATTCAAGTTTCGCTGTTGCTGGAGGAGCAAGTATAGCAAAGAATCTCGTCGTTGGTAATAACATTAAAACTTCCAATGGGACTAATATTGCTCACGTTTCGCTAGCTAATACTTCTCAAAATTCTAGATTTTCTATGAATTTAAATGGTGTAGAGTCAGGAGGCAATTCTGGAAGTAATTTTGAAGTTGTAAGGTATTCTGATGCTGGCTCGGCGGTTTCTGTATTAGAAATAAATAGAAATAATTCTAATATTATTTTCAAATCTACAACAGATTCTACAAGTTCTACTGTAGGAGGAATACTAAGCAATGGAGGCATTAGCGTAAACTGTGCCACAGACGCAATTAGTAGTTCTAATGGAGGAAGTTTTACTACAGCTGGAGGAGTAGGTATCGCTAAAAAATTATTCGTTGCCGGAAATACAACCCTTTCAGGAGGTCTTAATTCTACTAACCCTTCTACTTTTAACAAGGTTAGCATAGACACTACTACAGGGTCTTTCGACTTAACAGGAACAGGAGGTATGAATGCTGTTCTTGGAGCTTCTAGTAATCTAACTACGTCTTCTGGAACACTTACGCTTTCTAGCACTGCTGGAGCTGTTAATTTGTCTAGCTCTACTTCTACGAATATTTCTGCAGGGTCTAACATTGCCATTTCAAGTGGCGGAACTACTGCCATTTCAGGGCTTTCTAACACCTTATCAAGTTCTACAGGCTCTAACACCTTAACTAGTTTTGGAAGTACCGTCGTTTCAGCGGGGACAGGTGGAATATCTCTCGACTCTACAGATACTTCTCAGGGTATCAAAATCGGCACGTTAACTTCAGGACTCCCAGTGTCTTTAGGAAATACTTTTAGCGAAACAAGGGTCAATGGGAACTTTACAGTAGGAGGAAATTTCAATGTTTTAGGGACACTCACTACTATAGATTCTACTATAGTCACTGTGAATGATAATGCTTTCGTAGTTAATGCTGCTCCTTCTGGTATTTCAGACGGAGGGTTCTTGATGAGGAGATATCAACCTCCTACAGATAGCAATACAGGGCAAGTTATTCTAGATACCCCAAAGGAAACCGGGGCGTTCCAGACAGGGAGCACTACAAGCTCCTTGATTCTTAGTTCTTCTTCTAATTCAGGAATAAATTACTACAGAGGATGGTGGATAAAAATAACTTCCGGGCCTGCTTCTGGCAGCACTCGCAGAATCAAGGAGTACAACGGAACTACTAAAACAGCTCAAATTTTCACAACCCTTGATAACAATGAGTATAGCGACGGGCTTGACCTAGCTTCTGCTCCTCTAGTCGGCAATACTTATCAATTATTCGACATCCCTTATGCTGGTATTTATTTCTCAGAATCAGCACAAGAAGTAGTGATATCAGGAGTTTCTTTCGATCAAACTAGCGGAACATTTGGAACTCCTACGAGCTATTTACCTCTACACGTTCAAACTTTGATAACAGAAACAGGTCTTACTCTTGGAGGAAATATTAGCATAAAAAATGACGACTTAGAAGTTTTCAATATAAAAAATAATTCTAATCAAACAATTTTGAACACAGACAGTATCAACAGTATTCTTACACTTGCTCTTCCAAGCAATGTTATTAATTCTGGACCTACGATAAATTTCGCAGGAAAAGACTCTGTCTCTGCGGACGTAGTTTATACAAGTGTAAAATCGGCGATAAACAACAATGTTTCAGGGACACTGGACTCCAGTTTAATCGTTAGAGGACAAACTGGAACTTCAGGCCTCATTGAAATCGCAAGACTAAATGGGGGTACTTCGACATTTTTCAGCAAATTACTATTACAAGACGCTACAGCAAGTTCGAGTATTACTAACGGCAGTGTCGTAGCAAATGGTGGTATAAGTATCAATTGTTCTGCTGACGCTGCGAGCGAAGACAATGGAGGAAGTATTACTACTGCTGGGGGGTTAGCTGTGAAGAAAAAGATGTTTGTAGCAGGAGAATCTGTGTTTACCAAAGGAAAAACAATAAGTAATACTTCAAACATTTCACTTGCAGAATCTAGTACATTAAACGTAAATGGAGACATCGGGCTTTACGGGTCTTCTGGGAAACTCTTCTTTGGAGAGAATATCCCCACAGGAATTCCTACTTTTAATAGTAGAAGTGTTGGTACAAAAGTAGTACTCTTCCCTGGCATCTCAGCAAGCACTACAGATTCTGCTCTGGGAACAAGTTCTACAGGTCCGTGGATAAGTGCTCCGACTACTTCAAACGACATCTCATTTTACCTTGGCACTACGAAAATTTCATCATTTGATAACTTAGGCTTGCGGTTGCCTGGTGAAAATACAGGAATTGATATGAATGGGGCGGTATTAAAGAGTGCTTCTGGGAATAAAACATTGTTTTCTCCTAAGAACAACTTAGCAGGTCTTGTATTTGCTGACGTGTCAGGAGCTACAGAATTAGTAAGAATCAATGGATTAGGACAGATAAAGGGAGGTATTTCTAATACTAGTCTTACTTCAGCTACTGAAGGAGCTATCCTTGATATCTCTGACAGTGGTATCACAGACGGTATCACCTCAAATTCTGGTACAATCGCCAGCGTAAGTGCTGCGAGCGTAAAACAAAACACACTATCTGCTTCGTCGACGAATGTACTAACTTCTTTAGCAGCCAGTCTTACAATCGCAGGCGCTATGAAAGTTGGAACTAATCAAACTTTTTCTGCTGCTGCTGGAATATTCATAGATTCATCTGAGTCGATAAATACAGGATTAACTACAATACCTATAGCATCATCGTTATTCATCAAAAATTCACCTACAGGTAATAACATCACAAAATCTAGAGCTTTATTCATAGAATCTGGGATTTTCGAGGCTGGAGACGAGGTAATTTTAACAAAAGGAAAAACAATAAGTAATACTTCAAATAATTTGCTTGTAAATTCGAGTACATTAAATGTGAATGGAGATATCGGGATTTATGGAACTTCTGGGAAATTATTCTTCGGAGAGAATATCCCGTCAAACGTCCCTACTTTCACTAGCAGAAGTGTTGGTACAAAAGTGGTCTTGTCTCCTGGAATCACGGCAAGCGCCACAGATTCTGCCATAGGAACAAGTTCTACAGGTCCGTGGATAAGTGCCCCTAATACAACAAACGATATATCATTTTACCTCGGAACTCTCTGTAAAGTGAAAGTTAATGGGAGCGGGATGGTTCTAGATTCAGGTATTCCTTCTACCTTATTTGAAATTTCTTGCCCTGATAACACTACAGGAATAAAACTAGACGGAGGGCTAAGTAGTATAGAATTAAATGGTGCTGGAACTTGTGTTATAAACTCTGGAGTAAGTATTTCTTCTTCTGGAGAATTGCTTGTTAATAATACCACAGAAAGCACGAGCAGTAGCAATGCGAGTAGTATCAAAACCCTTGGAGGTATCAGCGTAGCCAAGACTGTTTCTTGTGGAACTTCCTTGAACTTAGACTTCAATCAACCTTACGTCGTTTCAGGAGAATCTTCCGGGGCTTTGAATTTCCAATCCAAGGTATCTTCAACGAATAGTAATATAAAATTCTTTACAAATGATGGCGATGCTACTGACAATAATACCCTTAGCATTTACAGTAAGGGAACTCCTCTTTCTCAAACAAATACAGAATTTTTGAATACAGGGTTCGTAGTTGGTCAAGGTTTCACTATTAAGACTGGAAGGACTGGAACAGGACTTTCTACTCCTCTGGTTTTACAATCCAATGAAAATACAGGACAGTTAAAACTTGAAACAAACGGTAGTGTGTCTACTACTGGAAATTTATCGGTTGCCACAGACTTAAGCGTTGGCGGGAATGTCTTGGTTAGCGGGAATTTGGATACAGGCATCACTTCTCCGTCTCTTACTATCAGTAATGCTACTACAATTACTACACAAGTTAGGAGTTCTTTGGCTAGAAACGGGATTACAAGGACCCTTGTAGCAAATTTCACAGCAACTCCAAGTTCCCAAGGAACTACTCACGTTTTTGATGTTTTATTACCAGAATTATCAACTAATTTAGTTAATAGCTATGATATCACAGGGTTTGCTTCAGGATACACTACTACTGGTTTTGTTAGCGTAGAAAACGCTTTTGTAAGGGGAATCGCAGGAGGAACTTCGGTCAGAATTTCTTTCACGTCAGCATCTACTACCCTTACAGTAATTCAGATGACGGTAAATTACAGAGTCTAGAATCGCAATCCTCGCATTTTCCTTTTTGTAGTACACACCAATTACATACTTGGCATCGTCGTAGTTGTCGACTACGCTGTTTCTTCTTAAAAAATTTTTTCAAAATATTTGTAATTGATTTGAACATTATCGACTACTAATACTACTTCTTTTATTTTTAAATTCTTCTAGCCAATTTCTTCTCAAGAGTCTTCTGTAAAACCTCTATTTCCTTGATTTTCTTATTAAGGTAAAGTTCCTTTTTCATAGCAAGGTACTCCGTTTTGCTTTGCTCTACCTTCATTTCTACTACGCTTTTATAATTTTCATCATCGCTCTTAACGTAAAACAAGGTGTTTTCTTCAAACATTATTTGAAAAACTTCTTTCTTTGCAGGGACCCTGAGGAACACTGAATCATCCTGGAACTTAGACACAAACCCTCCGTTCGTTTGAAGTATTTTCTTGGGGCTGAGGACTTTAACCCAGGATTTGTGTAGAAATTTCAAGAATGATGTATCTATCTGCGAGTATTCATCGAGATCTACTTCTAATTCCTCAGGGACAGCAATACGAAGGGTCGCACCGCTGCCTGCACCGCTGCCTGAAGCCCTTGATTCTGTTTTCTTTGCTTCTCCTATCTTTACAGTTATCACCATACCTACTTACCTGCTTACCTGCTTACAATAATATTTGAAATTTTTTTTCTAAAGATATCGTATACCCTAATGGATTCTAAACTTGTCAGCTATTACATCGGTATCACAATTGTGATTCTAAGCCATCTTTACACACTTAGCAAAACAGGTATTAATTCCAGCGAAATGTCGGTGCACAGTATCGCTAACTTAATAGCTGCTGCTTTGATAGCATACTATTTCGTAAATAAAGAGAAATTTTTCAAATAAACATACAGTACGCAAAAAAACCCACTGCATTATTTTTACAGTGGGTTTTTTAGAGTTTTTTTTAATTTTTTAATACTTTTTAGAAGCACTTATGGCTTCTATTAATGATTTTTTAGATATTTTTTTGTCAAAAGTGATAGCAAGACTGCTAGCAATTTCTTTGAGTTCTTGTATTTTTTTGGTTTTAAGTTCCAAGATTCGATATTCTGTATTTTGTTCTTCAAGTCCTTCTGTGTCACAAAAGTCTATGAATTCGAAACTTTTTACAGTGGGGATTGTAGGGACCGCGTAGTCGCTTTCTGCTACTTTCACAAACACAAAGGCTCTGTTTAAGAAAGAAAACATTTTAGAGAGACTATTGAGACTATTATTGTTCTTGGTCCAGTCGTCGTAGTATTCTTCGAATAATTTTGTAGATACCAGCTCAAAGCCTAAGCTTTCTACTACTTTTATGAAATACACGTAGTCCACTATATATTCTGTTGTCTGTTCATCAAGGACTGTGTCTTGTAGGAAAACATTTAGTTTTCTTCCAAATTTCCCATCTTCTTTAGCGTCTTCGATAGGGTTTATTTTGAATTTAGAATTATTTATAGAATATCCAGTTTTTTCAAGCTTATCGCTACAGAAACAAGAGACCATAAAATGCCCTCCTATCCTGAGCTGTTTTGTGTTTTTCATAAGATTGTAAAATGATGCTTGGTCTCTGAAGAAGTAATGGATTGCGAAGAAGCAAGAAGCTGAATCGAAAATATTATCAGTTTCTATAACTTCAACAGAAAGGTCTTTTGTTAAGAAATTGTAGTCCATATTTTTGTATATAGGTTTTTCTATAAACTTTTGATTTCTTCTGTTTGCTTCTTGAATGCTCTTGGGACAAATGTCATACCCTTGAACGTATCTTATACTTGTATCGCCCCACTTGAAGATATCTCCTCCTTTGCCACAGGCTAAGTCTAGATGACCTCCTTTTCCGTTTTTAACAACGTAAGTATCCAATAAGATTCTTTTGATGTAGTTATGAAATCTCCTCATATCAAAGAAGTAAGTTTCTTTTCTTTGAACTTCTAGATTTTTGAGGTCAAAAGGATTGACGGTAAGGTCGAAATTATCAAGAGCAACACCGATGTGATTTGGTTTAGTTTTATCACACCTTGCCTTCACAATAGTAAAGCAATTTGAAGAAATATCGAAAGAACATTCTACGATGCTTTCGTTTTTGTAAAGATTTGATAATTCTTTCTTCACGATTACCTTGTTAACTTCCGGATAATCGTCGTGTTGGAATGGGACTAACGATTTGTCATCAATGACGTAGAGTTCCCAAGTATCACTTTCATCGTCCAAAGTTTTCTTTTTGATGTGAAAGTCGATGGTGTTTAGCTCAGCTTTTTTCCACTTCAGAGGGATAGCGGCAAAGTCCTTGGAATTCAAAGGATAATTTGTGCTCGCAGGAGTGAATATAACCCCGTCATTCTTAAATTCTTTAGAAGAAAGAAGATTCTTGGCTAAACTGGAAATAGAACCTTCGTCTGGGAAGTGATGGGGCTTAGCAGTTATCCTGGGATGTATCGCAAAAGTCTTAACTAATTCAAGACGGTGTTTCAGGTGAAATTTCGAATCTTGACGCAGGTCCTTGTTTTTATAGAAAATAACGTCGAATACATAGTAAATACCCTTGTAAAGTTCAGAATCGAAGATACTTGCAGATAGTTCTTTAGGAGCTGTTTCTCCTGTGAAAATCACTTTGTTTTTTGAATCCAAAGAGTAAATTTTACCATCACTACAGACTGTCAATAACTTACGGACTCCGTCGAGTTTCAATGACACAGAGTATTCCCCGTTCAATTTAGATTTCAAAGGGAGTGGCTGACACCCGAAGTAGAAAGGGCTTTTTACTAAATTTTTGTAAGCTAATAGCACTTCATTTTTTTCACTTATTTTCGTAATAAATTCTTCTTTTTGATAAGCTTTTAGAATGTTCCCAATAAAGTAAGAGACTTCTTCTTTTGATGTTTTTGAAATTATTTCGATTTCAACATCGAATAAAGGCACAGCGACTGCGCCAGGGTTTTTAGTCTTGTTGAAAATACTAAAGTCGATGCGAAATGGTCCGTGCTCGTAGGTAAGTCTTTCCATATTCTTGGAAAAACTTTCGACAAGGTCGAGTGGCTGCGAGACGTTCGTTTCTTGGCTGACAGAAAATCTTAAATTGTAGTCAAACAGGTCAATTGTCTTGATTTTTTTCTTGATAATAAAATCTTCAGAAGTTACTACATTTTCCTGGAAAAATGTTCGTTTTCTGTAATTCCCAGAGTAGCAAACAGTATGAGAAAACGTATTGCCTTTGAACTTGGCAAATGATGCGATAAACCCAAGAATTCTGTCAAATTCTTCTTGGGATACTCCTGGAGTGAACGTGTTGTTTTGGCAGTGTTTTCCAATTCTAAACTCGTGTTCGAATTGGTCTTCAAAAGACTGAAGAGCATTTAAAATTTCTTTGTTGATTTCCATATTGTTACTGTTATTATTAGTTATTCTTTTAACATAATAGTTTTTTAAATTCGTTTTTTTTCTTACTATTCATCAAGCTCATTGTCAGAAGAATCCCCGAAGAGTTCTCCGTCGGACAACAATTCGTCGAATTCTTCCTCTATACATTCTTCTTCCGCGAATTCTTCGACTAGCTCGCCTTGGACGTAGTCGTCATTATACGCTTTAAATTCTAAATTTTCTTCGATTGTATCACCACCTTCGCCAGAGTGTTCTTGTAGTAAATCAGCGGAACATACTGTTTTCTTCATCTTATCAACAAGCTTTTCTCTGTTTTCATTGTTTTCTTTGGCGTTATCGCTTGTATCACGGTAATAAGACAACTTATTATCAATTTCTTTCAATTTAGAATATTCAAAGGTGTTTAGCTCGAAGAAAATCCCATTCCTATTATCACTAAAATTTTGAAGTTTCATATTTTCTGTTAGCATATTGAAAATTTTCAGATAGATGAATTCATTCTCAAATTCTTCAATTTTTTTGATTATACTCTTCATCAATACTTGCTTCTCGCAGTCCATTTTAATAGAAACTGTTTAATTCTTTAGATAACCAATTTCAATTACTTGGTTTGAAAATTATTAAGAATATTATGGATATTATCAAGACTGTTATTGCTGCAAAAAATATACAAGTCCCAAGGATGTAAGGCTTGATTTGAATTATAAGATAGTCTACCATAGGGGCTAACACTTCTTCCTCTATACTTTCTCTTTCTTTCTTCACTGTAGAAACGCACATACTTACTATCTCCGCGATTAATTTACTACTACCGCCCATTCTTATTATTATCGATTGAAAAATAAAATACTTTTCAATCGTTTACGTTTAGTTTTCTTCTTCTTTGAGAATAGAAGTGTTGACAAATTCCATTAAATTATCAATGACAGCAGCGTCATCAAGACCATAAGCACCCTTGGAATTTGCGTGCTCTATTGCTCTGAAAAATGTCGCGTAGATGTTCTTTGGAGTATGAATTTCCGTAGTGCTCTCTTCTTCTCCTGCTAAAACTCTGAAGTTCTTGTGGAGTTCTGCACCATTTTTGATGGTAAGTGTTCCGCAATGCTTGTATCCTTTGTCGATGTAGACCTTGAGTAAGTTATTACAAACTTTTTCAGTGAGCTTGAGAGGTTGTCCGTTGATGCTTAAGTTATTCATTATTATTACTATTATCATTTTTATCTTTTTAACTTCTTTTTTAGTTTGTAATGGTATAAGATGTCTTCGACCCCTTCGGAGAGACCCTCGAGCAAAAGGACTACTACCCAACGAGTCCCTAATTTTCTCAAAGAAAACCCCAAGAAGCAGTGTATAACTGATGATAAAAATATTGGTCCATTTATAAAAATTAACAAAAGGATAGGGACAGATTCCTCTTACGGAGAAGCATTTTCTGCTTGTTATCCCCAAAAGACTTGTAAAAACAAGATAGCTATTAAAAAAATCCCCTTAACTGCGAGGGAATATGCTTATGAAAATCCTCTTAAAAGTTTGAAAATACTGAATGAGTCTGAGATATGGGCTGAGCTGTATTTTAGCAGACTCGCAAGCACCCTGAACGAGCAAAAAATTGTCCCTCACGTGCCCAGGTATTACACTCATTACATCTGCGATACCTGCCTTTTCGAGAATGAGAAAATTTCTAAAGATATTCGCAGGTGTATCATACTACCTAATGACCTCGCAGACGGGGACCTGAAGTACTTCTTGACAAACACTCATTATACAGCGAAGACTTTAACACGGGGCTACATTCAAATATTTCTTGGAATTCTAGCTATAAATTTGTATTTTAAAATGGACCACAATGACCTTCATTATGGTAATGTGCTCTTCAAAAAAGTAGAAAATGGTGTTAATAGATACACTTTAGATTCTGTAACTTACTACATTCCGAATGATGGCCTATTATTTTACTTGTGGGATTTTGGTTTTGCGACGATAACAGACTTCATAGAACCAAAAATATTCAGAGGAAGAGTTAAGAAAGGCAATGATTACTCCAGAGTAACCAGTATGCTAACGGGAGGAAAAGAGTACGATACCCCTACAGGCAAAGAAACTTCGGAAGCAAGAGACAAAACGTACGAATTTCTTTCAGTGCTTGTGAAGACCCAAGACAAACTACAGATGATGAAGTATTTGCTTAGCAGTGCTTCTGTGCCTTACACTCAGGATCTCAATGTAGTTGGGAGGTTCAATCTGGATAAAAATGTAAAGATTAGAAATCAGCCAAAGTGAGAAATATTTTTTTCTTAGGTAAGTGTAAGTAAGTTCAATGGTATTCTCAGGCGACGCACGACATCTTACAAGCTACCACAGCGAATGCCAGGTTTCTAAAAAAGTCAAAGATATTGCTTCAAGCAAAGCTTACTTTGAAGAATTATACGCCAAGCAAACTGCTAATGCAAAGCCTAACGAAATAAAGGTGTATAAACCATTTCGTTAGTCAATCAGCGCGCAAGTTAATTGCTTCCAAAACAATTTTCAGCAGATACTACAATATACAGAAATCCATCAAGGTCCTTGTTTTCGCTGTAAATTTCAGAAAATGTTTTTGAAAATACAGGAATTTTGTTGTTCACAAAAAAGAACAGTGATTGACTAGACTTTACAGTCATTTTACTACGTATACTGTAAGCAAATTCTCCAAAAGTTTTATCTTTTGGAACCAGAAAGTTTGCCTGTGTTAAAGAAACGTGTGGTTCTTTACCCCCGTGTTCTAGTATACAAGGCAGTCTGTCTGGATATTTCTTCTTTAGTTGCTCAGATCGCGATATTCTTTCCCCGAATTGTGTGTTGTTTTTATAATAGCCAGATAGCATACTATACAATATCAAAAGATTTTTTTATACACTTAATTAAAGAACTACTGAATTTAAATGGTAGATTACATCTTAATAAGTATATCAAAAAGTTTTAAACCTGCTAAGAAACTGATGGCAATTTTTGAAAATAAAACAACAAAAAGACGCAAAACAGTTCACTTTGGAGCCGCTGGAATGTCGGATTTTACAATACATCGTGATTGGCGAAGAAAAGCGAGGTATATCGCTAGGCATCAAGCTAGAGAAGATTGGGAAAATTTTCTTTCTGCGGGAAGTCTCTCTAGGTACGTAATTTGGAACAAAAAGTCTCTTGAATCAAGCATCTTGGATTATCGAAGAAGATTCAAACTTTGAAACAGTCGTTAACCATTGTATTTTTTTATAATTCCTTCTTTCAATGAACAGCGTACTAGCTATAGATATAGGCATAAAAACCTTGAGTATGTGTGTATTAGACAACAAAGGTGTTATACAACTTTGGGGGGTATATAACACTCTTGAAGGCGAAACTCCCGGCGAAACGTCCGGTGAAGGCGAAAAGAGATGTAAAATTATTCAGAAAAATGGGAAGATTTGCGACAAACTATGTAGTGTAAAAACTTCGGATTCTCCAGAATGTCCTGAATTTTTCTGTAAAACTCATTCTCCAAAAAATTGTAAACTACTCCCTTACACTTGTAAGAAAATAAAAGATTATACCTTACAAGAGCTTGCTAAATTTATGATAATTTCTTTAAATCACACGCTTGCTTCAAACAAAGAAGCTCTCGTAAACGTAAAGTGTGTTTTGATAGAGCTCCAACCATCATTCGCAGTGAAAATGAAATTCATATCTCACGTGGTTTATACTAAACTTGTTGAATTTTTTATGGTAGGTGATACTGTTGTAAAATTTGTTAAAGCTACAGAAAAGCTTAAGGTGTATGATGGACCAGAGATAATTACTACAAAGAAAGGGTATGCTAAGAGAAAGTACGAATCAATTCAACACGCAAGGTATTTCTTGGATAATAAATTTAGCGAAGAACAGCGGGAAATTTGGCAGCACGTGATAAATTGTAGTAAAGCAGATGATGCTAGCGATGCGCTTTGTTATGCTTTTTACTACCATCATTATTTCAATAATTTCAATAAAACTCAAGAAGCTTCAGAAGTTTACAAAGGTAGAAAAATCAAAAGAATTCGCAAGTATTCTAAGAAAAAATGTAAGATTTAAAAACTTGAAGTATTCTAAGAACAATGAACGAAGACATTATCTACTTTGACAAGCATCACGCATTGCTTAAAACCATAAAAAATTATGTCATAACTCAATGCAGCAGTGTTTGCAGAGAAGAAATACATCCAGAAACTGTAATAAAAGAATTTTCAGAATTTGATTTTGGATACATAAGAAAATCTATGAGAGCTGCTACTGGTATAAGAAATTTCAGAAAATCACAGAAAGAAACAGTTCATAGCTTCGTGCTGTGCAAGTACGAAAGGTACGAAAATGACCCTGTAGAATCTATAAACATTCAGCTTCTTTGTAATAGCAAAAACAATAGTTATGATTATAAAGATGGTGTTAATTTGTTAAAAGTAGTAGAAAGTAAAGCTCGTGATGAAGGGATTAAAAATTTAACTCTGCTTTCACTTGGAAAAATTGGTTTGAAAAAATGGTACATCAAGCAAGGATTTAAAGCACTTCAAGAAATTTTCATACCAGGTACAAGGACTGTAAAAGTTTACCTTATGAAGAAAAAACTGTAAGATTTAAGCAGGGAAAGTCCAGAATACCCAAAACATATAAAGTATCAAGTACTGTTTCTTATCGTACTTCACAGCAAGTGCTAAGAGCAGTATAGTATTAAACACGATATATTGAACTTTTCTATTGAAGAACAAGCTAAATTCTTCAGGGTTTAAGCAAGTCTTAAGAGGTTCTAAATTTTCCAAGATATCAAGGCGTAAATGCGTGTAATCTACAGATTGAGTGCCTTTGAAGTTATGGATTTTCTTCCTAAAGTAGTTGTCCTTGGCATAATCAGGAAGATTCTCTGTGTCTGCTTTCACGTAGTCATAGGCGTCTATAGCTACACATCGTTGACAAATCAAATAGGAAAATACGGAAAGGAAAGACAAGTAATCCGCTACAGGGAAATTCCCTCCTACAAAAAACGAAACCATAGAAACTATCCCAGCAAGCCCGAAAATTGTATGAGATATCACCAAGAATACCAAGATACCTATGATAATTTGTCTGTCTGTATCGACTTCTTGTAATTCCATTTCCATTTCCATTACTTTACAAAAAAATACTGATTTAAAAACAAAAAGTCTTTGGAATGTATAATAGAATAGAAACATTTAGAATAGAAACATTTAGAATAGAATAGAAAACAAGTTTAATTCCCGAAAATTATTTTCTTTTCTAATAGTATAAACTAAATATGGCAGGAGGTTTAATGCAACTAGTCGCTCAAGGTTCGCAAGATGTATATCTTACAACCGACCCAACCGTCACTTTCTTCAAAGTTGTCTACCGTAGACACACCAACTTTGCTATGGAATCAATCGAACAGACTTTCTCTGGAGCTGTTGATTTCGGACGCAAAGTATCTGCCACTGTTTCCCGAAATGGTGATTTGATCCACAAAACATACCTACAAATCTCGTTGCCTGCTCTTTCTAACGGAGGTGCTGGTACCGTTGGATGGGTCCGAAACATTGGTACTACAATCATCAAGGAAGTCGAAATTTCCATCGGTGGTTCGCGAATTGACAAACATTACGGAACGTGGTTACACATCTGGAATGAATTGACCCAAAAAGCAGAACACGAAGCTACTTACAAGGAGATGATTGGTGATACTGCCGCTCTTACTGACCAAGCAGCAACCAAGAACGCCGCTATCCTCCAAGTTCCTTTGCAGTTCTGGTTCTGCCGAAACGTCGGTCTTGCTCTACCTCTCATCGCTCTCCAATATCATGAAGTGAAGTTTGAAATCGAATTCCGTCCATTCTCTGAATGCTACGTCGCATCTGCTACTGCTACTCCACCAACTCCAGTTCTTACCAACGCATCCCTTTACATCGATTATATCTATCTTGATGCTGTTGAGCGTCGTCAATTCGCTCAAGTCACCCACGAATACCTCATCGAACAACTCCAGTTCCAAGGTGCTGAATCAGTTGCTCAAACCTCTGTTAGACAACGATTAACATTCAACCACCCTTGTAAGGAATTGATCTGGGCTACCCAGCTTGATTCAGTTGTTGATACCGTCGCTGCTGCCAACATTGCTGCTAACCAATGGACTAACTTCGGAAATGCTCTTAACAAAGACCATTTAGTCGAAGCTAAATTACAATTGAATGGACACGACCGTTTCTCTACCAGACACGCTGGTTATTTCAACTTGACCCAACCATACCAACATCACACCAACGGTCCTGCCGTCGGTATCTACGTCTACTCCTTCGCTCTTAAGCCTGAGGAGCACCAACCTAGCGGTTCTATCAATATGTCGCGAATTGACAACGCATCCCTCCAGATGGTTTTCGGTTCTGCTGCTGCTGCGAAGGTCCGTGTATTTATGACTAATTACAACATCCTACGGGTTCAGTCAGGTATGGGGGGTTTGGCGTATTCAAATTGACGAATTATAAGCAAGACCACCCAAAATACTAAAAACCCACTTAAAAAGAAATTTCATTCTAATAATAAAAAATATTAAAATGGAACCCCAGACAGAACAACTCGTAAAATGTACGAATTGTAAAGTTTCAAGAACTCAAGAAAATTTTATCGGAAAACGAGGCGACACAGTTAGACAATGTTTGAAATGTCGTGATAAAGACGATAAACAGAAAAAACGACCTGAAGTGATTGAAAAAAGAAATGAAAGAAGCAAAGAAAAAAAATACTACGTAAAATATCGTGAAAATAAAAGAGAAGAAAATGAAGAAGAATATCTACGACACAATGCAGAAACAGCTAAGAATTGGCGTGATAACAATAAAGAACATCTTTCTGCTTACAGAACTAAAAATTTTAAATATAGATTTGGAGCTATCAAACAGCAAGCTAGAAAGAAAGGAATTCCTTGGAATGAAGATTTAACCGACGAAATGTGCTACATTTTGATGACATCAAAGTGTTTTTACTGCGATTTCGTTAGTGAAGATACCTTGAATGGTATCGACAGAATGGATAATAATGGTGATTATGAAAAAAAGAACACTGTAAGTTGCTGCAAAAAATGTAATTTCATCAAATGTTCGCTCGACCCCAGAACATTCATAAAAAGATGTAAACATATTTCTAAACATTTTGGTGGAAATGGTGTTTTAGATGAGAGTATTTGGCCTGATTCAAAATCAGCGCCTTACACCCATTACCTGAGCAGAGCTTTGAAAAAAAATTTAGAATTCACTTTAACAAAAGAAGAATTTATAAATTTCACAAATGACGATTGTTTTTATTGCGACAAAAGTGCTTCGATGTTTCACTCGAATGGTGTTGACAGACTGAACAATAATTCAGGATACACTACATCGAACTGTGTAAGTTGCTGCAGTGAATGTAATTTTATGAAAGGTGCTTTAACACGCCGACAGTTCATCGAAACTTGTAAAAAAGTCGCAGAACACCTCATCAACGACCTAGCAATTCCAGAAATTAAGAAATGTGAAAAATCAATAGCTAAAAGACCAAGAAAATTCTAAATTCAATATTATAAAAAATTTATAATATTCAATAATTTTTAAATTATGTAATCGAGTATTTTCTGTATAGAATGCTTGGAACTTAGCACAGAAATGTACTGAATGTTCAGACTTTCTAGCATTTCTTTGAATTTCAAGTCCAAGGTCCTTGCTTCTTTTTCTCCTTGAACTCTGCCAGCACTTTCATAAGGAAATTCTTCATTTCTTTCTAAAAAAATATAGAGATTGTCAAATTCCCCCATTTTTTGAAGAATCATTTTTTGAGTTTTAACGACGTCTGACACATTACAATCATTGTACTTATTGTAAAAGAGCCCATTAACTAGGCCAGAATCGCATACTATGTAATCTACAGCGCCATCAACTGCTTTTATCATACGATATTGCTCTGTAGATACTTGGTATTGATTATCAAGTTCTTCAAATTTCTTCTGCCATACTAAAGTTTTCGCGTATTCTTGGACGTATTCTGCTTTTAGATGCCTCATCTTTAGCTCTGCGAATGTAAGTGCTGCTGCTACTGTCTTACCAGTTCCAGGCGAACCAACGAAGTTTATAACCTTTGTCATACTGCTTTACTAAATATAAAGTACGTTTTTTCTTTAAATTCAATATTCCGCATTTGGTTTTAAAAGCCAAGGAAATTTAAGAAGCCAGGCGATTTCTTAGGCAAAGCAGGATTATAAGAAAAATTCCTTGGCTTTTGATACTGAAAGAATGATTTTTTCCTGAATTCTGATTCTTTCCTGAGTTTTTCAGCCCCTTTCAAAATATCTGAATCTTTGTATCCTAGAGAAGCTCCTTGTATGACATGAAGATGGACTTCTATAGGGTCCTTGTCTGTAAGTTTGATATTGGAGGATTTGTATTTTCTTCCTGTGATGCTAGACACGTAAGATGAAATATCTTTATGTTTTTGAATCATATCAACTATTTGCCGTTTTTGATTTTTAGAAAAAACTTTAGTTTTAGGAACTTCATAAGATTTATGTGTCATTTTAGAGAAATCTTTAACCATCTGTTCTGTATTTTCACTTGATAGAGAGGGTTTCTTAGGCGATTGTGGGGGCGAAATTGATCTTGTCTTAACTTCCTCGACAAGCGTAGAACGTCTTCTTGGAAAAATCCTTGAATACGGGGACTTCAAAGGCGATCTAACTTTTGGATAGGCGTAGCCGTAATTATCAGGGGTTATTTTAATAGTCTGAGTGTCTAGTATGTTTCTACGAGTTAGTTTTTTGCGTATCTCGCTTATAGAAGTTTTCAAAACACCCTCAAATTCTCCACGTTTAAACACTTTCTTTGACTTTTTACCAGGAGAAATCGTCATTTTCTGCATTTTTCCAACTATAGAATTATCTTGTAAATCATATGGTTCAATTCTTACGAAGCTTATTGTAGGGGCTGGTTTTCTGTCGTCCTTACCCTTATCTGTTAGTTTTTTTCTAAAAAATTCTTCCCTTTCTATATCAAGACGTCTCTGTTCTTCTTTGTCGTGATATCCTTCGTCTACCTCAACTATAACAATATTATTGCCTTGTAAAGGCGATCTTATTATCAAGTCTGGACGCTGACGCACCCCTTTCATCAATCCTTTGTCGTATTTTGGCGATATTATTTTTGCTTCTTTGTAATACTCCCTCGATGGTAAAGTTTTCTTTATTTCATTTAAAATCAAATGTTCGTACCTGTCAAAATCAATTTCTATACCATTTGGCAAATGAGCAAGGCATTTGTGGCACGTTTTTCCACCAGAATCTGTATACCTTCCTACGTAAGTCGCTGGACAATAGTCGCACCTGGCTTTACTCATTATACTTTTAATATACAAAAAAATATTTTTTTTTGTAAGTTAAAAGTATAATGAAGTTCGATCCAGAAATACTTTTTCAAACTGAAGAATTTGGAGATAATAAAGGAGAGTCTTTTGACAGATATGAAGGAGATGATTATGAAGTGTTTTTTAATATGTACCGAGGTAAGAAGTATATGAACGTATATATCATCAACGATGTCCCTAAAATCCCAGACGACGTATATTACCTTAACGTTGGTTACAAAAATAACAATGTAAAATTCCCTAAGATACCTGCAAGTGTTAAGTATTTATTTATGGACGGACATCCTTTCAAACAATTGCCTAAAATTCCCGACACTATAGTAGATTTCAGTATTTCTTTGAGAAAAGAAAATTGTCTTCTTAAAAACACAGGCAACCTTTCTTACTTAACAAATCTTAAAAAATTCGCAGTGACTTACAGAGGCAACCATTTTGAAATAGGGAAATTACCTGAATCATTGAGGACATTCTCTGCTGTAGGAATAGAAGGAACTTTAGTATTGCCTGAAAAATTTCCCAAGAACTTATTCTTCATACACTTACATGGGTTTGATAAAATGGTTATTCCAGACCTTACGTACCTGAAGAAGTTAAGAATTTTGTCAGTGTTCGTATGTGATGTAATAAATTACTTCAAGTCCCCGCCAATATTAGCTTGTGAGCTAAGATTTCTAAGTATGAAAAAAAACTCCAAACCATTGCCATCCAATTACAGAAAAGACAGGGAAAATGTTTCATTCACTCATAGTAAATACTTCTAAAATCTCCAAGAAACTATTAAAGTAAATAAAATTATTTCCAAGTAATATAAAGGATGGAATCTTTGACAGATTATTTTGACAGGAGAACGCCTGTTCGAATACATTACGATAGGGGTATAAAAGTTTTTAAAAAGATAGAAAAAGACGATTTTTCTATAGAATATGGTGTGAATAGGCGTAAGCAACTCAGCGTAGATTTGACTGGGTTAAAACAAGGAGTCGATATAGCTCGATTAATCCCTAAGGAAGTTAAATGCGTGTTCTTTATAAATTGCGAAGCCTTAGAAATGCCAAGATTGCCTGATACTGTAGAGGTTTTATTTTTCCAATATTGCGAATTTAAGAAGTTTTATTTTCCTAAAAATTTAAAAGAACTTTATTTTAGCTTTTTGAACAACATCAAAGTTCTTCCAGATTTGTCTAAATTAAAGAATCTTTGGTCTCTTCACCTTGAAGGGCAGAAGCATTCCATAGCATTGCCAGAAAAATTACCTAACAATATTACATTTTTAACTTTAGGGCCAGATCTTTTCTTAAAAAACTCTTTGAAACACTTGCCTCTTAACCTCGAAGCTTTATATATAGACGAGTGCCCTCTTATTAAAAATGTTCCTGATTTAAGATATCTTAAAAAATTGAGGTTTATAACTATGAAATATTGGTCTAAGACAAACTTCAAAGTTTCAAAAACTATAAAAGAAATGAAGGGGTTGCAGATAGATATATCTGGAGGCGGTGTTCGTCATAAATTACATTCTGAAAACAGACCAGGGTTCGATCCAGAAATACTTTTTCAAACAGAAGAATTTGATGATAATTCAGGAGAAACTTTTGACAAATATAAAGGTGATGATTACGAAGTGTTTTTTAATATGTACCGAGGCAAGAAGTATATGAACGTATATATCATCAATGATGTCCCTAAAATTCCAGACGATGTGTATTACCTGGGTGTTGGTTATAAGAATAATAGCGTTAAATTCCCTAAGATACCTGCAAGTGTTAAGTATCTTTTTTTTGGGGCAACCAATTTCAAACAATTGCCTAAAATTCCCGACACTATAGTAGATTTCAGTATTTCTTTGAGAAAAGAAAAATGTCTTCTTAAAAACACAGGAGACCTTTCTTACTTGACAAATCTTAAGAAATTCGCAGTAACTTACAGAGGCAACCACTTTGAAATAGGGAAATTACCTGAATCATTAAGAACATTCTCAGCTGTGGGTATAGAAGGGACTTTGGTATTACCTGATAAATTCCCCAAGAATTTATTCTTCATACACCTTCACGGGTTTGATAAAATGACTATTCCAGACCTTACGTACCTGAAGAAATTAAGAATTTTGTCAGTGTATTACTGTCAGGTGATAAATTATTTCAAGTCCCCGCCGGTATTAGCTTGTGAGCTAAGATTCAAAGACATCAAACAAGGTTCAGTATCATTCCCATCCAATTACAGAAAAGACAGAGAAATTGTTTCATATACAAAAGACACGTGAAGAGTTTACTTCAGGTATTTTCAAAAAAAAAACGATTATTTTTTTATATTCTTAGCAAAAAGCAAACATGCAACTACAATGCTATTCTTGCGAAAAATTCAACGATGTCTCGGCTCACGTGATAGTAAACGCCAGAACAAACTTCCCACAAATTTGTAATACTTGTAAAAAATGCAGAACACGAACAGTTCAAAATCCAAGAAAGGTCCAAGAAAAATCACCACTCAATCCAGAATCTAAGAAACAAAGAAAATTTCTTAGATTCTTACACAAAATCTTAACAAACTAAAAAAAAATTCAAGCAACAGAACCACTAAAGAAAAAAAAACTTTAGTGGTTTTGTTGCGTACTTACGCGAGTACTCTCTCAAAAATTTTCTTGTATTTCTACTAATTCAGAGTTTTTTCTTGAATACTTCTTGATAGCAGCACTTACTGACTGCTTCATACTTTGGTTTCCGCACACGAACACGCCTGTTTTACTACTGGTAAAAGTAGAAGTATATTCTAGAAATATCTTATCAAAGTCCGGTCTACTGTATCTAAAACAAATCAACCCAGAACCTACATTGTCATAAGCTGGGAAGTTTCCCTCAGAAATTTTTCTGATTATTTCAGGGTCTTCTACCGGTCTTGTTATGTGAATAAAAATACTCAAAACAGATTCAGGGATACTCTCGCATAAATCTGAAAAAACGTCTTCAAACCAACGTATATCTTCCCTCTCTCTACATACCCAATAAATTATCATTTTTTTAGCAGAATTTCTACCTTGTAGATAAGTTATGGCGAAATTCTTTATGATGGAAATAAAAGGGGTTATACCTATTCCTGATACTACGAAGATACATCTATCAAATTCAACGTGTTTACAGCAAGGAGATACATAAGGACCATCAATCTTCACAACAATTTCAGAGGCGTTTTTTAATTTGGTACAGTATTCTAAAACTTTTTTGCTCCAATCACCACAATTCTTTATAGAAAGTTCTATATCTTCTTCGAGAGCAGGGCAGCTAGAAATAGTTATGGGGTGATACTGATTGTTGATTAAAGGAAAATTTACCATAAGGTATTCTCCTGGGAAATATTCAAATTCTTTCTTAATTTTGAGCTGAACTCCGTCTTGAAAAAGGACTATTCCCTTAACTTCAATTGGGCTGATGAATATCCTGAAGATTTTTTCATAAAGAAAGAGAATTAAAGGAACAAGTATTACCAAGTTAGAATAGTAAGGATAACATTGTCCTGAGCCTCCTTTAACAAAGCACCCAGACCCGTGAAGAATGTAAGCAACGAATACTATGTAGTAGAGTTTGTGAGAAATTCTAAACACTTCATAGTTAAACTTAATAAAATATCTAGAACTAAAGAAAGTGATTATCAGTATACACACTACCATCACATTCCCGGTTATACCTGCTATAGTCCTGGTGTGTATTTGGAACGCTGTTCCTTGAAGTATCTTGTCTCTTTCTATAACATAGAAATTTATGTAATGACTTACACTGTGAATAATTCCAAGAATTACCATACTTACTCCTGAAATTACGTGTAAAGAATCAAAAAAACTAAAGAATTTCACCTGTCTTCTGCACAATGCCCTTACTGTTTTTTTACAGACGCTTAAAATCAAGAAAAAGGGCGTGAAAGCGAGGCACAATCCAGCACCCCTTGAAATAAGCACTGAATTACCTATTTTATTTAGCAGTGTTAAGTCATTGTTAGCTTTTTGCATCACAAACCCTATTGTAAAAACAGAAATTTGCAGAGCAGACCATAAAAGAATTTTGAGAGTTATCATACGAATTTCCTTGGCGTTCCTTGGCGTCCCTTATACTATCAAACAGAGTATTTTTTAAGTTCTCAAACTATTTTTATTATGTATGGTAGTACTAATTTAAAACTATCCAAGTATGTCTAAAAATGGGGGAGGAAAAAGTCTGAAAGGTCTTGGAAGTTTGTCAGCAAAATTTCTAGGACCTATTGAAGCAGCTATACAAAACAGTATTTCATCTGGAGGAGTAGAATTTACAAATATTACAATTGCTGGAGGAACTATAGACGGGGTTGTCATAGGAGATTCTCAGCCTGGCCCAGGTATATTCACTACACTTCAGTCAGGAAATCCTACAGGAATAGGGTTCACAGTATGTTTTTTTGGTCTTCAAATAGGGAAATCAGCCTGCTGGCTGCCTAATAGAGGTGCTTGGGACATCAAGGGAGACTTAGTAGTCAGAGACATCTCGGAATTAGGGAATTTGACGGTGTCTTCAAACAGTATTTTTGCAAATAATCTCAATGGAAACATCAACCTTTCCCCTAATGGTTCGGGTATTCTTAATATTACGGGGGGTGTAAGGCAAAATACTCTATTAGGAGACGTAGAATTCAATAGTGGTTCGGGCAACTTCAATGTTTCCACAGACTCTGTGAAACTTGAAACCAAAAAAGGGGAGATAGTACTACAGTCAGGAACGACGAATGGGATAACAACCATCACAAGCGCTGCCTCGAATTCGGGGATAGCTACTATAACCACCTCTGGAGCTAACCCTTACGCTACAGGAGAAGAAGTAAGGATTGAAGCAAACGGTATCACAGGGTACTACACGGTAGCCTCTACTCCAACAGCTACCAGCTTTACAGTTAATTTACTTCCAGGAATTTCTATCCCAATCCCCTTAACATCAGGGACAATTGTAAAAAGAAGCGATATAACCTTAGAAAGTCCTCACGTCGTGAATATAAAATCAGAATCCGTGGTGATAGACGGGAATCTCTTGGTTAAAGGAACTACTACGACCGTAGACAGTATTACACTCTCGGTGGTAGACCCTGTTATTAGCGTAGGGGCTCCTTTGCCGGATGGTAAGGACAGAGGTGTATCTTCGCAATACTTCAATGTCTCAGAAAAAACAAGTTTCTTTGGGAGGTCTGCCAGTTCTGGGTGTTTCACTTACATCCCTGATGCTACAGAAGTGTCTAAAGATGTCTTTACTGGAGCTCCTGGATGTGCGAGGTTTGGAAGTGTTATTCTAGACAACATCACGCTTTCATCGGGGTCCCTGAATCTTTGTAATATCACTTGTCCCGGGGATTTTACCATAACTTCAGGAAGTAGTATAAGACTTTTAAGTCCAGACCTTTCTACAAGTTCAAATTTTCTTTATTTAAATAGTCCAAGCACTGTAGTCGATAAAGGGATAACATTCAATTATTTTGATGGGACTGGAATAAAAACTGGATTTTCAGGATTCGACGCATCAGCGCAATCTTTTGTATTTCTTACAAATACTACGAATGTTGCTGGTGTTATAACTGGAACTCCTGCACCTCTTTCTGTAGGAAACACGACTGTTTCAGGAGACTTGATAATTACAGGGAATTTGATAGGAGGGAATGTATCTTCAGGGCAATCTACTACAATAGAACGACTTACCCTTACAACTACAGCAATTGCTCCTTCTGCTAACGTGAATATAACCTTTGTATCTGTTAATACTGTTAACAGCGTTTTAACTGCTACGCTTACAGCTCCTATATTAGATGGGTTCATCAAAGACATAATAATAAGCAATTTAGCTGCAGATGCCCAGTACAGACTACTTTGCCCTACAGGCCTTCTTATTGACCCTGGGTCAGGCAGTACAGCCCAAAAAACACTTAAATTTACTACTTCAGGGCAAAGTGCTAACTTAGTATGGGATAACACAAGACTTGCTTACTTCATCAGGAATGCTGGGTGTTGTATAGAATAAATTTTTTTTTAGAATGTAATAACAATATGGATAGCTCAATTTCTGCGAATTTAGAGGCTGTGAGCGCAAGTATAACAAACGGAGGACCCATTGAACTTCCTCCGGGTATAGATGCTTACTACGTCGGCGTAGTGTCCTCTTTAAACACAACAGGAACAGTCATTACTATCCTTCTTGTGCTTTGGACTGTAGCAAACGTTGTTGTAGATATCACTTTAGAATCAGAAATGAAGGAGAATATGAAGTATATCAATGCAAAATTGTTTGGAACTTCGGGTTTAGTTAATAATCTCTTTGGGGTTTGGGTGGTATTCTTAACAGTAATTTACCTGGTATACGGAATTATGTTCTTGAATAGAACTATCGTTTCTGCTAATATTAGAGTTAACCAAGTATCAGAGAAGAGTATCCTCGAAAATCTCCCAATCATAGGGAAACTCGTAGGTCTCATTAACTCTGTAGAAAACTAAAGTAAAGTAAATTAAAAAATCTCAGTAATCTTTTATATTATTTGATTCAAATTTTTGATAAGTTCTTGTTTTGATACACTTTTGGGACCAACAGTGTTTTCAGATTCCCAAACAATTCTAGATAATTTATCAATTATTTCAAGTGTTAAGGCACTAGAACACTTCATAAAGTAGTTGCTTTGCTTTGAAAGGGTTCCAAGGTCTGAAAAAATAAAGGTCCCTGCCTTACCCCCTACGCGTCTGAAAGCAAAGTCAGGAGAATCTTCTTTGCTTACTATAGTATACTTATCATTCTCAAAAACTTTTGGAATTATTTCTCTCTTGGTATCTCCTTTGCGCCAAACTTGGAAGACGCAGGGTACAGAATATTGTTTGTTTTCGTACGTAAAAGAATTATTTTCAAGGTCTTTTTCAAAAACTTTATGGAATTGTAAATCAAAACATTTATTCATAGAAGGTTTTTTGAAAGATTTTGGCAGTATGAAGGCGATTACCTGAGAAAATCCGCAGCTATGTTTGATGAATTTTTTAGCCAAGGAGCTTTGACGACCAAAAGGAGGATTTCCTATAACCAAAATGTTCCCAGGATTTATATTTTGTAAAAGAAAATTTCCTTCTGTTATGTAATCAGTTTTTGGTTCTATATCAAAAGAAATGATTTCCTTGGTGGTGAATTTGAGGAGTTTTTCGACGAAAACCCCTGTCCCAGCAGATGGTTCTACTATACATTCGAAAGAATCTAAATCGTATAAATTCTTTAGAGTAGCTACACATTCCTCAGCTACTTCTGGGATTGTGTAGTATTGTTCTTTGTTGTCTCTTTTTAATCCAATAGTCATTTTTTTGTCTTTATACTTTAATGATAACGCGTTTTTAAATCAATTCTGCGCAAAATAAATATTCCATCACACAAATATTACTTTCAGTCTCGCTTGATTTGAATTTAGAATACTTGATTTCTTTGCAGATAACCCTGGTTCTAGTTTTTCCGAGTATTTCAAGTATTTGGTCTTTTGACAAAATTCCCTCGCTGCTATAGCTAATAAAAAGGTATTTACTTTTGATACTCGAAACAGTATTCTCGAAAACCGAGTAAATATTTTTTTTAGAGCAAAACGATTTTGGGGCAAGGTTATTCTCAGACCTTAACCCGGTCTTGCCTTTGATTTCTGGAAAGTCTTGTCTAGCGATAGTCTCGAGAAGGTGGTAATTAGTAGAATAATTGCGCTGATTGTAAGGAGGGTCAAGATAAACTACCTGGACGTCCTCTGAAAACAAACACGACTCGACGATATCCCTACAATAACTCACGTGTTTTTTGTTAGATGTTGGAAGTAAGTTATCTACAAAGGAACTCTGTAGTACCAAAGGGGTTTGAGCGCTTTTCTTGAGTTTCTTTAGATAAGCACCATAGACGCTTGCTATATTAGAAACTTTTGAAGTAGCGTAAAGGAGAGTCTTGAGAAGTAAATTATATTCCATTTGAGTGATACCGTTTCCTCTAAGCAATTCTATCTCTTCTCTGATTCTATCGACTTTAAGACCGTTTTCTGGGGACAGATACATCCTTTCGCTCCCACCTAAGGTGTAGTTATTATACACGAAATCTGTGTCTTTTGAGGAATCAATTGTAATACTGTTTAGTCTTGATATAATAGCCTTAACTTTTGAGACATTAACTTCGTTGTCTGTGAATACAGAAGAAATAAGATACGAGTAGTACTGAACGTCTGCTGAAACCACTTTGCTTGCCCCTTCTTCTAGAAGTCTTCGCGAAACTACGCCTGTTCCACTGAAGAAATCCCCGAAACTCTCAAGGTCTGTAATGCTTTTATTTGTGTAGTCTTGGATACTGTTAATTATAAAGTCGAGTAGTCTAAATTTACTACCAATGTAATTAAATGACTTGAAAACCCCTACAGTATCTGACCTTGGGGTTTTAGAAACTTTAATGTCGTATTTTTTAGACATCCCAAAGACTTCCAAATTAATTCCGTTTAAAATTCCAGCCTTTACCATCAATTCTATGGTGTCAGAATTGAAACGCGCCTTTAGACAGTCTCTATTATTATGGACTTGAAATTCCACGAGACTCTTGAACTTTTCTCCTATCTTAATAGACATAGTATTTGATTCGTTCCAGGTTTTTTCTGTTTTCGTGAATTTGTATTCCAGTCCAGGAATTAAAGAAATTTCTTCAGTTTTTTCATAAGCAGTTGTCTTACCAGAATTATATTGAAAATGTAATGTAAAATCACAACAAAACAAGTTTCTTAGATAAGTATTCATCAATTCTTCAGTATTACTCATTACCAAATCCTTGAAGTCTTGAGAGCTATTAACCTGTGAAAAATTGGTTTTTTCTTTGAATCTTTTAAGAGATACTTGCCCGATGTTCTGAGGGCAAACCTTGTTTCCAGTGATATTGGTTTTTACTGAAACTGTCTTACCAGCACTTGTAAGAAAGTCGTAATACTCGTTTTTATGGCCCACGTGTTCTTTTAATATTAACTTTTTACCAAAGTAATCGCCCAAAGAATTGGATATGTCTTGATAAACTCCGTCGATTACAGAGTAATTACTTCTTTTAGTATTGAATTCGATGTTAAACGCTTTACAGAGCATCATCTCTGTGATAATACCAATAGATTCGCTAGACTTTACGAGTATCTGTCCTGACTTAACTGACATTTGTCTTAACACTAAACTCGTTTTTAAATTGCTTTCATCAAAAATTTTTGATTAACAGTTCTTCTACAGATTTTCTTCCAGATTCTTTACCAGATACACTGTATCGTGTTTCAATCGGGATTTGCGCGTAATCGCAGTACAATTCTTTGATAAATTCTGTAGAACTATTGCTTAACACTACCAGCACACCAATGCTTGTCAGCTTGTCTACAAAGTTTTTCAATTGCGTATGAGATTCTTCCGAGAAGCCATCAGATGAATAATCTGAAAATGTTTGGAAGTATGGTGGATCTAAGTAGACTAAGTCGCCGCTTTTTGGATTTATACAGTCATAATTACCACAAGAAATATCAACATTTTGAAGAAATTTTGATACACTGCGAAGTAAAACTTGGTCACATATCAAAGGATTTTTCATTTTTCCAAATGGAACATTGAATTTCCCTGACTTATTCTCACGATACATACCATTGAAGCAGCATTTATTTAAATAGATGAACTGTGCTGCTAGCTGTAATTTTGAAGAATTTCCTTCGTTGAATGAATCCCTGACAACATTGAACTGTTCTACATTATTCGCGTAGTAATCTTCACGAGAAGTCATCTCGGTTATAAGTGATTCAACGTCATTTTTTATTACATCGTAGCAGTTTACTAGCTTCGCATTAACATCAGAAAAATTCTTTGGAATACTTTCATTTAACTTAAAGCCGATAGCTGCGCCACCTGCAAAAGGTTCAAAGTATTTTCCGAATTGCGATGGAAAGTGATGCGTAATTTTCTTAGAAATTTTACTTTTTCCACCTATCCACTTCACGAAAGGTTTTAGTTTTTCAAAGTTAGGAGACGAAGAATGTAGCTGGACTTTCTTGAATTTTTTCAAAGTATTTAGAAGATTTGGTAAATTAATCCAATGAGACACGTTGTATTTCGATGCTAAACTAACGAAATCTACGACGTATTCGCGTAGGGGATTAACGAGTTCTTGAGAACTTGGATTTAATATTTCATACCCAACAAATACTACTATAATTTTAGTGTTTTTGTAAGTTTCACAATCCCGTATTTTACTGTATTTTCTTGGAATATTATCTATCTTTTCGCTCGCAGTTCCAGGACAATTGTATCCTCTGCTTTTGATTTCAAGTATCACATCAAGTTCGTACAAGTAAAAATCTGGAATAACAACACAATGCGTCGTAGAAATTCTTAGATTTTTTTTGAAAACAAATCCATTATTTTCAAGTAGTTTTGCTACGTATTTTTCTGCAAAAATACCAGTGTTTTTGTAGCCATTATCTTCTAAAATTTTTTTCTCTTCTTCTTTACTTACGATTTTTACACCATTTAAGTAATCTTCGATGCTTACCATATATTGTTTATAATAATCATACTAATCACTTCTTTAAGTAAAAGTACATCAAAAAAACCCCTATGTATTATTTTTAACATAGGGGTTTTTTTGATTTTTTTAAGTGTTTTTTAGTTTTTTAAGTTTAGATATTCTTCTGTTGATACAATTATTTCATCCAAGTCGAAATACAATTCGCGAAATTTTCGATCACAGTAAAGGTCAAGCAGATGATTCAATTCAGCTTCTTCGCGCTCACGTTTTTTGATAGAATCTACAGTGTAATACTGTATGTTGTTGGAGTTAAAATTGGCAGTGTTGTTAATCGAGTCTTGAGAGATATTCATTATTTTTTTATATTCATTAGGTTTTAGAAATCGATTTTTTTTATATCGTAAGAGTAATAAAGGAACAAGAATGTCATCCTCTAGACTGAACGAGGTAAATTCTTCAGGAGGTCCCCTCGATATAAATAATTTAAACAATGAAGGAGTTTCCTTGGTGAAAGGCGGAGGAAATGTTGGGATTGGTGGAAATCCTGGGACAGAAAAAGTAGTTATTCACGGTTTAACTAGAATTTTAGATACCACAGACTCTGCTGGGAATTCAGGTGCTTTAGTAATAGACGGGGGCATCTCAGTAGCAAAGAAGTTGTTTGTAGGCACGGATTTGAATGTTATTGGAAATGTCGTAGTATCTGGGAGTTTATCTGCTACAACCAATACAATTTCTCACAATTCCCTTACTGGTCTCAGCGCAGACGACCACTCCCAGTACACTCTCTTAGCAGGACGGACTGGTGGTCAAATACTTACAGGAGGAACTTCCGTAAGCGATAACACTACAATTCGAAGTACTTCCAATGCTACAAAAGGTTCGGTAATATTCGATGAAACTACAGCAAGTACCAGTAGTTCTACAGGGGCAGTGAGACTCGCAGGAGGTCTAGCAATTTCAAATACCACAGACGCGGCGTCGGCAACGAACGGAGGGAGTTTAACAACAGCAGGAGGACTCTCAGTCGCGAAGAAAGCGTTTATCGGGTCAGACCTAAATGTCGTAGGGACCTTAGACGTCAGTGGAAGTAAAATAACATCAGTGGGAACTCCTACTGTAGCTTCAGATGCTACGAATAAGTCTTACGTAGATTCAATTATTTTAAATTTATCAAGCAAAGACCCTGTAAGAGTTGCTACGACAACCCCTGGTACTTTAGCTACTTCATTCGCAAACGGGTCAGTAGTCGACGGAGTTTCTCTTATTACCAACGACTCCATCCTTATCAAAAACCAGACTAACGGTATCGAAAATGGTATTTACATCGTTAATGCTACTGGAGCGCCTACAAGAACCGCTGACTTTGCTTCGGGAACTTCGCAAGCATCTTCGTTCGTTCTAGTTCAAGAAGGAACAACGAATGCTGACGCATTTTTCGTCTGTAGTAATAACGCTGGGGCTGACGTCGTAGGCACAGACGTCATTACTTTTGTAAGAACTGGAGCAAGTAATGTAGTCCCAGACCCTGTAATTTTCAGCGATGCTGCTAATAAAAATTATGTTGATAATAAATTTATTCAACAAAACGCTAAAAGTTTTGTAAGGGCTGCTACGACACTTCCTGGAACTTTCGTGTCAGATTTCACAGACGGTTCGACGATTGATACAATCGTTTTGTCTACCGGGAATAGGATTCTCATAAAAGACCAAACTAACCTCACAGAAAACGGTATTTACACGGTCAATGCTACAGGAGCTCCTACAAGAACCACTGACTTCGCTACTGGAACTTCGCAAGCAAGTTCTTATGTTTTCGTAAACGAAGGCACAGCGAATGCTAATAAACTGTTCGTGTGTTCGAGCATTTCCGGAGCAGACGTCGTAGGAACAAATAACATTGTTTTCACAGGAATTTCAGGAAGTGGAGGCGGAGGTAGTGGAGACTTAACGAATGTTTCTACGAATATAATTCCTGATACCACAAATTTGAGGGACATCGGTTCGGTTTCAAGAAAATTCAAGGACCTTAACTTGTCAGGAAAAGGTAATGCTAATGATTTGAATATTACGACTGTCGTAGGAAGTCTTGGATATACTTACAAGAATGCCCCGGTTTCTTTTGATATCACTACACCAAGCACTGTATCTTGGGTCTCGAGAACAACCCCGAATAACAATAACTACTCCAGTATAACTTGGAGTAATACACTTGGTCTTTTCGTAGCTGTCGCGAGCAGTGGAACAAACAACAGAGTTATGACGAGTCCTGATGCTATAACTTGGACGGCCAGGACTTCAGCTGCTGACAATGCTTGGAATAACGTAATTTGGGTGCCTGAATTAAGTTCATTCGTTGCTGTAGCAAGCACTGGGTCTGGTAATAGGGCAATGGTATCTTTAGACGGAATCAACTGGGAAACACCGTTTAGTTGGCTAACGAGTACTACCCCTGTAGACAATAATTGGACCAGTGCAGAGTGGAGCCCTTCGCTTGGTCTTTTCGTCGCTGTATCGAGTAGTGGAACAGGTAATAGGGTTATGACGAGCCCAGACGGGACAGTGTGGACATCCAGGACTTCTGCGGCGGACAACTCTTGGACTAGTTTAGCTTGGAACAGTCTAAGTTCTTTATTTGTCGCCGTAGGAACTTCTGGGGTTGATGACAGAGTTATGACGAGTAGCAATGGAATTACTTGGGCACTCCCAAATACCTTGTCTTGGACTTCACGGACTTCGGCGACAGACAATAATTGGCAAGGAATTGTTTGGAATAGTTCTTTAAATTTATTCGTAGCAGTAGCCAGTTCAGGGGGTGGTAACAGAGTTATGACATCACCGGACGGAACTACTTGGACTATTAGAACATCTGCTGCCGATAATGATTGGAGAAGTATCGTTAGTGGTGCCACAAGTAATTTATTAGCTGTATCAAATACAAACAACGGTACTTTTAGCAGAGCTCAACGTAGTTCTAATGGGACTTCTTGGACGTGTGATACTATTCTTACAAGTACTTGGACATCCAGGACACTGCCTAGTACAAGTGCTTGGAGTTCAGTATGTTGGAGCGCAGAATTAACATTGTTTTGCACTGTTTCTAGTACTACAGGAACTATAGCAGCAACAAGTCCTGATGGAATAACTTGGACTTCAAGAACACTTCCATCAAGCGCATCTTGGCAATCAGTTTGTTGGAGTCCAGAATTAACATTATTCTGCGCTGTAGCAAGCGGTGGCACAGTCGCAGCAACAAGCCCTAATGGTATCACTTGGACATCTAGGACTTTGTCTAGTTCCCAATCTTGGAATTCTGTTTGTTGGAGTGCAGAACTTGGATTATTCTGCGCTGTATCCGTTTCTGTAAATGCAACAGCAGCAACAAGTCCTGACGGAATCACTTGGACTTCGCGGACACTTTCTCACTCAAATGGGAGCTATTCTGTGTGTTGGAGCGCTGAACTTGGATTGTTCTGTACTGTTGGCAATGGTTCACAAGCTTCGTCTTCCCCGGATGGAATAAATTGGACTTCCAGATTTCTTCCATCTAATCCGACATGGAAATCCATTTGCTGGAGCGCAGAACTGGGACTTTTCTGTATTGTTTGCGATTCTAGTAGTCAAGCAGCAACAAGTCCTGATGGAATCACTTGGACTGCAAGGTTCGTATCTATATCCGCGCCTTTCTCTGTTTGTTGGAGCGCAGAACTGGGGTTATTCTGTGCTTCTGGAACTACCAGTAGCTCGGTATCAACAAGTCCTGATGGAATCAATTGGACATCTAGAACACTTCCAAGTTCAGGTAATTGGCAATCAGTTTGTTGGGCACCATCTCTTGGTATTTTCGCTACAGTCGCAAGCGGTAGCGCTGTCACCGCAACATCCGTTTCTCAATTTCCTATCCCAAACGTTAATTGGTCCAGTGTAGCTTACAGTCCTTCACTTTCCAGGTACCTCGCCGTCGCCAATGCAGGGACTGTTTACAGAAGGTCAAGCACCAGCACGGATGGAATAAGTTGGACTACAATTCTAAATAAATTCAATAGAAATTCTTGGGTAAGTAGGACCAGTGCTGCGGACGTTCAGTGGCAGTCCATTTGTTGGAGTCCTGAGGTGTCGTTATTCGTTGCTGTGACAGGCGGACCAAGCGCGTCTGCGATGACAAGCCCCGACGGGGTAGTTTGGACTTCAAGGACTCTTCCTAGTTCCCAGAATTGGATCAGTGTCGCTTGGTCTGCAGAATTGGGAATATTTGCTGCTGTGGCACAATCTTCGTCAGTCGCCGCAACAAGCCCTGATGGCATCACTTGGACCCAAAGGACTCTTCCGAGTAATCAGTCTTGGTTCAGTGTTGCTTGGAGCGCAGAACTGGGACTATTTGCTACCGTGGCAACCGGTCCTTCAACAGTCGCCGCGACGAGTCCCGATGGCATCACTTGGACTTCAAGAACACTTCCGAGTAGTCAAATTTGGATCAGCGTCGCGTGGAGCGCAGAACTGGGACTATTTGCTGCTGTGGCATCCGGTCCTTCAACAGTCGCCGCAACAAGTCCCGACGGAATTACTTGGACTTCAAGGACTCTTCCGAGTAGTCAGACTTGGCGCAGTGTCGCTTGGAGCGCAGAATTGGGGATATTTGCTGCTATTGCGCTCAGTTCAGCAGTAGCCGCAACGAGCCCTGATGGCATCACTTGGACTTCAAGGACTCTTCCGAGTACCCAGTCTTGGATTTCAGTTTGTTGGTCAAGCGAGCGCGGTATGTTTTTAGCAGTATCTCAAGGAGGAATTTACGGGACTTATAGTTACGATGGAATTAATTGGTATCTCTTTAGACAACCCACGACAAATAATTGGCAAAGTGTTTGTTGGTCTCCGCAACTCGGTATTTTCGCAGCGGTAAGTTCTTCAGGAATAGGTAATAGAGTTATGAGTACTTCAGCAATCACAGGAATCCCCGCAAGAAATTGGACTTCTGTTGTGTGGTCCCCAGAACTTAATTTATTCGCAGCAGTAAGTTCCAATGGCTATCGTAATAGAGTAGCAACTAGTACAGATGGAATTACTTGGGCTACGCGAACTTCCGCAGCAAATAACAATTGGCAAAGCATCGCTTGGAGCCCAGAACTTACCCTTTTCGTCGCTGTTTCTAATTCAGGAACTGGCAATAGAGTTATGACGAGTCCTAATGGAATTGCCTGGACTATACGAAGCAGTGCTGCTGATAATGCTTGGACTTCGGTGGTTTGGAATAGTTCAAGAGGAATGTTCCAAGCAGTCGCGAATTCTGGAACACTTAACAGGATTATGTACTCATTCAACGGAATTAATTGGATTCTTTCTAGTAATCCAGTAGACAATAACTGGACAGCAATCACAAGCAGTTCCAGTACATTCGCTGCTATCTCTAATTCAGGCACTGGAAATCGCGCGATGAGTAGCAATGCCGTGATTCCGATAGCGAAATTGTCTTGGACTTCCGTAGCGTTTTCTAATCAACTAAATTTATTCGCGGCTGTAAGTAATACTGGAACAGGTAATAGAGTCGCTACAAGCACAGACGGAAATACTTGGACTTCGAGGACAACTCCTGCGGACAATAACTGGACCTCCGTTGTTTGGAGTCAAGAACTCACTTTATTCGCTGCTGTAAGTTCCAGTGGAAGTGGCAACAGAGTTATGACTAGCCCCGATGCTATCACTTGGACTTCAAGGACTTCGGCGGACGACCTAAATTGGCAGAGTGTCACTTGGAGTCCTCTGCTTACCCTGTTCGTTGCTGTAGCTAATACAGGAACTGGATCAAGAGTGATGACATCTCCTAACGGAATTAATTGGACTCTCAGGACTACCCCAAGCGACCTCAACTGGACCTCCGTGGATTGGAGCACTACTCTTTCGTTGTTTATGGCAGTCAGTCCAACGGGAAGTATGGTTAGTAAAAATGGAATTAACTGGACTCTAAAGATTATCCCCGCGAATAACAATTGGAATAGCGTAGTATTCAGCCCAGAATTAAACGAATTTGCCGCGGTTGGAAGCGGCGGAACTGGAAATAGAGCAATGATTTACAGTTTAGCGACTGTTCCGAGCGGTAGTTGGGACAGTATTGCGTGGAACCCAAGTGCTGGTAGAGCAGTCGCTGTGGCAAACGGGGGAATTAACAGGAGTATGACAAGTACCGACTTGATTACTTGGACTTCCAGTCGTCCAACCGGAATTACGTGGAATACCCGGGCAAGCGCTGCGGACAACAATTGGACTAGCGTAGTTTGGAGCCAAGAACAAGGCCTTTATGTTGCTGTGGCGAGTAGTGGAACTGGTAATAGGGTAATGACAAGTCCTGACGGAACTGTTTGGACTTCGAGGACCAGCGCGGCTGACAATAATTGGCAAAGTGTCGCGTATAGCCCGAGTCTTTCCAGGTATCTAGCGGTAAGTAATACCAGCACTGGAACTTTTAGTAGAAGTCAGCGAAGCGTAGACGGAATTTCTTGGGTATGTGATACAATTCCTACGCCGAGTTGGACCTCGCGGACACTCCCGAGTAGTCAAACTTGGAGTAGTGTAACTTGGGCTCCAGAACTTGGGCTTTTCTGTACTGTTGCGGCAGGGCCTTCTACTGTGGCCGCAACTTCCCCTGACGGAATTACTTGGACTTCTAGAACTTTACCGAGTAGTAGTTCTTGGCAGTCAGTTACTTGGGCCCCAGAACTCTCCTTATTTGTTGCTGTGGCGCCTGGGGCACTTGCCGCGACTTCTCCTAACGGTATTAATTGGACATCTAGGACAATCCCTTCATCCAGTTGGGCTTCTGTTTGTTGGAGTGCAGAACTGGGATTATTCTGCGTTGTATCCAATTCTACGAGTACAATCGCAGCAACTTCGCCAGATGGCATTACTTGGACTTCAAGGACTCTCTCTACCTCTCTAGATTATTGGTCTGTTTGTTGGAGCGCAGAACTCGGCCTTTTCTGTGCTGTTGCTCGTAGTTCAACAACAGCTTCTACTTCACCGGATGGTATCACTTGGACTTCGAGGACACTCCCAAGCTCGCAGAATTGGTGGTCTGTTTGTTGGAGTCCAGAACTTGGTCTTTTTTGTACTGTTGCAAGGACCTCTGCTATAGCAGCAACTTCCCCCGATGGAATTAATTGGACTAGTAGATCTCTTCCTAGTAGTTCCGAATGGTATTCAGTGTGCTGGGCTCCAGAATTGTCATTGTTTTATGTTGTTACATCAGTGCCTTCAAATATTGCTGCGTCTTCCCCTGATGGAATTAATTGGACTTCTAGAACTTTACCGAGTAGTCAAGCTTGGATTAGTGTAACATGGGCTCCAGAACTTGGTCTTTTCTGTACTGTAGCACAATCAAGTTCGATAGCAGCAACTACAACGACGATAAAGTTGATAGGGAACTGTGCTTGGAACAACGTTGTATGGAGCCCAGAACTAACATTGTATGTCGCTGTTGGTAGTAGCAATTACAAACGCAGAGTATCTACCAGTCCAGACGGAATCAGTTGGACTCCTAGAAAAACCCCAAATTCCAACAATTATACTTCAGTTTGTTGGAGTCAATCTCTTTCGATATTCGTAGCAGTGTCTAACACAGGTACTGGCAATAGAGTTATGACAAGTTCTAACGGAATTGTTTGGACTTCTAGGACTTCCGCGGCAAATAACAATTGGACTTCCGTTTGTTGGTCTCCGGAACTAACGCTTTTCGTTGCTGTGTCAAATTCAGGGACTTTGAATAGGGTTATGACGAGTCCTAATGGAATAACGTGGACTATTAGAACTACCCCGGTAGACAACGATTGGACTTCGGTTGCTTGGAGTCCTACGAGCTACTTATTCGTTGCTGTAAGTTCTACAGGAACTGCTAATAGGACAATGGTAAGTTCTAACGGAATTAATTGGACTATCGGAACTAGTTCTGTTAATAATAATTGGAATAGTATAGCGTTCGGATACGAACTCGGGTCTTTCGCTGCAGTCGCGTCGTCAGGGACAGGAGACAGGGTAATGACAACGACGACTAACGGGGTCCTTTTGGATTACGCTTGGAATTCGACGTGTTTTGCTTCGGGAATTTCCTTGTTTGTTGCAGTGTCGAGTAGTAGTTCTGGTAATGTAAATTACAGAGTAGCAACAAGCCCCAACGGGACCACTTGGACTCCAAGGGTGTCGGCGAATGGCAATAATTGGCAAAGCATTGCTTGGTCCCAAGAGCTTTCTCTTCTCGTTGCTGTATCTAATACCGGGACTGGAGACAGAGTAATGACTAGTCCTGACGGAATAGTTTGGACTTCACGTACAAGTCCCGCTGATTACAATTGGAGTTCTGTTGTTTGGGCTTCAGGACTTGCTCTTTTCATCGCGGTAAGCAATACAGGAACTGGTAATAGAAGTATGACGAGTCCTGATGGAATTGCTTGGACTCTCCTGAATACTGCAGTAGATAACGATTGGGCTGCGGTTTGCTGGGCTGCCGAACTGAATGTCTTAGCAGCCGTGAGTAATACTGGAGCTTTAAACAGGGTTATGTCAAGTAATACAGTATCTTTCAACACGGTATCAACTAGCTCAAATTCTGTAAGTACAAGTATAAAAAATACCCTAAATAAATTAAGGACACCAGCAACAGCGTCAAGTAATTGTGTATCTACTTGGATTTCCAGGACAAACCCCGTTGATGACGCTTGGATCAGTATCGTTTGGAACCCTGAATTGTCTAGGCTAGTAGCTGTAAGTGCTACAGGAACTGTGATGTACTCCGATGACTCTATAAACTGGGCAACCGCCCCTGCAGCATCCGTGAATTCTTGGCAAAACGTCGTTTGGTCCCCAGAACTTACACTCTTCGTCGCAGTGTCAAACACCGGAACTGGCAACCGTGTTATGACTAGCCCAAACGGAACCAATTGGACTTCAAGGACTACTCCGGTAGACAACAATTGGCAAAGCGTTTGTTGGTCTCCTGAACTTACACTGTTCGTGGCAGTCTCTTCTTCCGGGACTGGCAGCCGTGTGATGACGAGCCCTAATGGAACTGTTTGGACTTCAAGGACAAGCGCAGCTGATAACAACTGGACCAGCGTCGTTTGGAGCAGCGACTTGGCCTTGTTTGTAGCAGTATCTACTACAGGAACTGCTAACAGAGTTATGACATCCCCGGACGGAATCGTTTGGACCTCAAGGACTACTCCTATAGACAACAATTGGACTTCCGTTTGTTGGTCCGAAGAATACCAAATCTTCGTAGCTGTAAGTGCTACTGGAACTGGTAATAGGATTATGACTAGTTCCGACGCAATCACTTGGACTACCCGAAGCAGTCCAGTAGACAACAATTGGAGTCAAGTCATTTGGTCCCCAGAAATGAGCTTATTCGTAGCTGTAAGCGCGAGTGGTTCAGGAAACCGTGTTATGGTATCATTCAACGGGTTTTCTTGGAGCACAAGACCGACGAATAATAACAGTTGGACCTCCATTTGTTGGAGCAAACAGCTGAGCGTGTTCGTAGCTGTAAGTAATACTGGAACATTCAATAGGATTATGACCAGTAATATAGGTATCCCTGACTCCAAGAGCACTCTATTGGTGAATCCTTCTCAAATGTCTGTAAATAAATACACAGGGAATGTTAGCATCACAGGGTCTCTTTCTAAAGGAGCCGGAACATTCAATATACCTCATCCATTGGACAATACCAAAAAATTAATCCACTCTTTTATAGAAGGCCCAAGATGTGATAACATTTATAGAGGAACTACGAGACTACAGGCAGGTAGAGCGATTGTAAATCTAGATGAAGAATGTACTGATACCAAGGATTGTAGTATGACACCAGGGACGTTTGTGTCCCTTAACAACAACTGTAGTTATTACCTACAGAACAAAGAGAGTTTTGACAGAGTTCTTGGAAGGATAGAGGGTAATTTGCTCCTGATAATTTGCGAAAACAATGAGGCTGATTGCGAGGTTAATTGGATGGTTATAGGAGAACGCAAAGACCCTTATATAAAGAACTGGGAATTCACCAATAGTAAAGGAAACCTTATCACAGAATGGTAAGTCAAAATAAATTCAAAGTTAAATCAAATAAATTAAAAAACTCACTACAATATTTTGTAGTGAATTCTTGTAATGGTACAGCTTAAGCACAGTACGCAAAAAAACCCACTGCATTTTTACAGTGGGTTTTTAGAGTTTTTTAGTTTTTTTTAGTTTTTTAGAGTTTTTTAGTTTTTTTGGGTTTTTTAGTTTTTTGAAGAGACTGTTTAAGCTTACTCGAAGTCGCTGTCGCAGCTGACGTGCTCTTCGTTTTTGTAGTCAGGCTCGTCCTTGTAGTCAGGCTCGTCTTTGTAGTCGTAGATTACTTTTGCAGATTCTTCTTTTTTGAGAGATTCTTTGATTTTAGACATTCTCGTAGCTCGTTTCTTAACAGTTTTCTTGGGTTCTTCGACAGTCTCAACTTCTTCAGGAGACTCTTCAACTTCTTCAGGAGACTCTTCAAGTTCTTCGGAAGTTTCTCGGACTTCTTTAGTTTCTTCAGAAGATTCGCCAGGAGCGTAGTATCCAAACTTCACTCCGTTTCTTGTATGAAGGGAGCAAAGGTCGGTTAAAACATTTTCTTTAACAAGTCTTTTACCGTTGCATTGAACTCCGTCTTTTTTGAGAGCACAGCATCTTACGCTTTCTTCAAGAGGCTCTTTTTTCGTAGGAACTTTCTTTTTCTTTTCGTGGGAACCTCCAATGTAAGCTGAGAACTTTTCAATAAGATTTTCAGGAGTTCTTTCTGCTTCAGGCATTTCACTGAGGACGTATTTCAATTCTGAGATGATGATTTTGTTAAAGTTTTCGATGAACATTCTGAGTATTCTTGTGTAATCTTCTTTACTACTTTAGACTAAAAAAATCGATTTTTTATTTATCTTGATAGGTTGAATATAGTGTCGCGATTTATCGTCTTTTGTTTCGCATTTGAGAGAATCGTTTACCACTTCTGAAATTTTCTTTAATTTCTACTTCTGCAGCACCTGCAGCACCCCCGGTAGGGCAATCGCAATTTGCGTTTCCATACACCTTTCCAGAGATAATTTTAGGGTAAGACTCACAGACATTCATAACTTCTGTTGTTAAGTTAGAGAAAGATTCCGCAATTTCTACCTTATTTTTGTCGATAAGAACTCCAGAAATCACAAACAACGTGATACCTACTACTACTGCTAAGACAATGAAGTCTTTTCTTGGGAATTTACTGATGAATTTAGAAGGGGTTTTGAAGAAAGAATAAGCCATTACAGTATTATACAATTACATAAGAAAATAAATTACAACTTCACTGTTTTTTTAAGACGAGCAAGTCTTGCTTTTCTATACTCCATAGTGATTTTTTTGAACATCTCCTCTGGGTTATCCATAAACAATTCTAAGATTTCGCAGATAGGATTCATTAGATATTTTATGTAATATTCCGTATCTACAGGAAGACCGTGGAGTTTTGCGTAAGCAGGGTCTTCTACCTTTGTATACTGCGGAGTAGTGGATTTAGTCCATCCGTTGTCAATGAAAATGTAGGGAATTCTGTCGTTTGACCTTGGGGCATTACCAGGGTCTCTCTCGGCGAGAGTCCTTGAAAGAACTACGTGAGGTATATTCAATGATTTGTAAGGACCTTTCAAGGTTTTAGTCACTACAAGGAGGTCTTTGTCTACTGTTCCGTTTTTGATGTCGTCTATGACAGACCTTATGTAATCCAATGCTTTGTCTAATCCTTTTTCCCCATCTTCTACGAAAATATCTACAATTTTTTGATAACAAATTCTTAACAATTCGAAGTTGTCTCTACGTTTCAGAACAACCCCTTTATTGTCGAGATAATCCATTTTTTCTGAATTTTCAGAGTAAAGTTCTCCGATATACCGCTTTTTTGAAAGCAGAAGCAAAGGACAATATACCTTTTCATATTCTAAGCTGATAGGCATCTTGAATAATTTCTCTGTAGCTCTCTCTGCGGCTTCTTTCCCCATTACTTTTGATTCTTCGATACACTTGCTTTTCAATTTTTTCAAATAATTTTTATCACCATCAGTGACTACTACGTGATTGTAAATCCTGTCTCGCTCGCTATTAAATAATTCTGTGCTTTTTGTCTTGAATTTGACAAACACGGAATCTGTATTTTTAACTATAATATCTCCCACACCAGCTTGGAACCTGCCTGAGTCGGTTTCTATATCATAGACATACCCATCGTGTTCTCGTGATTCTAACTTTTTAATTTCATTAGAAACTTTTCTTTGGGTTTTTTTGGTGAGCGTGAGACGTATCATATCTTTTTTATCCTTCATTGTGTTAAGAGACACTTTATAACCAAGTTTTTTCATCAAATAATATAAACCAGCTGACCCTATTTGCCCCTTATTATCAAATCTCTCGCAACCAGATGATTCTTTGTCTTTTCTGCAACCACCAGCAGCCCAGTACCCATCAAAGAAACTCTGGATAATTTCATTATCACTATTCAGTATTTCAGTCGGGACTTTTTTATTTTTATCTGAATCACCGTAAAAGAAGCCATAGATGAAAGCTCTGTCTTTTGAAATTGAATTACAGCTTTCATTAAATTTATCAGGATAACTACTTAGCAATTTCGTCCCGACAGCGCAGTCTTTTGGCTTTATGATAACAGCATTTTCGTCAAGTAAACTATGGTCTTCTGTGACCTCGACGTACCCAGTATGGGTTAACACACTATATATTTTTTTATCACACTTATGTCTGATAACTTTTTTAATATTTTGCCATCCTTTATCAGTCCATACTCGGAATTTACTACCAGAATACTCCTTTTCTTGCCTGTTAGAATCGTCTAATATTTTAAACCCTGGATAATCTACCTTGTTATTTTCATCGAAAATACTTTGAATTGTCTCGATATGGGTTTCCCCGTCTTTTTCAAGAAGCAACGGTGTTTTGCCAGTGACCGAATCTCCGTATACAGCTACAGAACAAGGATACTCTTTTTCCATAAATCTCTTAGTGTCAGCAATCATAAGCCTGCCATAAGCAGTAACTGTAGCAGCTATACCCTTACACGTAAGCATAGGGGCTGCTAGAAATCCGTAAATAGAGTTCATAGATACCTTCACTGCTAACTGGCACTTGTTATAAATTTCCTTCGAAAATGGGTCTTCAGCTTCCTTCATCAATTTCTTGTACTTTTTTCTGGATTCTGTAAGTTCTTTTAGAAGTTTTGGAAGTATTCCTTCTGTGCTTTTACAATACTTGAATGAGTGTTTGACACCACCTTGTTCTTCCCATTCGATAGTATTGTATTCCGTGTTAGGTAAATCGTTGTATTCTTCCGAAAGCACTATCGTACTGAAACACAGGTTGTGAGCCCTGATGATACTCGGGTAAAGACTCGCAAAATCACACACTGTCACAGGGGAAAAGTAAGCACCTGTGTCAGGCGCAAGGACTGTAGCTCCTTCAAAAGACTCTGCTTCTTCAGAAGAAGAGGACCTTTCAAGGACAGGGACAAGATACCCTGCTTTTCTTGTTTCTCTGAGAATTTGAGAGAATGCTTTGATACTCTGACCTCTCTCTATCAAATACTTGATAGGAACGTAAGTGACATTACTCATAGAAATTTGATTTTGTAAGATATGTAATTTATCAACGAGGAGTTGGGGAAGAAGTGTGTCCTGAATACAATACATTGCTAAAATTTTTATTTTCTCAGGGTCTCCGCTAGCAAAGAAATCAAACATTTGCTGAGGAGTCATATCATTCTTTTTCTGTCCGAGATACTTTTCAGCGATGCTATCAAGTTTGTAAGAATTTTCTTTGTATTCTCTTTGAATGTAAATAAGTAAATCAAAATTTATTCTTCCAGGGATACTGAGACGTTTGTAGTTAGAAGTTCCATAAGCACTTGAACTGAAATGCGCCTCTTTAAGAACAGAACTTGTTTCTTTGAGTTTACTCAAGTCCAAGAACTCCTCAGAACACTTGACGATTTTAGCGCGTTCGTTGAGGTAATTACAATCAAACTGGTCTCCATTGTAAGTATAGAGTATATCAGGGTCCATAGTATTCACCAAGCGTCTCCAAGCAAGTAGCACTTCCTTTTCAGTAGAGTAAGATTCTACGATGATAGGAACATCGTCTTCGCTGACAATTTCGGCACAATCCTTAAGTGTTATGATATGCTTTACGTAAAATGAAGCGTCTCCGAAGTATTTGAAAGCAGTAGCGATTTGAGTGACGCAATTTTCTTTGATTCCAGGGATAGGAAAACTCCCGTCAATACTGTAAACTTCAATGTCGAAACTTGCTTGTAAAATACGAGCATTCGATTCGTTTTCGATATCGCAAACCACGTCAGTCCAACTACAACTTGCTTCGATCTGGCAACGGCTAATTTTACTTAGACCTTCAATAACCTTGATATTTTTAGCAGATATCCACCCTGTAGGCTTAGCATCGCGAATGTGCATAAATTTTAGAATTGGGTCAAGGTTTGATTCATAAAGCTTGATTTTGAAATTGATGCCAGGGACAGAAGTCTTGTTAGCAGGGTCGTTATGAGCATTGATAGCATAAACAAATTTCTTCATTGCTGCTGAATTGTTGAAGGTTAATCTCAAGAACTTGAATTGTTTTTCTCCAGAGAATCCATAGAAGTCTTTTTTGCGTTGAATGAGGCATTTTTCCCTGAGAAGATACTGCCCCCATTTCTTCAAAGGACTGTAGGCACGACCATTGTAATACCCAGTTAAATTAATCAAATTATTCATAAAAAGATTAGCATTGTTTTTTCCCCAAGCTTCTGGGACTTTAACGTAGAAAAAAGGAGTGAAGTCTGTGATACTCAAGCAAACGCTGTGCCCTTCACGAGTAACCCCGAAGCTGCGGATGACGTATTCTTCAGGAATTTCGCATTCATCGACAGCCATATTATCGTCTTCAAAAGTTTTGGGTTGATTACAATCAGTCCATTCAAGAGCTTGAAATTCGATTGAATCTCCGTCGTAATCAATGTCTTTTCTTGCAAAGTGTTTTACTGTTTCCATTAAGATAATAATGAAACTATTTTTTAAATTGTAAGTACTAAGTAAAATTACTAAGAAGAATTGTAAGCAGTATGGTCTGTGATTGCGAATACGTCGTTGATTACAAAAGCGTTTTGAGTGTCTTAGCAGGCGTGATGCTAGTAGCTAGCGAAATTATGGCTGTAAGTAAGAAAACAAAAGCAAATGGTATATTCCATTTAATTTTGATTTATCTTGAAAAAAAATTTAGAAATGATGAAGAAATTCCTAGAGAATTGCTTGAAGAAGAAGAACTCGAAGATGAAATACTCGATGGTGTTCTCGACGAAGAACGTCGGTTTTTCCCTTAAGTCTTGCTGCGCACTACCTTGGTCTTCACTTCCTCTGGCCCTGTGTCGAAGAGTTCTGCTACTAAAGTATTAACTTTCTCGTCTGGGACGTCGTGTTGGATTAATACCGGAAGAAGGTCTTTCTTGGATAACTTTTTCTGTTGAACAGACGTGGTCATACGAATACTCCCAGATTCCAATTCTACCTTATCAAGACCATTAGTCTCCATATACTCTTTGATATCTTCTTCTAAGCTCTTTTTTTCAGCTTTGAGGTCCTTGGATTCTTTATTTCTTGCTACTAACTCATCGTCGACTGCGATGTATCTTGACAAAATTTCCTTGATTTTTGGGTCATCCATATTCTTCGCTTAATTAGTTAATTGTAAGTTTATCTTTTTAGCTACTGAATTTAGATAATTTCTAGCACTGTAAATGATGCTTCGTTTGCCTGTGTCATACTCCCTAAAAATATTTATAGATTCTTGAAATGTGAAATATTTTATTTCACCTATTTCCCCTATCATAAGCTCATTACATTTGTCAAGAACCGGAATTTTGTCTGATGTTATCTCTGCTAATAAGTAATGATGCGAGTAATTTATACCATTACTAGCATAGAATCGCTCAATCAGTTCAGGAGAATCAGGCAGCACCTCGAAGTCTCCTCTACATAACCCTGTTTCCTCTATGAATTCTCTCACTCCACAATCATAAGCCCTTTCGTTAACGTTCTTCCTACCCTTAGGAATACAATACTCTGGGTAAGTATACCTGCTAGTACAGTCCCCAAATAATAGATTTTTATCTAGTTTTTCAAAAAAAGCCTTAGCATTTCTCTTCTCGTTAACATACGGTCTGCTGAAATGATTAATCCAAAGTTCGTCCCAAAGCTCGTCAAAATCCAAAGTTTTTATCTTCTCTTGTTCGTAAGTAGTCATCTCTTCTATCAAAGTTTTTACGCTTGCTGTATCTCGATATTTTCCTCTTAAGAAGTCTATGTATCCCATAGTGTCTTTCCTTCTTACTAATAAGAAGTGATACTCTCCTTTAATCATTTTGTACCCTAATACTCCGTGGCTTTCTACTGGCATCCTGCATTCTCCGAATGTGTGGTTTTTTTCTTGGCAGTTGGTACAATTCATCCAATATTCTCATAGTCTAATTACTCTAAGATTCTAAAAAAACTTATACATTCTACCGAATTTTTTTTTAGAATGTTAGAGTAATTAAGTGAAGAGACACAGATGTCTTCAAGCAGCCCCAAAAATTCCGAAAGGAGTCCCAAAAATTCCGAAAGGAGCCCTGTTTATCCTGACATAGATTCAGACACTTTTTACGACGAAATACTGTCTAAGAAGGAATTTATACATAATGATTCCGAGCAGTTCTGTTTACAAACTCATCAAAAACTTCTATCCAATTTTATCAACCCCTTGACACAGTATTCTAGCTTGCTTGTGTATCATCAACCAGGATTAGGGAAAACTCTTACAGCTATTAGCATAGGAGAAAAATTCAAAAAAAGTTATAAAATCGCGGTGTTTATTAAGAATAAAATTCTAGAAGCAAATTTTAGAAAAGAATTGATGTATTCTTGTTCTAATTATTATACCACAGAAGAAGAAAGAAAAATTCTAAATAGTAATCCTAGCGAAGTAGATTATGATGCTAACTTAATTAAAGAAGAACTAGAAAAAAGAGTTGCTAAACAGATAAACAAGTATTACTCCTTTTACACTTACGGAAGCCTCTCAAGCACTAATGATGTCTCAAATAGACCTAAAACACTAAGCAATTCCGTAGTGATATGCGATGAAATACATAACGGTATAGGGAACAGTATCTATACAGAAATTTTCAATCTTCTAGAAAAATCTTCAAATTTTAAAACAATTCTCCTTACAGCAACTCCTATATTTGAAAGTGTTTCTGAAATATTTGAGATAAGTAATCTGTTGAATGTAGGACAAACGAGGAACTTACTGCCTATACGCAACGACTTGCTTGCTCAAAAATTAGTAGAGAAAATACCAGGCGAAAACAGCTTTTTGAATGATACAGTGCTGGTGTTGTCAAAGGCAGGACGAGAAGCCCTCTCTCGGTCTCTTAGAGGCAAGGTAAGCAAGCTAGATATTCCTCAAAATTCTTCTTTTGCCAAAAAGATACACGTAGGGACAAAGATTTCTCCAGAATTATCAACCGTAGTTTTCAAGACTAAGATGACAGCAGTACAAGAAAAAATTTACAAAACTGTAAGTAAAGACGATGTTCTTTTCAAAGATTCTTCGGATATATCAACCATAATTTATCCGGACAATAGTTTTGGGAAAAAAGGATTTGATAAGTATATCAAAGGTAAAGCATCATTAGACTTCCTTAAAAAAAATCAATTGAAGAATTATTCTCCCAAGATACATTCTATCCTTGAAAATTTAGAAGATATAGCTGGTCCAGCATTTATTTACTCAAATTATGTAAGCTCAGGAGGCACTGAATTGATAGCGGCTGTTCTCAAATCAAACGGATACTCCCCAAATGTTTTTGATACCAGTTCTAAGAAGAAATTTTTTGTTTTTGGAGAAGGTATTAGTGTAGGTAAAAGACAGAAGATTCTAAGGCTTTTCAACTCTAAGAAAAATATCAACGGAGATATCATCAAGGTTATAATAGGAAGTCCTGCTGTATCAGAAGGAGTATCTTTCAAAAATATACGAAGTATTCACATCTTAGAGCCTCATTGGAATCTATCAAGAATAGACCAGATTATAGGGAGAGGAATTAGATTTCTCAGCCACTCTAATCTTCCCGAAAAGGAAAGAAATGTTAAAATATTTTTACACACTACGCTAGCGTCAAATCCATTAGAAAGTATAGACTTATTGAAGTACATTCTTTCTGAGAAAAAAGATAGGGCAGGCAAAACAGTTTCTAGACTTCTTCAAGAAATATCGCTTGATTGTAATATTTTCAAGAAGAAATTAAATTCGGTAGATTATTCAAGGGAGTGCGATTACGACAAGTGCGACTACAAGTGTAATGGGAAATTCGGGAAAGTAGACACTTCTACCTACTCTCTAAAAGACCATTCTCCTGAAACAATGTCATTTATTTTAGAATGTATTACTAAATTATTCTCTACAGGTTTTGTGTATACAACAGATTTCATAATTTCATACATCACTTCCAAAAGGAAAAATATTGAAGTAGATGATATCTTACTTGTTCTTAGAACAGCCGTGGCTAAAAACAGAAAAATCTTCAAAAATCCTAATGGTCTACCAAGTAGAATAATCCGCAATCACGACACATTCAGTATAACCCCCATCGACGTTTCAAGCCAAGAGCAATTTGATAGAATGTTTACTAAAGAAGTAATACACAAGGACCTGCCAAAGCCTTACCAACCTCAAAAAACCAAAAGGAGGTCTCCTAAGAAAATACAATTCGAAAAGGGCAAGGAAATCTTCGGAATCAAGGAAGACGGTATTTTCAAAATAGTTTACAATCCTGAAAATGTGAAGTATGATGATAATAGAAAAAATAAATCTGGAAAAGTTTGTTCCTCGTATCCTAAAGAAATTCTCAAAAAAATGATAGACACTCTTGGAATTAAAGTCAACGACAAAACTAAAATCACCAAAGAAGTAATGTGTGATGCTCTAGAAAAATATTTGATAAAATAAATAAATAACATATTTTATTTTACAAAATTGTGAATCTTATACAGTCATCTACAGCTCCTCTGCGAGCAATAGGCATTAGGACTGGGCGATGAGACTGCGATGTAGTGATGGTACAAAGCCTGTAAACACCAGGCCCGCTTTCAGAAAGCAAAGCTGCATTTATGCTTGTTGACAATTCTCCGTCAACCGTTTCCCCATCGAAACCCCTGAAAAATACAGGAGAAGCAGGGTTAGGGAAAGTAGTAGCGTCTAGAATTTTTTCTACGACGATATGAGTGTGTCCTAAAATCAGACCTTCCGACGAAAGGGATTGAGGGCCAGTGTAATACTCGGAATTAGGGTCGTCGAAATTCCCAAAATCCATATTTGAAGATTTTATTCTTACTAAAATGTCTTCGCCAGTAAGGAAGATAGTACCATCGAGGGGTTCTAACACAAGGGTCGAAACAAGTCTTTCAACTGAAGGGATAGCTCCAAGAACAGCTAAGCTACAACTTCCATTTCTGTTTTGTGTACCATTAGCTCTTTCCAAATCCACGGAGTCGCAGAAAGTATCGGCAGTAATTACAGGGGTTTCTGAAGAAGCAGATGAGGTTACGGTAGCACTGACGGTGATGGTAAGGACGCTCACGGACGAAACCGTGGGACAAACGATAGTATCTGTAGTAGAAACGCTGATAGTAGTAGAGTCAACGGCAGCGTCAGTGGCAGTGGCAGCGTCAGTGGCAGCGCCAGTAGAAGTCGGTGTTTCAGAGGTCTCTAGAGCACCAAAGGTGTCCGTAGTACCAACAGTAGTCTGTTTAGTAAAGTACATTTCTGGGTCAACATCCCCAGGAGCTTGTAAGATAACAGGAGTAGAATAAGATTTTATCCATTTAGTAGAACAGAGAACGATGTATGTTGGTTTAGCATAAACTACCGTAGTGGTAGGAGCTTCTAAAATCACCACAGGTTCTTCTGTAGTCGTAGTGGTAGTGGTAGTGGTAGTGGCGCTTGTAGTGGTAGCGGTCTCAGGAGTTGTGTAAACGACTGTGTAAGGGATTGTAGTGTAAACGTCGGTATAAGTGATTGTAGTGGTAGGAGCTTCTAAAATCACCACAGGTTCTTCTGTAGTCGTAGTGGTAGTGGTAGTCGTAGTGGTAGTGGTGGTAGTCTCAAGAGTTGTGTAAACGACGGTATAAGGGATTGTAGTGGTGGTAGTAGTCTCAGGAGTTGTGTAAACTTCGGTGTAAGGGATTGTAGTGGTAGGAGCTTCTAAAATCACCACAGGTTCTTCTGTAGTCGTAGTGGTAGTGGTGGTAGTAGTCTCAGGAGTTGTGTAAACTACGGTGTAAGGGATTGTAGTGGTAGGAGCTTCTAAAATCACCACAGGTTCTTCTGTAGTGGCGCTTGTAGTGGTAGTGGTGGTAGTGGTGGTAGTAGTGGTAGTGGTGGTAGTAGTCTCAGGAGTTGTGTAAACTTCGGTGCAAGGGATTGTAGTGTAAACGTCGGTGTAAGGGAATCTAGTCGTAGTGGTAGGAGCTTCTAAAATCACCACAGGTTCTTCTGTAGCTGTCGTAGCAGCTGTCTCATTACAACCATAAGTTTTGGAAGAAGTGTAAACAGTTTCTGTAGCAGCTAATACACCAACTGTCTGGTCAACGATAGTTGTACTCGTGGTCGTACTACTCGTAGCAACAACAGGTTTTAACACTTCTGGGTCTATAATTATCTGCCAAGCCAGAGCATTCGCAATTAAATATAAAATATTCGCAATTTTCATCCTAATAATTGAGTATATTTTTTTTTCTTCTAAAAAACGAATTTTCTCGCTAAAGCATCTGCGCAAGAATTCCCGATAGAATCTTCATTTTTTAAATTCGTATGAGCTTTCACGTGCTTGAATGACACTAATCCAATGTATTTCAACAAATATTCATCAAGAATTTTTTTGATAACTTCTTTATTACTAACTGGTTTATTCTTAGCATTCAGCCAATTATTAGCAATCCAAGCTTTATTCCATTTTGTCAAACAATTAATACTGTAATTGCTGTCAGTTTTGATGACTACCTTGTTGCCACTTTCAAGTTCATTTTCAAGAATTTTACAAGCTTTTAAGATAGCACAAAGTTCTGCTAAATTATTGGTATCTGCAGTACTTCCACCAAATTCAAGTTTGTAAAAAACACCAAGCGATTCGCTATGATTTCTTTCATCATTTTCTCCAAAATAAACACCAATACCGCCAACAGCACCTAAACGTCCATTTTTACTACAGCTTCCATCAGTATAAACAGTAATAGTCATCGTATTAACTTAATGTATTTACAAATTAAGTTTTAAGGTCGTGAAGAACTACCTTGATTCTCAAGATTCATATCAATGTTTGGATAAATGTACCTTTGAGCCAAGAATTCCCCTACATCTTCGCTAGCTTTCTCCTCTGTCTTCTTACCTTCCTTCAATTTCTTAACCATAAAATCAAGTATTTCCATAAAGTTATCAGATTTAGCTAAGATGAGGTCATACAATTTCGGCGTATGTTCCTTCAGGTAGTCGTAGTCAATACTATACTCTTCGCCTCTTTCAACACACCCTTTCATTTTCTTAGCAAGGGCAAGGACTTTATCTAAATCTATTTTATCATTCATCTTAATTACATTACACTTACAAAAAAAAATTATTTTTCAAACCTGTATCAATCTGTATTTCACAAGCCAGTTTTTGATTGTAGCATCCTTTGATTTTTTCAAACTTTTGAAAGTTTCCTTGTCTCTTTGGATGTAATTAAGAATTTTATCTATACTTTCTTGCTGGCTCATCAGCGAGTCTCTGTTGTATTTCAAAATTTTGTATAAGAATTTCTTTGAAGTTATTTGAAATAAAGACTCTACCACTACTCCATCAGAATGATTTATACAATATAGAAGTTTAAAAAGTTTATTACGAATACTATCACATTTTTCTTTCCTAAATCCAGTACAAACCAGATACTTCTCAGAGTTTGTACTTCTACTTGTAAGAGGTTTTGTAGCAATTACGTTTTGAAAAAGATAAGAAAGTAAATAAATTATGTTAACAGTAGCATCGCTAAAAATATCAAATATTTTCACTATGAAAGTTCCTCCAGACTGTAAAACGAATACTGCCTGTATTAATTCAGAAAAAATCAAATTAACGTGGTTTAACTCCTTGTCATTGAATTTCCCGTGGTCGTTGATACCGCCATCAGCAGTGACTAAATAAATCTTTTTATTAGCCAATTCCTTTTGAATATTCAAGAAAGTTTCTATCTTTGTGATGTCTCCTCCGTTTTCTCCTTCAAATTCAAATATCTTAACATTTTTAGTCTTGTATATATCCCTGTGAAACTTTGGAACTTCAAAATTTCCTTCAGGAGAATTCAGAGACACTGTATAACTTCTAGAAGATTCTCCAAGATACTTCATATTCCTGTAATCAACGACTGCTTGAATGAATCCTCCAGGACTCTCTGCAAGATGGAGAGAATCTCCCTTACAATTCACCTGAAAATCCTGAAGAATTTCCCACAACTTGTAGTAGGCTCTGCTTACAGGGCTTTTAACTACACCCCTTGACGCGTAGTATTCGTTTTTGATTTTAGGATACTCGTACACATTCACAAGTTTTCTAGCAAATAACCAGGTCTGCGAATCTATCTTCCCTATACTATTCTTCTTATCGTTAATCTTCTTAGATTCTGCTTGATTAGTGTAGGTAAATTTAGGAACTTTAGACATTTTTATCAAGCTCCATTCTAACGTCTCTACTTCATCAAACCTGCAAGACCTTTCGCTATTCATAACATAACACGATATTATAAAATACGGTTGAAAACGCTAGTACGCAAAAAACCCCTATGATTATTTACATAGGGGTTTTTTTAGTTTTTTAGAGTTTTTTTAGTTTTTTTAGTTTTTTTAGTTTTTTAGTTTTTTTAGAGTTTTTGCACACGTTTGGGTCTTGGACTTGCATCGACATTCTGGTGTATTGCTGCGACTATAGCAGCTAAAACAGCTATTTTCGTACAATTAGAATAAATTTGATTTGGCGCTTCAGAGGTCTTTAGCACTACATCTGTTGGCTTCGGAGCTTCAGGAGCTTCAGGAGCTTCAGGAGCTTCAGGAGCTTCAGGAGCTTCAAGAGTTTTTAGCGGCTGTGGATTGAAAGTTTTATCAAAGAAGTTTATTACGTTTCCGCCAAAGATACACAAGTGACTACCTACGAAATCTGCTACTACAACTACTGCGCCAATCACAGCGAGACCCAAAGCAGCTTCTACAGCCAAGTTTTCGCGATTAGTATGGAATTTGATTCGTTTTGGCTTGTAAGAACTAGTGTACCTTTGATAAGTATTTCCATTCTTGTGAATAGACCATTTTGCTTGGTTATTTTTGTAAAAGTATAGATTGTAATACTCGCAAGTACCGTGTAAATCGTTTTCTAAGAAGTCAAGAAGCTCGTCGAATGTCAGAGCGTAGTGTGAAACAAGACCTTTGAATTCGTAGAAATCGACACCAGTCATAGGTTTTTTGCCTTTTGAACGATTTATACCAGCATTCAAGATGCAGATATTCTGAGGAACTGATTTTCCAAATTGAGAATGAGAAACAATATGTTCGTATTCGTAAGCGAACTTTCTTTGTTGTACTTCTGTGTTTTTATAAGTTAAATATTTTATGGCTACTGCGCCAAGTGGATCGCATCTGAAAATTCCAGAATTGAATGAATTGTGCGAGATTGATTGGTTCCAAACATTTTCTTTTTCTTTTGGAGAAATTTGACGTTTTGGATCAATAGAAGTTCCTTGTAAAGTTTTATCTTGTAATATGATTTTTTCTACATCTTTCATAGTTTTTTCATATTCTTTTCTATTGCTTTTGTTAAAATTGAAATTATTTCTAGACATAATAGTTGTACCAAAACAGAATACATTAGACTAAAATAATTGATTTTTTTTAATTTTGTCTAAGATCCTAAAAGCTGCAAAACCTCCTACTAGACTTGCTAGTAAAACGTAAAGAAACCTGTAGTCTTTCTTCACGAAGACAGTTTCTTTCGGTTTAATGACGAGATTCTTAGAAGTTCTGACGATGCTGTACTTCGAAACAATATTGTCAACAAACTGAGCGTACCCCCTAAGCAATTCGCATACTTTATCTTTATTCTTTAATCTTTTCAAGGCTTTTTCTATCAACTTTTCCTTTGGGACATTTGGATTTGCTAGTCTAAGTTCAAGAAACCAGAAAGTCCATATAGCACAAAACCCTTCAGATTTGTATTTGTAAAGGGATTTATCGCATCGTTCGTATTCAAGTTTTCCGAAAGCTGCACATCTATCTACTAAATATACCGTCTTTACACCTGTGCCGTAAATTTCTGAAAATAATTTTTTGAAAGACTTTTTGAAATCCTTGAAGTTGCTACCTATACTATCAAAAATCTCTACCTTGTTAAACTTCTTGTCGTAAAGAGCTGATATAGAATGATATAATACTTCGTCGCCTGTTTCGCTTAGCTCTGTTATACTTACGGGGAAGAAGGTGAATCTTTTTGTCGTTTCTCTGTATTTTTTTAAGTAGATATCTGAATTATCCTGTTCTAGATCAAGTATGGTAATCTTAGAAGAATCGAGAAGTAGGAAGACTGTTTTTTGTAATTCTATATCATAAAATATCTTGAAAAAAACAAAGGGCTGTGTATACAGAGAATCTTTAAACTTTTTTTGGATATAAGTATTTGCAAATATTTCCTCTTTATCGGCTGTCGCAGCCCATTCTCCTGAAAGCTTAGAATCAAATGGTTTTTCGACCAAGTCTATCGAACTCTTGCTCAACTTCTTTAGAGGTATGCTTATTTTTGAAGTCATACCGAGTCCTTACGAGTCCTTGTAATGTACTAACGAAAAAAAAACCCACTGTAGTTTAACAATGGGTTTTTTAAAGTTTTTTTTAGTTTTTTAGAGTTTTTTTAGTTTTTTAGAGTTTTGAGGTCATCGGAAAGGAGGCGTAGTATAGTCTTGCCTTCTAATTCCTTTATTTGAGTTTTTAGTTTTTTTGATTTTTCTTCGAGTTCTTGGATTTTCTCGCTAGAGAAGGAGTAAATCGGCATACTCGTGAGATAGTCGAAGCTATCTTCATATTTTGAATATTTTTTTTCTTCAAGGTCTTTGGTGATATCCTTCTTAGACCTGCGATAAATTTCAAAGGTTCCTTCTATTATTTCTGTAAGAAACCTTATCTTATTATCTAGAATGTTCACGGAGCTGGAGTATCCAGCAAGTAGAGAGTCTTTTCGTAATTGGTTATACTTGAGCCTTATACCCACGAATTCTTCAATGATTTCTTCAGCACTGCTATACTTTTTTATGCTCCCATTTTCATCAAACAGATGCATGTTCTTAATGCTTATACTCTTATTCATTTTGAGAAGTTTCTCAGCATCTGCTTCAAAGAATTTTCTCCTGAACGCTTCGCTACTGAATATTATCTTAAAGTCTACGTCGACTTCGCTGCTATTATTTACAATATTAGCAATGCCAAAGCTCGGGTCATTTTCAAGTTTTTCTAGATATTCCTTGTAATCGCTGGTCCAAGTTCCTACAGGCAATTCTGTGACACTTATAGCATTATTTCCAGACCGAGAGTAAACACCTGATACATTGAAAGAGCCTGGGTCAGTCTTAGTGATTTTTCCCTTGAAACCAGAGTACCAAGGAACCATCTCTACTTGAGGAAGTTTCTTAGCAACTCGTATCATATTCGAGATGATGTCTTCAGGATTGAAGCTTGGGACAGCAGTAGAATACCCTGTTCCTATACCAATACTCCCATTAACAAGAATAAGAGGAATGATAGGCACGTAGAATTCTGGCTCTATCTTAGAACCTTCTTCGAATCTTTCTGGTAATACAGCATTGTCTTCTTTTAGGAATAATTTTGAAGCTATATCAGATAATTCTGTGAAGATATACCTGGGGCTCGCAGCATCATTTCCGCCAAGAATTCTTGTTCCAAACTGACCATTAGGTTTCAAAAGATTCCAGTTGTTTGAACCTACGTAGTCTTGGGCCATATTTATTATAGCTCCAACTAAGGACATTTCTCCGTGATGATAATTGCTGAATTCTGCTACAGCTGCTCCAAGTTGAGCTACTTTTATTTCATTCTTGTAGTTCTTAGAGAACATAGTGTAAAGTATCTTCCTTTGGGAAGGCTTGAGACCATCGCAAATACTTGGAATACTCCTGATGTTATCATACATAGAGAAGTGTATAAGGTCTTTATTCACAAAGTCTGTGTAAGACAAGTCAGAGTCTGCTTGGTCTAACACGTAGTCTTTGTTGTAAGTTCCAAGCCACGCCTTCCTATTATCTGCTTGCTTTTTCTCAAAGGCTAACAGCATAATATCATTTGTTTCTTGTTCTGAATTACTGATGTAATTCAAAGTATTCTTATCAATTCTAGAGAACAAGCTTTTTGCTTCTATAGCAGTGCTTGTACCTAATCCTTTGAAATATTTGATATTCCAAGCTTTACTGCTAACACTTTTTTCCCAATCTTTGTAGTCTTTTATAGTGTAAAATTCTTTGGATTCTTTTCCTTTAGAAGCTTTTATAATCGGAGTCTTCATAGTGGTAATAAACCCTTTCATTTCAAGGAGTTCAGGCCACCAAGTGTGAATGAAATTCATCACAAGTCCTTGAAGATGTTTACCGTCTAAATCTGCATCAGTAAGGATGATGATACCTCCATATCTAAGACTTGTAGTGTTGGTGTATTTTTTAGTCTGTTGAAGACCTAATATTTTTTTGATGTTAGCTATTTCTTCGTTTGTTGAAAGTTGCTTCACAGTTGCCTCGCGGACATTCAATACAGCGCCTCTCATAGGGAACACTCCGTATTTATCCCGCCCTATCACAGAAAGCCCTGATATGGCAAAAGTTTTTGCAGAGTCTCCTTCTGTGAGAATCAACCGACACATTTCACTTTTACTGGTTCCAGCAAAGTTAGCATCTTCTAACTTAGGGATGCCTGTCAATTTATTTTTCTTTTTTCCATCAGTATTTTTTTCAAGAACTTTTTGATTCTTGTAATTCGTGAAAGATACTATGTCCTCGACGATACCTGACTTGTAAAGCTTAGAGATGAAAGCATCACTAACTTCAAATTTTATTCCAAAATCCTTAACAGGAGTGGTAAGGGTTTCTTTTGTTTGGCTGCTGAACGATGGGTTTATTACTGTAGCGCGGACAAAGAAGAAGAGTCTTTCTTTGATATAGCTCGGTTTAACAGTTATTTTCTTCTTGCTTTCGATGAGGTCAGTAAGTTTTTTCACTATCTGTCCTACCACGTATTCGAGATGGCGACCTCCTGAACTTGTACTTATACCATTCGCGAAACTAGAATGAGTGTAAGATTCCGCTAAACAAGCGCCGTATTCCCATTCAAATCGTCCTTGGACTTCTTTGTCATAAAACAAGGGTTCTTTGACGTCTTTGTAAAGGCGAATGTAGCTTTGGAAATCTTTAACTGCTAAAGCTTCTCCGTTGAAAGAGACTTTAACCTTACTAACACCTGCAGTATCAAATGTTCTTTTTTTCATAAGAGAGATGATGTCTGGAGTTAGTTCTGTTAGCCCGAACCTGGCGTAGTCAGGAGTGAAAGTGATTTTCGTATAACTTTTTTCATTTGTAGAAACTACTTTCGGTTCACTTTTCTCAAACATATTGTTCTTGAACTGCTGCACGAATTTCAATTTTCTGACAGAATCCACAGTTTCTACTGTAAAGGCTTTCGAGTAAATATTTGTCCCTTTTGCACCATACCCGTTACTACCCCCGACTATTCTCTGATTAGTATCATCGTAATTGGAACCTGTAAGGAGATTTCCAAAAATAAGTTCTGGAACATAAATCTTATACTCCGGATGGAGCATCACAGGAACACCGGGACCATCATTTCTTATAGAAATTTCTTTGTTATCCTTGATGCTTACCTTGATGTTTTTTGTTTCAGGTTCTCTTACAGACTGGTCGATAGCGTTAACCAAGATTTCATCAAAGATTTTGAAAAGACCAGGGTTATACTGGATTTTTTTCTTGATAATTTGATTACTGTTTTCTTCGACAACGAACATTTCTTCGACCACGTTTTTAATTGAACCGATGTAAGAATCCGGACGAGCAAGAATATGCTCGTGAAGATTCTTTTTTTGATAAATTTTTGCTATGTTAGGAGATGACATAATTTGTAATTATTCTTATTATATCCAAAATAAACCATTTTTTTAACTCAAAAAGCTAGACTTAGTAGCCAAGACCGCTGAAGCCGACATTAGGACTTCCTGGTTTTATAGGAGACCTTCCACCGCTGACGTAGCCTTTTTTAGCAAGCATCCTATAACCTTTGGAGCTAGGACTCAAAGGAGTATCCACAGAAGCCTGAACGAAATCCACAGGGGCTGAACGAGCTTTAGCTGCTGCTCTATCTAGCAAGAATATTATACCTGCTATACTTCCACCAAGCAAGGCGAGTTCACCAAGTTTTTTAATGTCTTTTGAGCTAACGTTGTCGCGTATATTAGCGATGTTTTTAGCCACACTCTTCTTATAAAACTTTGCTGCAAAATTTGGGTCATAATTCTTCCCGATGTAATTACCTCTCACTATTGTAGGTTCAGGAACAGCGATAGGTTTAGGAGCGCTCTTCGATTTCTTAGTGTTTTTCTTTGGAGGAGAAGGCATAATAGTTTATACTTACTACAACACAAAAAAATTATGTAAGTAAAGATTTATCATCAAATACGCTTTGCAGTTGGTCTATAACACTTACAGGATTTTCCATTTCTTCGTTGAAAGTGCGAGGTATAAACCTGTATTCAACTTTCGGAGGAGGACAACTCCTCAGACTTACAAAAAACCCTACGAATACGAAATTAATTCCGATTATCAACAGAATTAATAAGACGACACTTAAGGACATCACGAGTTTACTCTAAGAATATAAAATTATTCTTACAATAAATTTTTGATTTAATCTAATTTTGAAATATCATCTACAGTTTTTTGATGAATTTCCAAAGCAGAATCAAGTTTGCTTCGAAGGTCTTCGATTTGTTTTTCAAGAGCCTCTTTTCTTTCCAAAATTTCTTCTTTTGTCTCGATGCTACCGCCTTCACGCATTTTGTTTTTTCTCTCTTCAAACTCGGTGTCTCCTCTGTCCTTATTAGCCTTGTATTCCTTCATCATAGTATTCATAGTCTCATTTCTGTAGGTAGTGTCGATGTCATCTCTCGACAACAAGGATTCGTTGTCAAAGAGACCTCCCCATTTACCTACCTCTGCGATAAACATATTGAAATATGTATCAGAGTGTTTGAGAGTATCAATTCTTCGTTGGCAATCTTCGATAGTCTTGTAAGTTCCACGGACTTTAATCATAGGGATTCTACCCCCTTTTGTTTCATCTGGAAGGAGATAGGACAAGACAAAGAAATTTTGTCCTAAGATTGGCGAGTCTTCTGTAAGGTAGTCTTCGACAGGTGCGCGGGTAGGAGTAGTCATTAATACTAAATAAAGTTTTCTTTTTAAGTTAAGCGTTACGCGCAGTTGCTTCGCAATTGCTTCGCAGTCGCCTGCGTTATCCTCGCAGATTTTTAATAATTCATAATATTAATATGTTTTTGTTTTACAGCAACGCAAAGAGTCCTAAAAAAGAAACAACTTACAAGTTAAGCTCTATCACAGAAGAAGAATTTGAGAAAGTAGCAGAGCCTAAGCAGTACGTAGATGCTTCTACGAATACTGAGCTATTTCCTACCGCTCTCAGAGATTACCGCGAGTTATTCAAAAAACTTGAAGATAATCACAGACAAGAAATTCTACAAATCGCAATCAATCACCTTCCTCACGTGTTCTTTTTAGCAGCAGTAGCAGTGATTTGTGCTAAATAAAAAAACGGTTTTTTTTCGATATACTTAAAGAAATATCAACTATTTAACTCAAGTTATGTCAGCAATCACGAAAATTTTTAACGAACTATCTTTCTCTTCTTTCGAAGAAGCGCAAGAATTCTTCAAAAAAGCACCTTTCTGCTTCGACTTCAAAGTTTCTGGAAATTTATTTATGATGTGTATGAGCGACGCTTCAGACATCAACAACGAGGTTTGCAGAGAAGCTACTGGCATCATCTTTGAAAAGGATACTTACAAACTCGTCCATCACTCTTTCCCTAAGGCTTATGAAGGTTTCAAAGACTCTGATTCTCCTTCTTCTTTCCAAGAAGATTTCTTAAAAATCAAAAAAGAAGAAACAGACACAGTGTGTATCGACCATTATTTCGAAGGAAGTTTGATAAAATTGTATCACTACGACGGTAAGTGGAATACAGCAACTGCGAGACATCTCTTAGCAGCAAAAAATCGCTGGGGGTCTGAAGTCTCTTTTGAAAAACTTTTCATCGATTGTATCTCAAAAACATACGAATGCGACTTGAAAACGTTCACAGATTCGTTGAATCCTGAATTTTGCTACACGTTCCTTATCCAACACCCAGACCACGTGATGACTACAAACGTAGCTACTCCTGCTTGCTTTGCTCTTAACAAGGTCAATTTGAAAACCCTGGAAGAAACTCTCGAAGAAAAAGGAAACCTTACTACTTCAATGAAAACAGTCGAAGAAATCAAAGAAAAATCTAAAAACTTAACTGATAACTATCTGGTGTATCATCTAGATTCTCAAGGAAAAGTCAAGAACAGAATCAAGGTACTAAACAAAGAATTCTTAAAGCTCAAAGAAAAGCTAGGAAACTTGCCTAACATAGGTCTAAGATACTTGGAAAAAATAAGTGATGCAGAAGAAAGATTATTCCTACGTTCTACTTACAGCCAGTGCTCTGAAATCTTTGACAAGGTCGATGCTCTCTTTCATAAAGCTGTGAAGTTAGTCTTGTATATATACACTCAAAAATACGTGAAAAACATAGGTTCTACCAAGGTAGCTTACAGATTCTCTAAAGTAATAAACAAATTAAGAGAAGAAACTCGAGACGAAGATGCCGTCGATTTCAAATTAATCTCTCAACATCTTCAAGCTTTGGAGCCCAGAGACCTAGCATTTGTCGTCAACTACACCTACTAACTCAAAAAAAAACTAAAAAAACTAAAAAAACTCAAAAAAAAACTAAAAAACTAAAAAACTAAAAAAACTAAAAAAACTAAAAAAAAACTCAAAAAAAACTCAAAAAAACTCAAAAACCCACTGTAAATAATGCAGTGGGTTTTTTGCGTTACGATTAAAAAAAAACGATTATTTTTTTATATTATACTTTGGAATGGTACACGAGTAATACCGTAAGTAATACAATGGGTAAATCAAGATATCGATCTAAAAACAGTCGCGTAGAAGAAGCAGTTGGCGTTGTCGTGATTACTGCTGTCTTATTAGCAGCAGAATTCATAGGAGGGCAAGTAGTAGACTTGATTGATAAAGCCTTTAATCCGCAACCGTCAAAATCCCAAACCCGTTCAAATTCAAAAAATGTTCGCTTATTGACAATGTAAAAAAACTCAAAAAAACTCAAAAAAACTCAAAAAAACTCAAAAAAACTCAAAAAAACTCAAAAAAACTCAAAAAACCCGCTGTAAAAATAATACAGTGGGTTTTTTTGCGTACTGTCGCTGCTGTTAAGGTTCTTCGCAGTAATAATTCAATGAAAAACTACCAGACTCCAATTTTAATACAAATGAATCCCCTTGGTCTATACAATCTCTGACGATATCGGCAAAGTGGCGAAGCGGTAATGTAAGACCGTAAAGAGAATGTATATTTTTAATATTTTCTTCATCGTAAGATACTACAAATACTGTATCAAAAACCATATTGGTTTCTATCAAAATCTTGCTTTGTAAAAAAATAATGTCTTCAGAAGATTCTACCTCGCGGAATAGAGGCAGAATTTGCCGAGGATGATAAACAATGTTGTCGAAAACAACACATTTCCTTCCTTCTTGTAAATTTATTCTGCTTTGGACTAAAGGACTATACCTTGTAAAAATTTCAGAATCTTCTATTAAATCTCCATTAGATTTTGAAGAGTCTTTCAAAAGTTCTTCTGTAGACAATACTGTCAAATTTTCAGTATCAATGATTTTTATTAAATCTTTTATGATTTTTCTACAGGTGTTAGCATTGCCTGTAAAAATGATTCTAGAAGGATATTCGATATCATACTTTTCAAAATATTCTAAAGCATATTCTACCATTTGCTCGCACTCACGTCCGTGCTACTACTACTACTTACACTATCTATTTAAAAAATAAATCAATATTTTACTTAACTATGAATCACGCACTTAATCGATTAACTCAGTTCTTCTTACAAAAACAAGAAGTTTGCCCCGAGCCAAGAACCGACGTTGTGCCAAGTATTTGCTTGACAAGCCTGTTAGCTGTTGTAGTTGGATACATCTGGATTTCTTCAATTTACGCGCTGTTGAATGTAAATAATTCAGCAGATTCAAGTGATGTAATTGAAGAAAATGTAGAAGTTAAAGAAGAACCATCTTCCAGCGAAGAATGCGAAAGTAGTACATCTACTGATAAAAGTGATACAAACACTGACAACTAATAAAAATCAAAAAACCCTATACAAATATGTAGGGTTTTTTTTGATTTACAAACTTAATAATTTTTTGTTTTTGCTGAAGCATTTCGTATCTTTTCAAAGTATATAGTATTTTCATTTTTGATTCTTTTATCAGAGCAGACCTTTGCTTTGATGATAAGATTGTTTATAGATTCAAGATAATCATCCTTCATCTCTTGAATTCCGGAAGGCCCTGAAATACACTCGAAGTATTCACCATCTATACTGATGCCCTTAATATCGGACGCAGAACATTCTTTGATCTTATTAGAAAAATTATTAGAACCGAATGATAACTTCCTGCTTTTACTTCTTAGTTCTTGTTCTTCTGCTACAGAACAGGCTTGTGAATTTAGAGCGCTATTTTTCTTTGCTCTTCGCATTTCCTCCCTTTCATCTCGACTTCTTTGCTGAGTCTTGATAGGAGGTAAAACTATAGAAGAAAGAGGCGAAGAGAATACTGTGCTAGGCAAAGGAGTTTCTATAGCAACTGGAGTTGTTGCTAAAGGAGAAGAGAATACTGTGCTAGGCAAAGGAGTTGATGCTAAAGGCGAAGAAGTATTAGGGATAATCAATTTTGGAGGACGTACTGATAAAACGCTTCCTATAGAAATAGCATTCTTTGCTGCTTCAGACACAGCTAGTCCAGACGCTTCGGCTAACCCAGACTCTTCGGCTTCTTTGATAGTGTCTAACAATGTTCCCTGCGGTATCTGCCCTGGCGCAGAGAGCGTTCTTGTAGTGTTTGGCGCGCTTAACGGTATTGGTGTACCAGCAGTACTAGTGTATCCTGGTAGAGAAGACTGTCTACCTACAGAATTGCCTGTAAATCTTTTCTTAAATTCCTGAACTTTACTGTTTAATCTTTGCCTAAATTCCAAAGATTTTTGCATAGAAATTCTCTTAGATTCTTCTGCTTTTTGCTTCATTTCTTCCGCCTTTTGCATAGAAATTTTCTTAGATTCTTCCGCCTTTTGCATAGAAATTCTTTTAGATTCTTCTGCTTTTTGCTTCATTTCTTCTGCTTTTTGCTTCATTTCTTCTGCTTTTTTCATAGCATACAAAGCTCTTTCTCCTGCGATTCTTTTAGTTTCTTCTGCTTTCTCTGTAGAAAATTTTCTAATTTGCTCTGCTTTTTGCCCGGCCAATTCTCGAGCTTGACTGTTATTTAAAAGAGATTCTTGGAATGACAGTTGTTTTCTTCTTTGGAATTCGCGATAATATTCTGCTTTTTGATTAGCAATTTCTATAGCTTTAGCGAGGTTTTTTTTGTAAAATTCTTTTTTTAATTCTTTAATAGCTTCTTGATTTCTTAGTTTTTCTTCCCGGGAAAAAATCCCTCTGTGTCGAGTAGGGTCAAACCGAGGAGCAGGCAAAGACTCTCTCATTTCCCGTTGTTCCTGGGATTCCTGAGGTCCTTGCGGTCCTTGCGGTCCTTGCGGTCCTTCCAAGGTAGAAGACCTTTCTTCCTGTATCTCTGCTCCAACAATTTCCTGCATTTGTAATATATTTTCTCTTTTGAGAAGCTCTTCTTCTGCTACCCTTCTTTCTGCGTCTGTCCTGGCTGATAGCATAGCTGCTTCTGCCTCTTCCTTGGCAATTCTGCTTTTTTCAATGATAGGAGCTATTACTTTCAAATACCCTATACCAAGTAAACCAGCTGCTGCTATAGCAGCAAGTAGTTTGTTCTTGATTTTTGATTTTTTAGTAATCTTAGAATCTTGATTAACATTAACATTGACAGAATTGTTCTTGGTCTTAGTGCTAACAGTAGAAGACTTCTTGGAAGACTTCTTGGAAGACTTCTTGGAAGACTTCTTGGCATCGCTCGAAGACTTCTTGGCATCACTCGAAGACTTCTTGGCATCCTTAACAGTCTTCCTGACGGGTTTAACAATCTTGGGCTTTCTATCAGTCTTTTTGGTGTCCTTAGGAGACTTAGCTTCCTTAGGAGACTTAGCTTCCTTAGGAGACTTCTTGGTGATTGCTACTTGCGTACAAACCCTCTTACATACTTTCACAGTCTTGTCATCGCTACTACTAACCATTTTTCCTTAGTCAGTTGTTCAGTCCCTTATACTTATATAATAATAAAAAATTATTCCATACAATTATTTTTTTCTATAGATACTTTTTCTAGACTAGAATAGAAATTGTCTATACCTTGTTGTTTCTGCAGAGACAGCCTTAGAAGTATTGAATCTGCTGAATCTGTTTTGTCCCAGCTCTTCATATACTTTGGATTTTTTACCAAAACCATCTGGAATACTTCTACCTTTCTTTCAGATTTAGGAAGATTGGAATGACTGCCGTACCTAACAGCTCTTCCAATAACTTGTTGAACTCTTGAATCATTCCAGTATGGTTCTAAAATTATCACACTTCTGGTCCCTTTAAGATCCAACCCTTCTGCTCCAGCACTACTTATCAATAAGACCTTGGTCTTACCATCATTGAACTGCTTAACTTGTCTTTGTTTGTCTTTTCCTGCGATTTTTCCAGATACTTCGCTTGAAAATACACCTTTGCTTTCAAGAATTTTCTTTATGATTTTTATACCAGACTCTAACCAAGCAGAATAGACCAATACTTTCTTGTTTTCGCCCACGTCTTGTAGAATTTTTTTGATAACCCAATTTATTTTCGGAGAAACAGACTTGCTTTTATTGACAGCCCTACGAATACCGTTGTAAAACACAGCTAAATTTTTCGTATCTCTTAGCCCATTATCACTTTCATTTTGCTGAATTTTTAAATATTCATTGTAAAATTCTTCATTCATCTTTACATTCACCAATTTTGTATCAACTACAGGATAATTCTTATCATCGACGCTCGTCTTCACGTAAGACACTTTACAGCCTAAAATCTTCGAGTAAGCCTTATCGCGTGAATCCGGGTTCAATGTAGAGATAAGTTCTAATTTTGTTCTACTTATTTTTTCCCCTGTTATTACACTGAGTTGATTTGAAAATTCTTCAGGGTAATTCTTAACAGGAGTAGCAGAAAGCAAGATAACTTTAGGGGCCTGTTTAGCGCACTCAAAAATCCATTTGAATCTGCTTGAAGACTGTCCGTTTATTCCTTGAGATTCGTCTACTACCAACACAGTGTCTCTGCAAGAAAGTTCAGTCTTCTTTGCTTTCACCAAGAATGAAGCATAGCTATCTACAGAAATCTTGTTTTTGAATTTTAATTTTAGATTTGAAATTTCTTTTAGGAAATTACCAGTTAAGCTGGCATTTGTGATGACTTGAACGAATTTCAAAGGGAATTTCTCAAGCAAACACCTCGCAGCTGCCAAGCTTGTTATAGTCTTTCCAGAACCAACGCTGTGAAACACAAGTATTCCCTTAGCAGAAGGCTGTGTTATGAACTTTACAAGTTTTAGTTGATGCTTTTGTAAGACGATACTCTCATATTTTTCACAATCACCCATTTACCTGCCCTTTACATTAATCAAATAATAAAATTTTTTTCATTATTTGAAATTATCTACCGCTTGTATTTGTACTCCAAGTAGCACTATTTGTCGAATCATAAATGACGAAGTTCCCGTCGTCTTGCATAGTGGCAGTATAAGGACCGCGTCCTTTATTCATTGTATCAGAATTCCAATAAGCACTTCCAGCTGCAGTGTAATTTACTAAATTCCCGTCGCTTTGCATACAAAGTCTTCCCCCTACACGCTCACCTCCAAATCTTCCTGTCGTAAAGATAGGACTTCCTTGTTTATAAACAACAAAGTGTCCGTCTGCTCCTTGTCTGGCTTCGAATATCCTGTTAGGGGAAAACAAAGACCCGTTTGTTAAACAATTAGGAGAAGTCAGTTTGTCGTTCGCAGGAACTGGTACAATTTGCCTTGGGACCACAGGAGCAACTACAGGCGCAGGACAGTTCTGGACATCAAAGAAGTTCCCGTCTGTTCCGCAAGTTGCGAAAATCGTAGGACCTCCCGAAGGACATACTCTAGAAATTCTAGTACCAACAGAGACTCTCTGGGTCCCCCATTCGGCATTGCTGGTACAAGTTCTAGCAGCTGCGACCCTTGCTGCTTCGGCGACCCTTGCTGCTTCGGCGACCCTTGCTGCTTCAGCGACCCTTGCTGCTTCAGCGAGCCTTGCTGCTTCCAACTGTCCTCCTAAACTTTGAGCAGGTAATCCAGCAAAACTAGAAAAAAACCATTTATTTTTAGGAGCTGAAGTATTGTCTTCCAATACCAAAGTGTTGTTGTCTCCGCTGGTAGTTATAACTTTTTTAGATAAGAAATGAATTATTGATTGCGACAACGGGTCATAGTTCCATTTTTGGAAGTTATTACCGTCCTGACAATTACTTAGATAAATAGAGGTTCCTGTACTGTCTAGACATTTACCAGAAGCTTTGTGTTTGATACTGCCTTTTTCGTAAGACCAATTTTGGAATTCGTTTGTAAAACTACAAGCATTGAAGTATATTCTATCTCCATCAGAATCCGCGCATCTACCAAGAGTATCATTTTTAAGATTTGAAAAAGATATTGACGGACTAGCAGTAAAAGTAGGAACAACAGGAGCAACAGGCGCAGCAGGAGCAACAGGAGCAACTACAGGACATTCAGGAACATTCATAAAATTACCATCAGCCCCGCACTCTGCGAAAATCGTAGGGCCACCAGAAGGACATACCCTAGAAACCTTTTCTCCTGGTTTCAC